ATGTATCTTTAATTTGTTGTCGTATTTCTTGTGATTGCAATGCATATTCCACACCATATTTTTCTAAACATGTCTCTTTAATTTTATCTTTTGTTTCTTGTAAATACATTGGATGCTCAACACCATATTTTTCTAAGCATGTTTGTTTAAAATGTTCTCTAAATTCTTTTGATTGCAATGCATATTCCACACCATATTTTTCCAAACATGTCTCTTTTATTTGTTGTCGTATTTCTTGCGATTGCAATGCATATTCCACGCCATATTTTTCTAAACATGTTTGTTTTACCCTTTCTTTTATTTCTTGTGATTGTGATACATTTTCTAACCCATACCTTTCCAAACAAGTATGTTTGACCTTTTCTTTTCTATTTTGTTTTGTGCAGAATTCACAAAAACATCCAGTATCGACTAATCTTATAAATCGTTTTTTACAAATGTTGTCACAATTTTCTGTTTTACATTTTCCTTCCAAAACAAATTTACTATTTAGTTTTTCATTTTCATAATCGTGTAGTAATTCAATATCTTGTTCTTCACAAAATGTTTTCAACCGATTGAAATCATATCTAACCTTCGTGTTTCGTATAGATTCTACGGTTTGCATAAACTAATATATTATCTTGTATTATCTTTAGTTTGATTCAATTTTTCCTTTCTTTTTTGATACGCTCTTTGTCTATATTCTTTTAATTTTTCAGGATTTTCTTCCTTCAATTTCTGTAAATAGTTTGCACCTAATTCCTTGTATTTTTCCTTATTCTTTTCGTAATACCGTTTATGATTTTCACCATTGGTATATTTCTTTAATCGTTCTTCTAATTCCATATTTTTCAACTTAAGAACTTCATTCTCTTGTTTGATAATATCAATTTCATTCATTTGATATTATATACTAAATATTTTTAAATAATTTTATGTAGATTTATTATGAAGCAACATACGGAAGATTACAAATTATCTGCAGTCAAATATTATTTGAATAATAATGACGACTTACGAAACACCTGTAAAATATTTGATTGTAAGAAAACATCCCTAAATAGATGGGTTACACAATACCACAAACATCAACACATCAATAGAAAAACTCGTAAAAATCACAACTTGAAAATAACCCCTCAAATGGAAAAATTGGTGAAAGATACATTACGACAATATCCAACAACCACATTGTGGGAATTTTCCAAACTAATAATGGAAAAGTATAAGGTTCATTTAACAGATAGTAGTATCGTGAATATTTTACAGCGAAATAAGATAACAAGAAAACGATTACGAAACAAATATTATCCAGAGAAACATAAAGGACAAGAAAAGGAAGACATGGAAAACTTCTATAAGAAATTAAACAAATTTAGTTGGAAAAATACCATTTGTTTGGACGAATCGTCCATTTATTTGAATATGTCTTCTAACTATGGAAGAAATAAAAGCGGGAGAAGAGTCATACGAAAAACCAATAAATATCCATACAAACGGTATAACTTGTTATGTGCTATTTGTGCCGACAAAGTTGTTGGATGGAAATTGTATAAGGACTTGAAAGGTGGTGTAAAAACTGATAATATTATTGATTTTTATAATGAGTTCATTAAAGATAAATATTCCAATTATGTAGTGATTATGGATAATGCGGTTATACACAAATCAAAGCGAATTAAAGAACTGATAGAAGCAACTGGGAATGACTTGTTATATAGTTTGCCGTATCACCCAGAAACCAACGCCATCGAAGAGTTCTTCAGTCAATTGAAGCATTATATCAAAAAAGAAAGTCCAGATGAATATGATGAAATTGTTAGAGTGATTGAAGATACCATTAAAGATAAAATTAAGAAGTCCCACCTACAAAATTACCTGAAACATAGTTATAAAATTTACAACTCATAACTGTGTTTTGTCCCATTTTTCTTTTCGGTCGGTGTAATTTAAAAAATAAATCCAAACAATGAGAACCTGTTGTTTCAAATGCCGTTGCACCATTTTCTGTGTATGTTTTTGGTGTAAAATTTGATTCACAAAGATTTATAGCATTAATAATGGATGTCATTGTATTATTATTATTACAATAAATCTTTATGTTTTTTTACTATTTTATTTGTTCGTTATAATCGAAATAATTTTATTTAGGGATTTTGTATTATGGAAAAAGTTTTTTTAATTTCAACTATTGTAACAATTTTATTTTGTCTTGTAAAATTCGCAGAAATGAAATTTATAGAAAAGGAAATGAAACCATTAAAATTTTTAGTGCGTGATGCATTTATAGTAATGTTATGTTCATTTGTAACTGTATTTTTAATATTCAATATGGATAAAAATATATCTGAATTTTTCAATGTTGTTACAGACAATAAGACTATAAATCCATCTACTACGGAAATATTTACCGATGAACCCGGATTTTAGAAAATCAAAATATATGATAAGTTCTCGACAAATTAGTTCAATAATGATTATACTATAAATATATTGAAAGTATAATCATTTTTATGTATTCACATAACACGGGATAGAATCTATATTAATAACTATGTTTTTATCCTTTTTATCACTGGTTAGTGCTTTTTTCCATGCCTTTTCATTCATATAATATTGACTAAATAACGAATATTCTAATTGATTTTGTGGTGTATGATTGTGCACTGTTCTAGAAATCATTTTATATAATTTAAAATTAGGATATCTTTCTTCTCCATTTTTTTTATAGAGAACATTCTTATCATTATCATCTAGACACCATCTATATATTGTTTTTTGTAATTCAGTCATATTATCTGCATCACAATCATCGTCGATTAAGAAATAGTAGATGGAACATCCTAATCTACATAAATCGAAACTATAGTTTGGATCTAATCGCGGTTTGTTCTCATTGAAAAATGGTTCGAAATTATATTGTGTATAACCATCACCTCCTGGAGAAAAACTATCGCTGCAAAATAATTTATCTTGAAATTTGTAAATACTTCTTCCATAATCTATGATTTTATATATTCTTCCATATGTAGGAACACGATATTTCTTTCGATTATATTCATAATATATGTATTTAATATCTGTATTAATATACATTACATTATTTGTATGTAAATCATTGTGAGTAAAATGGAAAACCTTTTGATATATTATAAGTGTCATGACTATTTGAAATAAAGCACTTCCACCTGTTTTTTCATCTATAAGACCTTTTACAAATAATTCATCTAATGTACCATCACATTTTTCTAGACAAATCATTTGTATAGGATAATTATTTACATATACAAATATGTTCTGTTCTTCTTCTTCCGATTCTTCCGATTCCTCTTCGTCTTCATTGTCTTCATTATCTTCTTCAGATTCTTCTTCTTCATCTTCCGATTCTTCCTCGGAATCATCATCTTCTTCTTCATCAGAACTATAATTTGATTTACTATCATTAGATGAATCACTAAATGATGATTTTTCAGTTATATTTTTTTCATAAACTAATTCATGTTCTCCATTATTACTATTTATAATCTCAGTATTATTATTATCATCTAAATTATTAATAGTTATATTTATTTTTGCACTTTGAATACGTAATTTATTTTTATTACCTCGAGAACCATAATTGGAAATATCAGTTTTATGTGATTGTGTAATTGTAAATAATTTTCCTATATTTGAATTAAAAAAAGGAGAATTATACAAATATTCAATATCATCTACAATATTCATTTTATATTTATCCTGTAAAGCTAAAAATGAACCATAGAAATCTATACCATGTATTACATTATTATATTGTAATAATTTACTGGTTAAATAACAGAAAAAACAATCAACATAAGATGCATTATGAATGTTCTCTATTTTTGGTATTGTTTCACGATTTATATATGGTAATGTTCGGATTTTTTCATCATTAATATCATATTTTCCAATCATGTATCGAATTGGATCTAATAGTGGTGAGAACTTTATAAATATAGATTTATTTATAGGAGTATCTCCATTTTTGACAGTATTCATATCCATAAATTCATAGTTATTTTTTAAAGAAATCTTATCAATGTTCTCATTATTGATCGGAAAGAATAGGGAATATACAGGATTATATTTTTGTATATTTTTTAAATGAAATGCATTATAGTTATTTTTTGTATCATCTTCTGTTGGAACAAATTGTTTTTCTAAAGTATGAATGTCAAATATATCCAATGAATTATTTTCAATAATAAAGTTATTTTTTGACATTGTATAATTATTGTAAAGTATAATTTATAATTGTTTTGAACTTATTTTTTCGTTGTATATTTTATTTTATTCTATATGTAATAATATAATTATTTAGTTATGTCATTGGAATTAAAAAAATTTGACATGAGAACAATTACGTTTAAACCCGATGAAAATAAAGGTCCCGTGATTGTGATGATTGGGAGACGAGATACGGGTAAATCTTTTTTAGTAAAAGATTTATTATTTCATCATCAAGATATACCAATAGGTACTGTTATATCTGGAACAGAAGCAGGTAATGGTTTTTATTCATCTTTAGTACCAAAATTGTTTATACATGAAGAATATAATACTGTATTGATTGAAAATGTTCTCCGTAGACAAAAGGTTGTTATGAAACAAATAAAAAAAGAAATGGAAACATATAATAAATGTACAATTGATCCACGTGCATTTGTTATTTTAGATGATTGTTTATATGACCAATCTTGGACTCGTGATAAAATGATGAGATTACTCTTTATGAATGGAAGACATTAACATGGATTTATGTTGTCCATTTATTAGAAAAAATTTTTTAAGTTTTTTTCTAATGAATGGTTTTCATAAATTTTCGGTGTCAGTCGATTCAAAAAATCGGCTAGTCCTTTTTAGGGCAACACGTTCAAATTGCGGGAACATCTCGTAAGGTTCTCACTACTAAACAATATTAGAAATAATATTGTGGTGATTGCTAACAACAATCAGTATAGTAAAAAGGTGAGAAATAGAGACAATCCGCAGCCAAGCTCCTAAGTTCGTTATGATAAGAATATGGAGAAGGTTCAACGACTAAACGGAGGTGGGCTTGATAAGTCTAATCAACTTATATGATAGCTTAAGATATAGTCTAGTCTTACTGGAGACAGTAAGTATTCACGTGGAAAATTATGTTAATAATTACAATGCAATATCCATTAGGTATACCACCTAATCTTCGTACTAATATTGATTATGTATTTATATTAAGAGAACCATATATGACTAATAGAAAAAAAATATGGGAAAATTATGCATCTATGTTTCCGACATTAGAGGCTTTCTCGAGTGTAATGGATCAAACTACAGAAAATTACGAGTGTCTCGTAATTAATAATAATGCGAAATCAAATAAATTAAATGACCAAATATTTTGGTATAAAGCAGAAAACAGACCGAATTTCAAATTGGGTTCAAAAGAATTTTGGGAAATTTCGAAAGGTATGGGTTCGGATGATGAAGATGAAGCATATGACCCTAGTAAAACGAAAAAACGTAATTCTGGCCCGCCAATTACAGTGAAGAAAAATAAATGGTGAATGGATAAATATTTTGTTTCGCTTTTTAAAAAGTAAAACAAAATATTGCTTTTGATTTTTAAATTAAAAACAATATAAAGAAATAACTATATATAAACTTATAATCATGGTCGCATCCTTGAATATAGTAAACTTAATAGAAAATAACCCTATTACTAAGCTATCACGCGATTATAATAATAAATTTATAAATAAAATAAAAATAAATTTTACAGAAACACAACAACAATTATTTATTTCTTCTTTATATTGCTATTTGAATTATAATCAAACTACAGATTTTGTAATTGATTTGGATAATATATGGGGATGGTTAGGGTTTCAACAAAAAGTTAATGCAAAAACATTGTTAGAAAAACAGTTTATAAAAGATAAAGATTATATATTGCTTTTGTCACAACAAAAGCAAACAAATGACATCAGAGGTGGTCACAATAAACAAACATTTTTATTAAATATTCAAACCTTTAAATTATTTTGTATAAAAGCAGGAACAAAAAAGGCTAATGAAATACATGAATATTTTATAAAATTGGAAGAATTATTACATCAGGTTGTCCAAGAAGAAACAGATGAATTAAAAAAACAATTAGAAAATAATAAAAAACAAATAGAAAACCAAATGTTAGTATTAGAAACAGAAAAGGATAAATTAAGAGAAAAAACCTTATTAGAACAATTTACAGAAAATATTCAATGTGTTTATTATGGTCTAATAGATAATAGAAGTGAGAACAATGAAAAATTAATTAAATTTGGAAATTCAAATGATTTATATAAACGTGTTAGATGTCATAAGAAAACATATAAAAATTTTCGTTTAGTAAATGCATTTAAAGTTGATAATAAATTTTATATAGAAAATGCTATTAAAAATAATGAAATATTTAAGACTTATAGGAGAACCATCGAAATAAATAATATTAATTGTACTGAATTATTAGCTATTGATGATTTATCATTAGAAAATGTTGATAGAATTATAAAGGAAATTATTAAAAAAATAGAATATAACCCCGAAAATTATATTAAATTATTAGAAGAAAATTTGCGATTAAAAGATGATACTACACAATTAAAAGATGAGAACAATATATTAAAACAAGAAAATATACAATTTAAAAACAAAAATAAAATAATCACAAGAGAAATGTCAACACAAACATGCGAAGAAGATTTTATTGAAAATAAAATAGAAATACATGCAAAAGACGAATTAACACTTAAATTTGATAAATTTATTGAAGAACATTGTATTGTTAGACCAGATGTGGAAGTTTCATCCACTGATATTATAGGACAATATAGAATTATTACACAATCCGCATCAAAAGAAATATTTCAAAGTATGATGAATTATTTGAATACACGTTTCAAACCATCCAGGTTGAAATATCAAAATAAAAATCAAGTTGTAAATGGTTTTACAGGTGTTAGATTGAAAGAAATTAAATATGAAAAATCACAAATACCAAGCGATGAACAAAATTTCATTTTTCATTCTTGTATTTTTTCACCAAGCGGAAAGGTTCTCTTTTCAGATTTATTAGAGGAATATAAAAAATGGAAACAACAAGTAAATAAAGAAGTTTTACCAAATGATAATAAAATGTTAAGAACATACATCGACAATACAAAATATACATTATATACTACTATATGGACTGTCAATGGTAATGGTCAAGGTTATTATGGTTTAACCTTAAAAAGAGATATTGATAAACATAAATTGACATCATCAACAGGAAAAAGAGTAGGAAAACGAAATAAAGAAACAAATGAATTACTTGGAACATGGGAAACGATTGCAAAGGCAGCAGAATCAGAAAAAATATGTGCTCCAAAAATGAGCCGTTCCATTAAAAATAAAGTTATATTCAACGATGATTATTATTATTGTATTCTATAATAATAATTTATTTGTTGGAGATTTTTTTAAGTAATTCCATTTTTTCATCACTTATCAAGTTCTCCCAAAAAGCGGAATCCTTCAATTTTTGTAATCGAACAAATGAATGTGGATTACATTTTATAATATGTCCATGATTATGTAGACGTTTTGAATATTCTACATCTTCACCTTGACAAATAAATAATGTTTCATCTAATTTATGTTTTAATGCTATTTCTCTTTTTATAATAAAATATGCGCCTGAAATATACATATATTTATTTATATTTATATTATTTTCAAAATCGTATGGTAATAAACAATTTCCATTAAAATAATCATCTTCATCTCCCAAAGAATAAGTTACATTTAAATAATCATCTTCAAATGGACAAGGAAGTGTACGAAATAAACTTGAATTTACTTTATATGGAAAAAGTGTATAATCCCTATATCTATTACCGTTGGCGTTTTTAATGGGACTAATACACCAATCGAAATTATTACCATATTTTACAAATCCATTATACCAATCTTTGTCAAATAGTATATAATCATGCATAATTACTAATATTTCATTTTTCGATTGTTCAATGATAATATTTTTCTTTCTAGTTAACCATCCAGTATGTACATTTTCGTCGAATTCAAATACATGTATTTTATCAGTTGATTCAATCTCCGTATTTCCTACAATAATAATTTCATATTCTGGTATATTATTTGCTTCAATAGATTTTATTGTTTCTTGAATAAAATTATCGAATTTCCCTTCTGTAATAATTCCAAATGTAAATGATAATGTATTAGTATCCATAATATATCTATTATATGTTATTTTTATCTTTATTTACAAAATAAATATAATATATTTTCTATAGATGTGTCATCCACTCGGGTATTGTCTGTTCTAATCTATAAGGATACTCATCATATGTTTTGAAATTACAAAATTTACAAATATCTTCGTCTGGATATTTTTTGCAATACACCTTTACTAAGCCAACCATTTCCTTGACAATATCTTGCTGTTTTTTTGTATTTTGTGTTAATGCCTTTTTCGCCTCAGGATTCAACTGTTCATGTTCTTCTATAGTCAATAAACCACCTCTAAAATTAGAATCTTTATTTTTTACATTGTAATAGCATTGTCTGTATTCATTGTAACTAGAATATATTGTGGCTTTATACAAAATTTTATTAGGGAAAAAATGTAAAATATATGAGAACGGCATCTTCATTATATTATATTTATTATAATATAATTTTATATTTATTATAATATAATTTTATATTTATTATAATATAATTTTATATTTATTATAATATAATTTTATATTCCTAATCCTTTTTACTTTTATCCAATTCCTCTGCACGTGCAATAGATTCCTTCATTAATTCTTTTCTAATATCTGTAGTATCAGTATCCGCTGCCTCACGTTCATCAAAATTAACCGTTTCCTTTACACCAATTAAATTTCCCTCTTCATCAATTGTTTGTGTAAGTACATTTCCACTCTTTTGTGCTAATTTGATATTATCTTCAATAGCCTTTCGTTTTGTGTCTTTAATACGTTGCTCAAACTCCTGTTTCGCCTTTTGCTCATTCTTCAACTTCTCTTGATGAAGTTGATTTAGTTCCTCTTCCATAAATTCGACTTTACCAGTCTTATAAGCATCAGGATCCCAAGGAATCCATACACCAACAGGACCAACGAAAATATCGTGGTTAGGGTCATACTCACGAAGTGATTTACACTTCATTTCAGCCTCTTCTTGAGTATTAAATACACCTCTCACTTTCAATCCACGAACAGAAGTTTGGAATGCATGTTCACGATTGAATTTCTCATTCAATTTCTCCTCATTTTTATCCAAAAATGTCTTATAATCATCTTCCGCTGAATTTTCTTTTAGCTTACTTTCTTCCTCCTTTAAAAAATCATTAAAATCAGCAATAACCTTTTCCACATCTAAATTATACTTATATGAGATAAAATGAATAAAATCAAAGAATTTTCCCGTAGATTTAGTTAAATCCCACTGTTTCACAAATTGATCGAACAAATATACTTCCCTCTTTTTCAAGATTTTTTCGGGAGAAATAAAAGACATACATGCGAATTTTTGTCCGGCAATTGGTTGATCTTCATCACATAAATCTACATATTTTGGATTAGGTTTTCCATTAGGCAAATTCTTTCTCTCAAATGACATTTTAGGAATATAACCTACAATTTAAATTTGTATTTATATATATTTTTCATTATTATATATTTAGAACAAATATTCAATTATGAGAACATTTTTTTATTTTAGTATAATATATAATAAATGAGCAACGTGTTTGATTTTGCCGAGCTTGTAAAAAGAGCCATTAAATACTTAGTGGAAGGTCTTGTTGTCGCAATTGTTGCCGTTCTTGTACCCAAGAAGGCATTAAATGTTGAAGAAATTGTTATTATTGCGTTGACTGCCGCCGCTACATTCAGTATTCTCGATGTATTCATTCCCTCGATTGCTGCTAGCACCAGACAAGGTGTTGGACTTGGAATTGGTTTCAATTTAGCCAAATTTCCTATAGCATAAACTAATACATTTTATATGTAATTATATAATTATTTTTTTTCATAATTATATAATTTATATTGTCGGTAAAAATTCCCAATCCAAATCTTGACATACCTTTTTCCATATCATATCTTGTTCTAATTGTTTCGTTCTATCTTTAAGTAATGGAATATAAGGTAAATACTGTGATTGTCCTAATAAAACACATAGTTGATATAAGGTATATGTATAATTAAAAAAATTTGTACGGTTTGGAGGACAATGAATTGCCCAAGGTTTTTGTATCTCAATAAATAAAACACACAATGTTTCATGTAATTCCTCATTCATAATCGGCGGTTTTATTCCAAATATAGAATTAATATATTGAATATGTTCAAAATATTTATTTAATCCCAATTTTCTCAGTATTTCACGCATTTTATCGTAATTAATAGTCGATATATCTTTAATACGTTCCTTCTTTATTCGATTTCTTATTGCTTCTATTACTTCTTCCGGTATTTGTGTCGTTTCCTTTGCTTGAAATTGTGATAATATTTCTTTGAAATGATTTAGACGAATATATGCTGTATAAGATACTTCATTCGGTGGTTCTTTGTTAGTAGGTTTTGAATTGTCTACTATATATGTGATAAATTTACCACATTGTTGATTATTACATATCAATATACCTTCTTCATCTTGTGGAATCATTTCGCCGTTTCTACAATACATACATATATCAGAAGGAATTACATAGTCTTGAATATTGGCGATTTCATTTCTCACATTTTTCCAATATTTTTGATATTTATTTTTGACTTTATCTTTTTCCGTTTCTTGATTTTCCGTCTCCTTATTTTCTTTTATTTTAAAGAAAGAATTTAATTTATTCACATTTTGATTGTTATCACCACTTGATATTTTCTTTTTATCTTCAAAATACTGAAAAATGTATTTAGAATTATCCAATAGATAATTCTTCTTTTGCATTTTCAAATCACGAATTCTTTTATCAATATTTTCTATCTTGTCTTTGATATCCATTTTATTTTCAATCTGTGTATCATTTAATATCTTTAATAATTTTTTTAATTTTGTCTTCTCCTTTATAAGAGATGGTATGATATTCTTTTCAATATCATCAAAATGATTCAACATTTCAGTATGTTTTTCATCAATTGTATTTATCTGTGTGAAATTTTTTTGAGATGATAATTTTTTTTGGGTTACATTATTCATTTACAAATATATTTTGTAAATTTTTTATATATATTACTATTCGTATATATAATTTATTTTACATAAAAATAAACTATATAGAATGTCCGATAAATGTATTGATTTGGAACTAAATTCGAATATTACATTAGATAAACCCAAATTTCAAAAAATGATATTTATAATGAATGCTCTAGAAAAAGGATGGTCAATTAAAAAAAATGGCGATTCGTATATATTTACAAAAAAACATGAAAATAGGAGAGAAATATTTATGGAAAGTTATTTAGAAAAATTTATGATTTCAAATATGAATCTTGAGGAATGGATATAGACATACAAATATTTGAGATATATCCATATACAATATATAATGAATAAAATACACGCTTTTCTAATTGCTATTATTACAATGTTGATTGTAATGTATTTACCATCTGGTGTCATGAAATCTGTGAATACTGCATGGTATCGTTGTATTCGTTCTGATATAACACCGCCGAATTATGTATTTCCAATCGTATGGACACTTTTATATATACTAATAGGTATTGTATTTTCAAAAATATTATTATTGTCTGAATCGAAACAAAAGAATATTTTATTATTTTTATTTGTTATCAATTTGATTTTGAATGTTTCGTGGTCGTTTGCTTATTTTGGTTTGAAAAATTCAATACTTGCCTATATTATTTTATTATTTCTAATAGGAACGACGCTGATGATAATATATTATATTTATAAGTTATTACCATTATGGGTGATATATTTATATATACCATATTATTTATGGATATGTTTTGCTCTTGTTTTGAGTACTGTTTCTATAGATAAAATATGTTAATAATGATTTCTTCATTGGTCTAATCAACTTCTTCAATCTTTGGACCAGGTTCAGTATTCATTTCTTCTCTATTCATTTTATCCATTCCCGATTCTGGATCATTATCCATACCTACTCTATTTACTCTATTCGCCTTTTTCATCGTATCTATAATTTCATTAACAACACCTTCCATTTCTTTTTTCCATTCTTCGTAAGTTTCCTTTTCCTCAATCTTACCATATTTAATTCTTCTTTCAATATCATCCACTTTATCTTTTACTCTCTGTTTTTCATCTTCTCTAGTTATATCCTTTAATTCTTCACATATTTGATTTCTACCTTGATACAAATAATTTTCCAAATCACATTTTGCTGAAAGTCGTTCCTTGATATCTTCATCCTCGTCCTTGTATTTTTCTGCCTCTTGTATCATACGTTCAATTTCTTCCGGACTCAATCTTCCTTTATCATTGGTAATAGTAATCTTATTTGATGTTCCGGATGATTTTTCTGATGCAGATACGTTCAAAATACCATTTGCATCCATATCAAAAATTACTTCAATCTGTGGTTGACCACGAGGCATTGGTGGAATTCCATCCAATTGGAATTTACCAAGTAATGTATTATCCTTTGTAAGAGATCGTTCACCTTCAAAAACTTGAATTAAAACTCCTGGTTGATTATCGGCGTAAGTAGAAAATACTTGCGATTTCTTCGTCGGAATTGTTGTATTACGATTGATGAGTTTGGTCATTACACCACCAGCTGTTTCCAATCCTAAACTCAAAGGACATACATCTAATAGAAGGAGATCTGAAATCTTACTATCTGTACATCCGGTAAGAATTGCGGCTTGCACTGCGGCACCATATGCAACACATTCATCTGGATTGATAGATTTACATAAATCCTTTCCATTAAAGAAATCACTGATAATTTGTTGAATCTTGGGAATACGTGTACTTCCTCCAACCAATACTACTTCATGAATATCACCCTTTGAAAACTTTGAATCGCGAAGAACTTGTTCCATAAATACAAGAACTCTCTTACATAAATCATCACAGAGATTATCGAATTTAGCACGTGTAATTGTTGTGTTAAAATCAATACCCTCATATAAACTATCAATCTCGATGTTTGCAATGGTAGCCGATGAAAGCGTTCTTTTTGCACTTTCACAGGCAGTTCTTAATCTACGAATGGCGCGTTTATTGTCCGAAATATCCTTCTTGTGTTTTGTCTTGAATTCATTCATCAAATATTGTACAAGGCGATTGTCAAAATCTTCACCTCCTAGATGCGTATCACCCGCCGTAGCCTTTACTTCGAAAATCGAATCTTCCAATGTTAGAACAGTGAAATCCGCTGTTCCACCACCAATATCCGCAATTAATATATGTTTCTCTTTACTCGATTTTTTATCTAAACCATAAGCAATTGCTGCTGCAGTTGGTTCATTGATAATTCGTAATACATTCAATCCAGCAATAGTACCCGCATCCTTCGTTGCCTGTCTCTGTGAATCATTGAAATATGCTGGGACTGTAATTACTGCGTCAGTTACTGATTCACCGAGAAATGATTCCGCAATCTCCTTCATTTTTGTTAGAACCATTGAACCAATTTCTTCGGGTGTAAATACCTTTTGTTCACCGCGAAATTCGACTTGAATACTTGGTTTATCATCCTTATTAATTACATCATAAGATAATAGTTTCATATCACTCTGTACCTCAGGATCATCGAATTTTTTTCCAATAAGTCGTTTTGCTTGATATACAGTATTATTAGGATTAGAAGAAGCCGCAGATTTTGCTGCATCTCCAATTAATCGTTCTTCAGCTGTAAAAGATACATATGATGGTGTAATTCTATTACCTTGATCATTCGCTATAATTTCAACCTTTCCATCCTTCCAAATACCAACACATGACGTTGAAGTACCAAGATCAATACCTACTGCAATGGGCATATGAGATATGATATTAAAATGAAATATTTTTATATAGTTTTTATAAAAATATTTATAATATCTTTATAGAATTTTCCATTTCCAACCACCAATAGAAATATCTTCTAGCGATGAACGTTTTATTGTTTTTGCACTGATTTTTACTTCTTTCATTGCATCAGTAATACTTGGAAATTCACGTTCTAACATATCTGTATGAGGATTTATTTGTTGTACAACTGTTCCTTTTGATTTTTTATTTACAATAGGTAATTCATTTTCTTTCAAATATTCATCTATTATTGTTTTATCTATATCATCCAAATAACTCCAAAAATAACCACCAAATGGAGAACCATATCGAATTGCATTACAAATAAGAGATTTATGTGTAGATAAATATTCCGCTGCTTGTTTTTGTAATTCAAAAACTTTAATTATCTTCGTTTTATTCAAATCTAACATTGCAACAAATCCTGAACGTTTTTCATTTGAATGTACACTTTTACCAATATCTTTTGGTTCAAATGGATTAGGATCTGAATTTATCACTAGATTCCAACGGTAACCTTTATATATTGTTTTATGTCTTGCTGCATATTTTATATTCGAATAACTACTTTCTTCTACATTACGTGTTGCTTCCATAATACTGTCAAAAACATTTACCACCTTTGTAATATCATTTGGATCATATATTTGAACCTTTGGACTATAACTATTTGGTTTTGAAACTGGGGGTTCAAGAACCGGAGATATTAAATCATCAATTGTGTTTTCTATTATTTCTTGTATTTCTTTATTATTTGATTCAATTATAATATTATTTATATTTGTCTTTGGTTCTGATGTTCCTGTTTGTATATTATTTGATACACTTGTTATTTTATTTATGATTTCTTCCAATTTTTGTTTATCATCTTTAAATAATTCCATTGCATTATTTAATGCTGCATATTTCAATCGTTCAGTATCTTTTGAATTATAATTAAATACATTACGCTGTATAAATTGTTTGATTTTGTTATATATATTCATATTCGGAATCAAATATGTTTCTGTAGACTTTTTTGATTTATTTACTAGACCTTTATATTTATGTTTTGTTATAACTGGTTGTTTATGTAAAAACTGTTCAAACTCATAGTTATAATCACATGGGTATAGTTCCAATACATTTACTTTTATACCAAATAGGGCAGATATTGCTTGACAACGTGATTTAATATCGGATGTCTCACCAATTTTAATAATAAAACTTCCATCGTTTAATGTTTCTAATTTCATTATATACACTAAACGTTTTTTATCATATTGTTGACATAACATTGTATGTTTATCCTTTTCATTAGTTTTTACAAGAATGATATTTTCATTTTGTAAATTTGTTTTTTCATTTTCTACAATTTGTAATTGTTTTTTTAATTCTTCACTTTCTTCTTTGAGAACTTCGTGAAGTATTTCCTCTAATTTTATAAAATAATTATGAACTTCATCCGCTTTTTTTGTTCCTGCCTTCATACATAAACGTTTGAATGTATTTACGGTTAACATAATTTTTTCTTTATTGTGACCACCATGTTGATTAGAATCTTGCTCACCCAATTGCGTAAGCAAGATTTTATAATCTTTCATATCTTCAAAATTTTTTTTAAGTAGAGTTTTTGAGTGTTGTTTTGTACTAAACCCCATCCATTTCCATATATTATCCAAATCAATAACAAAATCATTAGTAGAATTAAAATTCAAATAGCAGTAAAACGAAGATACAAACATTTGCTGTTCAGTTTCTGTAAAATTTGTTTTTATTTTTTCTAACATTCGATTATTGTATGTACATGATAGCTGTGATAGAGGGTTTGATTCAATAAAATTTACAATATTAAATGTATCGTTCATTTATATTATATAATATCATTAGTTCTTTATATTGTTTTTGTGTATTTTATATTAGGGGATGATTAAAGTTCATTCGACCTATTATTTGTAATTATTTATAATTATTTTCCATTTATACCGGTGAAGATTTATATCCGCACCCCGTAGGGGTGCGTCATGAAAATCTGTAACCGGTAACTTACTTAAAGAATCATCCGCTATGCGAATTTGATTATTCAAGGGTGTAAATCCATAATGAACATTTCCAGATTATGTATATTCCTGCCTCAGTTAGGAAGATAACATTTTGCATTCCACCAAGGGTATAAGACTTTTCTACACCTTTACACATTCAAAATGCTCACTAAAAGTGGGCATTTTGAGTATTTGAAGGGTGATATAAATAATATTTATAAAAATCATATTTTTCAAAATATTTTATATTTTATTTTTTATTATAAAAAACGTTTGCATCATAAGTAATAATATTATTCAAATATAATATAAATATAATCATTAAACTGTTTCGAGTGTAATAAACATTTAGCGATTATTCTGAAATTATTTTCTTTTTTAAGTATATACTTAGTCAAACATGGCTGGTGGTCTTATGCAATTAGTCGCCTATGGCGCCCAAGACGTCTTCCTTACTGGAACTCCCGAAATTACCTTCTGGAAAGTCTCCTACCGCAGACACACAAATTTTGCGATGGAGTCTATTGAACAAACTTTCTCTGGACAAGCCGACTTTGGACGCCGTGTCACCTGCACTATCTCCCGTAACGGAGATCTTGCCTATCGCACTTACCTCCAGGTTACTCTTCCTGAAATTAACCAATCTATGGCTGCCTCCGGTTCTTCATCCGATGGTGTCTATGCTCGTTGGCTAGATTTCATTGGTGAGCAACTCATTGCCCAAGTTGAGGTTGAGATCGGTGGACAACGCATTGATCGCCAATACGGTGATTGGATGCACATCTGGAACCAACTTACTATGACCTCTGAGCAACTCAAGGGTTACTACAAGATGGTTGGTCACACCACTCAACTCACTTACATCACTGATCCCACCTTTGCTGCTGTCTCCGGTCCTTGTGCCGCTGCCGGTGGACCTGCACAGGTTTGCGCCCCCCGCAATGCTCTCCCTGAGACCACTCTCTATGTTCCTCTTCTTTTCTGGTTCTCCAGAAACCCTGGTCTTGCATTGCCCCTTATCGCTCTCCAGTACCACGAAGTCAAGATCAACATTGATTTCCGCCCCATCGGTGAATGCTTGTGGGCAGTCAAGAGTCTAACGATGACAAACAACACCCAGAACACTGTTGTATCTGTTCCCCAAGCTTACCAACAATCCCTTGTTGCTGCTTCCCTCTATGTCGACTATATCTTCCTCGACACTGATGAACGCAGAAAGATGGCTCAGAACCCCCACGAGTACCTCATTGAACAAGTTCAGTTCACCGGTGATGAGTCTGTGGGCTCCTCCTCAAATAAGATTAAGCTCAATTTTAACCATCCCTGTAAAGAATTGATTTGGGTTGTCCAGCCTGATGCTAACGTTGATTACTGTGCATCTCTCGAGACAAACTCCACTCTTTTCAGAACCCTTGGAGCTCAACCCTTCAACTACACTGACGCCATTGATGCTCTTCCCCCTGCTATCCATGCTTTCAGTGGACCTGCTGAGGCTTCTGGTTCCAATGCTTTCATCAATGCTTCTGGTCTTTTCCAAATGGCCGGTGCTGTCGATGAAATTCCTTCTGGAAACACCAACATGTCTGGCTTTCAAGGTGAATGGGCTTCTACTGGAGCATTTGTTCCTTTTGCTCCTGGATCTAGTGCTGGTCAACCCTCTGGTTCCTCTGTCTCTGATGCTGGTGCCTTTGTTCTTGCCGAGACTGCCCTCGATATGCACTGCTGGGGAGAGAATCCTTGCGTTACCGCTAAGCTCCAACTCAATGGTCAAGATCGCTTCTCTGAACGCGAAGGATCATACTTCGATGTTGTTCAACCTTTCCAACATCACACCCGCAACCCCGACACCGGTATCAATGTTTACTCATTTGCCCTAAGACCTGAGGAGCACCAACCTTCAGGGTCATGCAACTTCTCTCGCATTGATAATGCAGTCCTCCAACTCGTTCTCTCTGCTGGAACTGTTGCTGGTACCGCCACCGCTAAGGTCCGTGTCTATGCCGTAAATTATAATGTTCTCCGTGTCATGTCAGGCATGGCTGGTGTAGCTTACAGTAATTAAACAGCATAAATGCAGTCAAAAATATATTTTAATAAATAATTTTATAAAATATATTTTGTTTTTAATTAATAAAAGTAAAAACAAATATAAAGAAATATTTATATAATAACGTATAATCATGGACGCTTCATTGAATATTGTAGAATTGATAGAAAATAACCCTATTACTAAACTATCATGTGATTATAATAATCGTTTTATTAATAAAATTAAAGAAAATTTTACTGAAACACAACAACAATTGTTTGTATCATCTTTTTATTGTTATTTGAATTATAATCAAACAAATGATTTTGTAATTGATTTAGATAATATATGGAAATGGTTAGGATTTTCTCAAAAAGCTATGGCGAAGCGTCTTTTAGAGAATTCATTCGTAATCAATAAAGACTATAAAAGTTTGCTCTGCCGATCGGCAGAGCAAAAAACTGAGACTAGAGGTGGTCATAATAAAGAAACAATTTTATTAACAATTCGCACCTTCAAATTATTTTGTATAAAGTCAGGAACAGAAAAAGCAAATGAGATTCATGAATATTTTGTTAGATTAGAAGATATAATGAATCAAATAGTACAGGAAGAATGTATAGAATTAAAACGACAACTTGAAGAAACAAATAAAAATTTCGATAAAAAATTATTAACAGAAAAGGCTTTACAAAAACAAGATATTCTTCTTAAGAGATATGGTTATAATTCATCTCTTGTATATATTGTTAAAGTTAAAACTTATAAAAATGGTGAATATGTTATTAAAATTGGTGAAAGTAGAAAATCTCTAGAAAATAGATTTAAAGAACATAAAAAAAATTATGAAGAATCCTTATTATTAGATTGTTTTTCTGTAAATAAAAGTCAGCAATTTGAACATTTTTTGCATCATCATGATAAAATACGACCAAATAAAGTAAAAAATTTAACTGGACATGAAAATGAGAATGAGTTATTTTTAATAGGTAAAAATTTAACTTATGATATGGTTCTAAAAATCATTACAGATAATATAAATAAATTCAATGAATGGACTGTAAATGATATATTAGATATTATTCATGAAGAAAATCAAAAATTTTTAGATAAATTAGTAAATGTAAATATTCCTATAAATGCAACTGTATCAAATAATCAAAATGATATAATTCAAACTCTATTACATAAAATAGAGAACTTGGAAAAATCAAACAAAGAAATATTAGAAAAAATAGATAAACCACAAATAAAAACAGCTACAAATTTTAATACCGAATTAGTTACATTAGGAGATAGATTACAAAAAATTAATCCAGAAACAGGAACTCTTGTTAAAGTGTATGAATCAGCTGCGGAATGTATTAATGAATCGAAAAAAACTATTAACCGTCAAGCCTTAAAAAATGCAATAAATTATAATACAGTATATCGCGGTTTTAGATGGATGTTTGTAGATCGTAATAAAGATCCAAATATCATTGAAAATTATCAACCTACAAAAGTAACAAGACCACAAAATTTAGGGTATATTGCAAAATTAGATGCAGATAAAACAAAAATTATTAATGTTTATTTAGATAGAAAAACAGCAGCAAAGGAAAACGGATATAATTCATCGTCAGCATTAGATAATCCAGTAAAAAATGGAACTGTTACTAATGGAAATTATTATATATTATATGATAATTGTGAGGATGATTTACGTGAAAATTTTGAAGAAGAATATGGAGAACCAATTTTATATAAAGATGGCGTTGGACAATTTGATAGTAATAATAATTTATTGCAAGAATTTACATGTAAAGACAAATGTGGTGCATTACTAAAAATAAGTGAAAAATCATTAAGAAGGGCAATTGAAAATAATATTATGTATAATAATTATTATTATAGAAAATTAGGAAGTAAAATTAAGGTGGTTGATGAATAAAATTTTATATTTTTTGTAAAATATATAAAATTGATAAACAAATAGATACAATAAATATATTATATTATCATGTCAAATTTTATAGAATTTATGTATAATTTATTTTACAATCAATGTAAAATTGATGAACAAATAGAGATAATAAATAAATTATCCAATGAAAACAAAGAATTGGTTTTACAATATTCAAAAACATTATATGATATTCAAAAAGCTACAGAAAAAAAACAAAGAAATTGTTATAACCAAAGACTTGGTGCGTATAAAGAATGGGAATATATGACAAAAGATATATTAGAAAATCACAAAAAAACATTGGAAGAAACTACAGATAAACCACATTATGTGGATATTACATACAGAAGTAGATATACAAATGTAAGAATCCACGATAATAATAAATTTATATTTATATTTTGTAGACAACACAATAAAGTAATTATGGCGGATTATTTAATGTTCAATAAATATTATAATGTAAGCTACGATGTTCTAGAGCGATTACTTGGTTATTGCAAAATATCATTTAAATATGGTTATACATCTTCAGTAAATAAAATAGACGGATGGATTTTTGAAACTCATTATAATGGTCTACCAGGTAATGGTCTACCAGGTTATCATATAAAATATGATAATTCAGATTACGATGAACTACCATTTGTAAAAACGGACGAAGAAAAACGTTTGACTGTAAGATTATTAATTCAAGTAATGAATGAAACTCCAGAAGAATATGTGAATTTACATAATTATAATGTAATATGTCAATGGTATCGTAATAATGATATCTATTTGTCTTCTTACAATACTAATATATTTCAATTGGAAAGAAATAAGAAAGATGATAATAATCTCGAAAAAAATGAAATTCCCGAAAATGAGTTGATTTTACAACTCGACGACAAAGTTACAAATAAAGAAATAATTTATATTTTAGAATCCGAAATGAAATATGGTAAAAACGATATATATGAATTAGGAATTACCGATAAAGAAGATATCGTAAATATAGATCTAAATGATATGGTAGAAATAAATACAAAACAACTCGATTTACGTAGATATTACAAAGAGAATGGATATATTAAAACAAAAACTGTTTTAGACCAATTACAAAATATGATAAAATATAGAATAAATTGCAATAATTATTTGAAACATAATCAAGAAAAAATAACAAAGGCGGAATTATTAACCGCATTATATAATTCATGTATGGCTTATGGTATGGGAGTATTGGTTCATACAGATAAAAAATTAACAATTGACAATGCAGAAAATTTATTGAAAAAAAAATCATATTTCGATTATGAAAATGGTATTGCATTAAAAATAAGTTTTAGAGAATTTCCAATTATGGATTTCCAAAGATTTGATAAGTATAATGGAGATGGACAATTTATGAATTGTATCTATGATATATGTAATAGCTCATAGTTATCTTATATGGTGTAACAAACATTTTATTATATATGTTGGATATGTCGGTATACCTTCTTTATTTGATATATATGAATCTAAGAATTTCTTATAGCTTTTATATCCATTTACCTTATTTACAAACAACCAAAATAAATAAATAATAAATACAACAAATGATGATATTATAGATTCTTTATTTATTTTTGTATTCCATACCAAATACAATGGTATTATTTTAGTAATTATAGCTATTACCAAAAATATAAGAATATTCGTAAAAGGTGTTTTTTTTACGATTAAATATAGTAGAACTATAGAAACTACAAAAATAGCAATTATTAGAAGAAATTTTGGCGAAGTTTTTACAATACCAGCCTTATATAACAAAAACCACACAAATATCCAATAAGAAAATATATAATCAGTACGTATATATTTCTCCATATTAGACAATTAGATTTTTACTATTTGTAATTACAAATGTAATTTACACTTTTACGCATTTTACATCTGCAAAAATAACTATGTTTGTTTACTGTCCACATTTTGTGGGTATGTAAATTGTACAAAAGTGTACTAAATCATAGAAAATTACAAAATAATTTACAATATAAGGAATATAAAAACATTCGATGAATCCTTTCATAAATGACAACATACATAATTAATAATACAAATACACAAAACGAACTATTAATGAAAAATTTAATGGAATTTTATAAAGACCGTAAACATCTTAATAAAATGATGCGTATTATAAACGGTGAATCAAGGATTTCGCTTAGAATAGTGGATTGGTTTGTAACTAACTTCGCAAAGAAATATTATACTGTATATGAATTAGATGATGAATATAATACACGTTTCAAGGTATATAATGACTATAAATTGAAATTGAAGGCATATAGTAAAAAACGTTTTGATCCATTTTGTCGTTGGGAAAGAATATCGATTCCATATGATGAAGAAAAATATATGGAAACTACAATTGGTCAATTGAACTTTTTTAAATGGGCAATAGAGAACAATATTATTGATTATATTGAAAATAATTATAATGAAATAGAAAATGATATGAATTCGCGTAATAGTACATCAAAACGTAAACAATCGTTGAAGAATAATGATAATTTAGGAATTATGGAAGGAAACAACGGAGAAGAGTCGTTGTATACTGGAAATGGAAAGACGAGAAAGAAGCGCGAAGAATTGTCGGTATCTGCATGTAAATGCATTAAGAAAGAGACTGTAAAAATTATAGTTAAATTTCATTAATGAAAATGAAATGGATTTCAAAGTAAATTTTTATTACTTATTATAATATATAGTAAATAATATAATGAATAATGAAAGATATTATAAAATAATTTTTAAAGTAAAAGATGAAAACACTATTGATAAATTTATTAAAATAATTAATATGAATAATATTGATGAAAAAAAAATAACAAGTAATTCTTGTCCTGATAAAAAAATTATAGATTTAAGTTTTAATTTTGTTATAAATAATGGACAAGACATTAATGAAATAGGAGATAAAATGAAAAATTTTATTAAAAATAGTAAAACAAATTTAAAAGAATATAGTATTGGTTTTATTTTAAATGATATTGATAATGATATTAAAGAAATAAGATTTATTAAAAATGAAAAATGTTTTTATAATAAACCAAAGGATAATTCTGAAAATGCGTATAAAATTTTAGATGAAAAATTTGAAGAAAGGGATATTAATGAATTTGTTAATAAGACTTTACCGAAAGAAGATACAAGTCAAATAGTAAGCGAATTTACTAGTGTTAATCCAGTTAGTATTGGTGGAAATAAAAAAAATAAAAAAACACTTAAAAGAAAATATACATCCTCGAAGAATCAAATCCTCAGAAGGGGTGATTCTTCAAGTAAGTTACTGGTTACAGATTTACACGACGCACTCCGTAGGGGTGCGGGTATAAATCTTCACCGATGTAAAAAAAATAAAACAAAACGACGTACATTAGTAAAGAAATAAATATTTTTTGGTATAAATTTAGTATCATTCAATTTATTTTTGCGACAAATAAATTGAATTATAATTTCATTCATTTTATGAAAATTATAAAGTTATTATAATATAAAATAAAATGGACGAAGAATTAAAAGAAAAACGAAATATTGATATAGCAAATTTAAGAGATGAAATGAAAAAAATGCCTTCTATTAAAATACATCAAGTATTAAATAGGTCATTTTCAAATTTAACCGATGATAAACCATTACCATCATCTAGAGCTGAAAGTGTAATTGATGGAACAGTAGAATTGGAATCATTAGCAATGTATTATTCTATTAATACTACAGTCACTGATAGATATCAAGGTCCTGATTCTATTGATAAAACAAATGGTAGTGGGCAAATTGATATTACTAATATATATGAAGAAGGTAGTGAAAATATTAGTCATTATAATGATTTTGTAAGAAAAATGATTACTAAACCAGAAGGATTATTTGAACCAAGAAAATTTTTATATAAAGATCAAAATAATAATCTTATTGTAGAAGATTTAACAAAATTACCTGACGTAACATCAAGTCATACATCTTCTAGAATAACTATATTAACTGAATCTGAAGCAAAACATTTTGAAAAATCAATGGAATTTATTAATAAAGCACGCGAATCTACTGATAATACTATTAAAACAAATTACGAAGAATTAGAAGAATATAATAGAATTAAATCTGAAGATTTATCTAGAACTTCGTCAACTTTATCATCAGTTGGTGAAGGAGAAAGAGTTCATCCTTTAACAGAATCATTAGTAAAAAGAATTAGTGATATTAAAAAAATAAATTCATATTATGATGATAAAGAAAAACAAATTACACCTTTTATTGATACATTTCGTTCGGGTGATCATTTAAAAACATATAAAATGATAATAGATACTTTAAAATCTCCTGAAATATCAACATATGAATCTATAACTCAAGACCAACAAAATATAACAGAAGACCAAGGAGAAATAACAGAAGATATAAAAAAATACAAAGATATTGTTAAACAACATATTCCAGAATTATTAAATATATCAATACTTTTGGATGAAGAAAATATAAATGAAAATAAAAAAAAATCTAGTCTTTTTATGCGCGTAATGGAAGATATAGTCAAGTTTTATCAAGATAAACAATACAAAGTAATACCTTATGATAAAATATTTGGAAGTGATGAAAAAGTTAAAAGTATAGATACAGATACAGATAAAGTTACAGTTACAGATAAAGATTCATTTTTATATACAGCTGCATCAACCTATTTTTCTATTAGACAACCCGATGATGAATATAATCCATTAACAAATTTTTTAGATAGTATTGACTATAGTAAAATACAAGATAGTGAAAGAAGTAGTAATCAAAGTTTATTATCGAGTTTAGTTACAAGTTTTTTTTCTACTTGTATATCTCCCGATGAATCAGATAAATTAGCCAAAACAGATATTTCCGAATTAACTATGAATACAGCTTTAACTACTATTGATAAAAAAGGTTCTGAAAAATTAAAAGATTTGAAAGATTTGAAAGATTTGAAAGATATAATAAAAAAAACTGTTACAAAAGAATACACATTAAGTAGTAATGATGAAGAAAAAAAATTAAGATTTATAAGAAAAATACCCCAATTAAAACCCTTAGAAAATGCACCAAACCCTGCACAATTTTTTAAAAGCGTATTTTCATTATCATTAACTAAAGGTCAAGGAAAAGAAAATGTAATATATGATTCCATAAAGAAAACAGATCTAAAAGATCAATATTATGTAAGTTCTTTACAGGCAACATTGGGAACATTACGTTCTACTGGAACTCCTGAAACTGAACAAATGACTACAACGGAATCAGAATTATTAACCCCTGAAACTATTAAAACGGTTAAAGAAATTACAAAATTATTAGAATTTGCTGGAGGAAAACCTGAAAAACCTGAAGATGATAAATATATTCTAGAAACAAAAAAAACTTCTGAAATTAAAGATAATAAGATTTATATGTTATTACAAGGCGAATTTAAAATAAATGGATCGACGATAACACCTGTAGTAAAAAAAGCAGTTGAAATAAAAAATAAAGACGAATATAAATTTAGTATTGAAATATATAATAAATTAAAAATTAGTAAATCACAAGAACTTTTATGTAAAATAAAGGATTTTTATGATAAAATTTCAGAAAAAAAATCTTTTTATGAAAGTCTTTTCAAAAAAGATTATAAAGATATTAATTTAAATGGAGAAAATTTTGATAAATGGAAATTCTTATTATTAGTTATAAATTTTCAAGGAAAAGAAATAGAAAATAGTATATTATTAGAAATATTTTATTATATGATAGAAGATAACAAAAATGATATAGATATAAATAAAATAAATAGTGATGACAATAATATAACCAATAGTACATCTAGTGATAAATACATAAATTAATCCAGCTATGATTCTGGTATGAATAACACAAACGAAAATTTCAGTGATTCTCAATCTACTAACTCTACCTCTCGATAACCCTAGGAGACTTGTATTGTAATATATCTATAACTTTCGTCGTTGTCGGAAATTCTTCTTCACCATAAATGTCCTGTAACAATAACCATTCAAATAATCCCCCGTAATATACATATAAATTTGTAAATCCCAAACTAGACAATTGTTTAAATTTTTTTTCAATTGAATCATCTGCGCAATTTTTCCCATAAATAATTATTCTAACCTTTTTCATGTTATATTCATCTAATAATGTATTAATCACGTTCTCCTCACTATTAATACCAACAGTATTTTTAATCAAACAATTTTGTTCATCTTTATTCAAGGTATTAATAATATATTCCTTTTTTTCAATAGCTATTTTCACATCTTCAAAACCAATCTTTTTAATATTGTTAGAAAACCAATTAGAAATCATATGGTATAATACATTATATTTTTTGTGTTATTTTTTATCCACAAAAATTATACGTACAATGGATGAAAATTTACATAATAAAATAGAAAAAATTAAAAATACCTTCAAAACTTTTATAGGTTATCCCTTAAATGCATCATATGATTATCAAGAAATAATGACTTCTTTTTCTACAAATATAAATAACGTAGGTTGTCCATATACAGATTCTATATTAGAAATAGATACGAAATCAATAGAACGAGATGTTCTCGAATTCTTCGCAAACCTCTGGGGAATTTCAATAAGTAATGTATGGGGTTATATTACATCTTCAGGAACAGAAGGTAATATGCAAGGATTGTATGTAGGTCGTGAATATCTAAAAAATCCGATATTCTATACATCCAAAGATTCACATTACTCTATATTCAAAATCGCAAATATATTAAATCTCGAAACAAAGGTAATAAATACAACAGAAATGGGTGAAATGGATTACAAAGACCTAGAATTAAAAATCTTAGAAAATTTAGACCGACCTATTCTCATAAACGTCAATTTAGGAACAACAATGCGTTCTGCATTTGATAATACAAGAGAAATATACAGATTATTACGTAAATATAATAAACACAATAATTACTATATTCATGCAGATGGAGCACTGATGGGATTTGTTCTCCCATTTATTGAAAATGATTTGTTTTTCAAAAACCATATACATAGTATTTCTATTTCCGGTCATAAATTTCTGGGAATACCATTTCCATGTGGCGTTTTTCTCATGGAAAAACGATTCCTCCTAAATTTCTCTACAAATGTAGAGTATGTCGGTTCTTTAGATTGTACTATATCTGGTTCTCGAAATGGACATAGTCCTCTCTTTTTCTACCATATCATATGTAAAAAACAAACAGATGGATTCAAACAAGATATTGATAAATGTATAGAACTCGCAGAGTATATGACGGAAAATATACCAGATTCATGGAGAAATCAAAATTCGATTACAGTCGTTTTTCCAAAACCATCCGATAGTGTGATTCATAAATGGCATCTAGCGACCGAAGATGATATATCTCATGCAATCATAATGCCCCATGTAACAAAAGAGATGATTGATGAATTCATACACGATTATAATACAAAAAATTGATTTAAAATATAATATATATTTTATATTATATTTCACTCGTAAAATCAGACTACAATGGATCTATCTCAAAAGAAACTTTCAAAAGCGGAATGGGAGAGTATTGAAACTCCAGTATTAGAATCAGAAAAAAAGATTCTCAAAGTAATTATGAATGGATTCGAAACATTAAATATACGCTTCAATGAAAATCTCTCTCTTCTCCAGTTATTGAAAATGACTTCATCTAATAATGTCTCGGATATCGAGATATATTTTTACAATGAATATTTCATAAAAGAAATCGATAATATAATAATAAATTTACAAAAAATCGCAAAAAGAGAAAATAAAGATACCAAAAAGAAGTCAGACAATACAATTACAAATATAATAGAAATTATAGAAAAATGGAAAAAAGAAAATTCACCAAAAATTAATACAAAAAAACTGAAAAAGGCGGATATTATTCGTATTCAAAATATGTCTACAAATATTCAATTACAAAAAAAATATATATTCGAATTTCTCCTTCTTGAATTCTGTGAAAAAATAATTATATCAATCGCATCAAAAACCACTGAATATGGATTCTATTTATATACTCTTTTACAATTCCAAAATATTTCCATCACAGATATAAACAAATATGTACAATTATTCATTCAATTTGTTATTTCGTTTGCAACAGAAAAAACGAACATTGCTGAAGTATTTCATCGTTCACCTGAATTCATCGAAAAAAATAAGTATCTTTTGAAATATGAAGATATATCATTATATCAACATCAAAAACAGTTATTCTCTCTTTTCAAAAATAATCGAAATATATCCCGTCTTGTTTTATATATGGCTCCTACCGGTACTGGTAAAACAATGTCTCCACTCGGATTATCACATTCATATAAAATTATATTCGTATGTGTAGCAAGACATGTTGGTCTCGCCCTTGCGAAATCCGCAATATCGATGGGTAAAAAAGTGGCGTTTGCATTTGGATGTGAAACTGCCGCGGATATTCGTCTGCATTATTTCGCAGCAAGTTCATATAGTGTTAATAACAAAAGTGGTGGTATTTACAAAGTAGATAATAGTATTGGAACAAACGTAGAGATCATTATATGCGATGTTAAATCCTATTTAGTTGCAATGTATTATATGTTAGCATTTAACAGTGAGGAAGATATTATTACTTATTGGGATGAACCCACTATTACTATGGATTATACACAACATGATTTACACGAAATAATACATAAAAATTGGGTAGATAATCGAATTTCGAAATTGGTTCTATCTTGTGCGACATTACCAAAAGAAAATGAGATTGAGGATACATTGGCGGATTTCCGTTGCAAATTCGAAAATGCGGAAATAAATACAATTAGTAGTCATGACTGTAAGAAAACAATTTCTCTTTTAAATAAAGAAGGTAAATGTTGTCTTCCACATTTATTATTCGATTCATATGAAGAAGTAATAAAATGTGCAAAATATTGCGAAGAAAATAAAACATTGCTTCGTTATTTTGATTTGGAAGAAATTATACGTTTTATTGAATATGTTGATAAAAATGAATTTATTAAAACACCATATAATATTTCCACTTATTTCAATTCTATATCTGATATTACTATGAATTCTATTAAACAATACTATCTTATTGTTTTATCAAAGATTCAACCACAAAATTGGATCATTATTTGTGAACATATGAAATCCACACAAAATATAAAATTCAATGATAAAACACAAATACCAGATAAATTACGTAAAATTAAGAGTATGAATAATGAGATAAATGATTCTGTATTTGAATTCTCTACACAAAGTACACCTATAACACGTATGCAAAGTGTGAATATACCTCTAATTATACAATCCAATTATGAGAATAATTCTTCCAATCATAAAGGTATTCTTTTAACAACACTCGATGCACATACATTGACAGATGGACCGACTATTTATCTTGTAGAAGACGTAGAAAAATTGGGTAAATTTTATATAGAACAATCTAATATTCCCGAAAAGACATTCCAAGAAATAATGAACAAAATACATGATAATGATACAATTCAAAAGAAAATACAATCATTGGAGAAATCTCTCGAAGATGCGGTTGGTTCAGAAATAGAAAAGGAGAAAAAAATGGAACGCAATGGTTTCAATAAAGAAACGAAAAATATTATGAAACAAATTGAGATACTACAGAGCCAAATAAATTCTATAAGTATGGATTCGCGATATATTCCGAATAGTAAAAATCATCAAATGTTATGGGTTCCAAATGGAGAAATGGTTTATAATGCATTTGTTCCAACTATAGATGATTTTGTTGTAAAAGAAATCATGTTAGTGGATGTATCGGATGAAATGAAACTTCTACTCCTAATGGGTATTGGTGTATTCGTAAATCAACCAAATATAAAATATATGGAAATTATGAAACGATTAGCAATTGAACAAAAATTATATCTAATAATTGCACAATCTGACTATATTTATGGTACAAATTATCAATTCTGTCATGGATTTATTGGTAAGGATTTGATGAATATGACTCAACAAAAAACGATACAGGCTATGGGACGAATTGGAAGAAATAATATACAACAGGAATATACTGTTCGTTTCCGAGATGATTCAGTTATTATGAATCTATTTTCACCAATGAAAGAAAATATAGAAGCAGTAAATATGTCACACTTATTTTGCAGTGATTAATATATACAAATATAATATACATAATATCATATATATTATAATAAAAAAATTATTTTTTTACGTATTTGACACCTTTGCACATTTACAATAATCTCGTAATATAATAAGCATTTTCATTCATATTTGTTTCATTATACATTGAGACTATTATGAACATGGAAAATATCTATATTCTTCCATTTCAATAAGTTCAGAATCAGAATATCGACGTTTATTTTGTACCATACCATATGGAGCACAACTTGTAACTAAAAAACATAATATAAATCTATCTAAGCAGGAAAGGATATTTGTCAAACCACACATCAAACGCGTTTGGAATAACCAATATTTGTTCATTTACATATGATATATATGTACTTTATATTTGTATATTTTTTATTATATATTTTTTTTGTTTACATGAAATCAATATAAAAAATATTTGATATTTACATGTGATGTATAATAAAAAATTATATACGTTTTTGAAAAATACACTGAATATATGTTGTATTATTTCTATTATAACAGTGAATTTTTATCTATATAATCGAATACCACTACCATACTTATTCTCAACTCTGTTATTATATTCTATATATCCATTTTTCAGTAATATTTTATTTTTATTTTTATTTATTGATTCGTTATATCTATTTATGTAAAATAATGTAAATAATGTAAATAATGTAAATATATATATTATAAACCATTATAATGGGGTGTTCTATTGATGCATATTACTCTGTAAATAAAGAAGAAATAGAAAAATTTATACAAGAAAATGACATTGATATAAACAATTGGAAACAATGTAATATTATTGCAAAGCATTTTTACGAAAAAATTACTGGAAAAAAATACGAAAAAGAATTCTGTCCATTATTATATGTTTACAGTAAAACAGAAAGAGAACACAAATTGATTAATTTTCACAGTTGTAAATACATTCGAGATCACGAATCATTTGAACGAAGAGATTTACCATTTCATGTTACTAATTGTTTATATTGTATCACTGTACCAGAAGATGCAATACGCGTAGCAAAAGATTTACGAATATATTATCCGAACGATGAAGATTTACTTCATTTTGCAGATTGGTTAGAAGAAACTTCTAAATATTGTTATAAATATCATTATTCGATGTAAAAATATAAAAAATATCTACTGTGATAAAATATTATGTTATCGTGGTTCAAAAAATCGCAATCTCTTATTTTCCAAGAACGAATTGTTGATTCTCATAGAACAGATATTTTTGTTCAACCACCAAAAGCAAAAAAAATTGCAGATATAAATTATTTTGATGTAACAGAACAAACATTGACACCTGAATTTGCAGAATATTGTAAAAAATATTATTCTCAATATATTAGACCAAATCACTATTATATTCATTTTAGTTTTATGTCTCCTCCTGCTGGAAAAATATATGAAAGTGATACAAAAATAGAAATTACAGAATATAATGTATGTTGGGGAAACTGTGATTATGGATATATACAAAATCCTAAGAATAATCGTGAATATATACCACTGAAACCAGTGTTTCGTATATTATGCGAACTTATGGATGAAACAAACAAGCCATATACAGTCAATGTCAATTTGGTAAAATACAATACTACAGAATGGGAGCAAGATAATATGTTATTGACATTTTCATTTGTACAACAACCCAAACTATATAATTTGTAATAGATTTATAATGTAAAAAATCACATTATAAATTTTCATTGTTCTAAAAAGCATTAGTGACGCTCAATGCATAAGGGTTTCCTTTCAATCCATCTAATATATCAGGTGTATTACGTTCCATTTGAATGTTAGAACTCAATGAATTTAATCCCTGTAAACGTCCCAAATTAGCAACATCGGGTGATTGATAAGGCATTGTTGGTACAACATCACGATCATTCACTAGATAGTTATCCTTTGGATTCGATTTCATATTAATATTTGAATTCAATAAATTCATATTTCCTTTTACCATATACCCTTGTATAGTGGATGATTTAATATCATTATTGCGTTGTCTATATTCCGCATCATATGGTCGTAATCCTCTACCACGTTCTCCAGCACTAGAACCTCCTGAATAAAAGAAATTATCCGTAGTCATTCTATTTGTATCATATGGTTGATTTTCCGTGACTTCATATGCTCCACCTCGTTGATTTGCATTTACATTCAAATGGAATTTTGAGTTCTCCGTAGTTTCTCGAATAGTCGTTGGAAGACGATCCGCTGGATTGAAAATATAAGATTGTGAAACAGTAGAACCGGGATTTTGATATGGTCTCAATGTACCTATTGTATTTTCACGACGTGATGGACGTAGAGCATCTAACAATGGCGCAACAACTGCTCCAATTGCTCCACCCATAATACCATAATAATCTCCATTTGCATTCTCACTGCGATTATTAGGATAGGCTTTTTGACCTTGAATTCCATAATCACCAGTACTTGCATAACCACGACCATTTGCATTTGCAACAGCAATAGGAACAGAACCTAATTGAATATTATGAGAAGGCATATATTCTCCAGGAACATATACGGAATAATTGGAAGAACCTGCACCACCCGTATATGACGCGGAAGTTTCTGCACGTGCTTGGTCATGAAACATAGGAATACTATGAAGCATTGGACCCTTTTCAGCGCCAGTCGTAGTAAACAAACGATCATGACCTAATTCGAAATGTGTATCAGGTCTATTTTTTTCGAAAACACCTATATGATCGGTTGCACTACTTGTTTTAATATAACTAGTTGCTGGACCTTCATGACCAATAAGTAAATGACCAGATGACTTGGGTTTATTTGCTACACGAAGTTCATCTACGCCACGATCTAACCATTGTTCTCGCATCGCCATACCCGAATTAAAACCACCAGAACCTTCTGTAGTGTATCCTAAACCTAAACCTGGTGCAACACGTTCTTCCGCAAACGGTTTTACATTGGACATTTTCAAACTAGGATTTACACGTGATTGATAAAAATCATTTACATTTGGTGCACCATACGCCCATTGTAAATTATCATGAGGAGAAAATAATGGAGATTGTTCTCGTTTTGAAAAATATTGAGAACCACTTCCATTTAAATTGTCTAAAACGCCTTCTGTTGAATTAGAATTAGATACTTGGGTTCTCAAATTACTTCCAAAAAATGGTACCATATTATTATGTTGAAAGTAACTACTATCAACTTTTTCCCCCGTCAAAGAAGTATAATTAGCAAATGTATTATTACCACTTCCTCCTACATTATTAGGTACAATACTAGCTGGACTTCCATCAGGATTAAAAAATTTATCAGTATATACACTAGGTGAATCGAATCTATTATTTACAGTTAATTCTTCAGTTCTATTTAAATCATTGGATACAATAGGATATTCAGATGGATAATTCGTATTTGGAATATTTGTATTTGGTAGTTCAGAACCTTTATTTGCAAAGTTCTCATAATTATTTATAGATTTTTGTTTTTTTGATTGATTATTAATTAAATATAATCCTGATAATGCTACAAAAGGTAGTGCTATTTCCATATTATATTATACTTATATATTTATAGTACTTATTTTCTTTTGGGTAGAAATAAATTATTATAAAGCGCTAAATAAATATAAAAATAATATTTATGTAACTTACATTATAATGTCAGATATAGTAAGCATTGAAGATAAAAAAAATAAAAAAATATTCTCTTTAGGGTTTCGTTGTTCATCTGCTGCTATTCTTAAAAAAATGGGTTTAAAAACAGAAAGTTATCCTTTTGATTGGTTAATTTCACATTTATCTGTAATACGTCATTGTATGGAAAATGATTTTCAAGAATTTCTCAATATTGATAATTATCAACGTAAATATACAAATACTTATGAAATGGCGGATAGTAGAGAAGGTTTTGTATGTGATGAACATTTAATGGTTAATGTATATTATCAACCAAAAGATATGTTAGATGTGGAAAATACATATAAATGTAGATTAGCAATGAATCATCACAATATTACAGAAGAAAAAGATACGGATTATTACAAGAGATGTGTGACAAGATTTCGAGAACTTTTAAATTCCGACGAAAATAAAATATATGTTCATATTCGTCCATTAATTAAATTAGAAAATTATGAAGAAAATAAAACAGACATGTTGGAGGAATTGATAAATTTTGATAATTTTGTATATGATTTCTCTAATAAAAAAACACAAGGATTAATATTTGTTCTCATTCGTGATGATAGAGAAGATTTTCAAATGAAACAAGAGTTGTTATATTATAAAGGTAATGGAACACGCATATATTTAGTATACGTAAATCGTCATTTTATTGATGCAGGTGAAATATTCATGGGTCATTGTCACGAAGAAAAAACCTGGATAGAAAATAAAATAAATGAAATTGTAAATATGTGAAAAATAAATATAGAAATATTTTATTTAGAATTGTATTAGAACAATGGATTTAGAAAATGAAACAACTAATATCGAGAACATGGAAGAAAAAAATACATCATTGAGTGGTATAACTTTCGTTACATGTTATGTACATATATATGAAAATGAACCCTTTCAACATAAGAATGTTCCTTGGAGAATTGAACAATTTGAATTTATTGCGGATTTGGGTGTGAATATATGCGTATATGGAGATAGTATAACAATGCCCTATTTAGAAGAATCATGTGCAAAGTTCTCGAATGTAAAAATAATGTCATTGGATACACCGTATAACGAAACATTGATATATAAAGAATGTGTACGTGAAGGATTAGAATTACCAGAACGTCGTTATCCAGCAAAAGATACGGTAGAATACATGACATTGATGAATTCAAAAATAGAATATGTATATGATGCATTGAAAAAGAATCCATGGAATTCTCGTATTTTTTCATGGATCGATTTTAGTATGGCTTATGTATTTGGTAATAAAGGAGAAAGTTTACCATACTTAAAACGTTTATCAGAAAGAAATTTCATAGAAAAATTCTTCGCCGTTCCTGGTTGCTGGCAACCCATACCACCGAATAATTGCAGCGCAATTGTAAATAACATTCATTGGCGATTTTGCGGAACATTCTTTATGGCGGATATTGAATCCATGAAAAGATTTTATGAAATATATCATGAATATTTTCCTATTTTTATTCGAGAACAAAATAAATTAGTATGGGAAGTGAATATTTGGGCATATTTGGAGGCAAATACTGATTGGAATCCTAATTGGTACGATAGTGATCACAATGATCGTATTATAAGAATGCCCGAATCATTTTTTGTTCCTGAAATAGAAGATAAGGAAGAATTAGAAAAATTGGAATGGTAATACACGATGTAAAGAGAACCTAATTCTATTTCATAGGTATTTTCAATAAAAATAATCCTAAAACTATAAGTAATAATCCTACATATTGTGAATTATGTTCAAAACGTTCTCCTAATATTATAAATGCTGCAACAGATTCTAATATTGTACTTATACCATCCCAAGCTCCGTTTACCATCAATATAGTTGAATTACGTAATGCTTGTATAAGAAAATATACAACCCCTACATATCCAATAGAACCCGCTATCAAATATTGTGTAGCTCCTGGTTTATTTGCATATTGTTTCAATGCAAAATCAGAAAATATTTCAGTAATAGATAACCATATAATATCATAAATATTCATTTATATAATATGTCTATATACAAATTATATAATTTTTATTTTTCCAAATAATATCCAGAAATACCATTTACTACAGGTATACGTGGTACGAAATAGTCCTTTTCTAATATACGTGTTTGTATATTATCATGGAATTTCTTTTCTAATCCCGCTTGTGGATTCAACCAAGGCTCTTCCCATCTATCAATTTCCATATTTCTATACATCCACGCTGGATGTGTTGCACGAGATTCATCTACAAATGCTGGAGAACTTGGATAATATACACTTCTTCCACCCGTAGCCATAGATTTGTATTCATTTAATTCTATTTGATCATGATTTAATCGTCTTGTTAAACCACGCAAATCGCTTTCTAGATTTACGGCATTATCCATTAAATTTGCACCCCATGTTTGTAAACGAAGTTGTGGATCTTCTAAAAATGGTAGCTGAGAACCAGGTCCGGGTGTATTCAACGCATATTTTCCAGCATAACTACTTTCTTCACTTTGTTTAAGAATTCTTGCTGGATCATCGTGAAATCTTGTAAATGACATTATATATAGTTATTTATAATATAATAAATTCATATAAAAATCTATATAAACAAATCATTATTATTTTACTAATATGGCTCCAAAAAATAGGAAACCTCGTACCAATAAACCTCCTAAACAATTATATTCTGATAATACAATTGTAGTAGAAGAGTCAAAAACAAATAATTCGCTTCCTGTTAATACCATATCATCAAATAATTTACCTTTCACTGCAAATACAACATTTTCTATGGCTTTAAATACACCTGTCGAAATTAAAAATAAGAATCTATGTTTGAATATGATTGTTAAAAATGAAAGTCGTGTTATTACACGTCTTCTTCAATCCGTTGTTAATTATATTGATTGTTATTGTATTTGCGATACTGGTAGTACAGATAAAACAATTGAAATTATTCAAGATTTTTTTGCAAGTCAGAATCCTCCAATTCCAGGACGTATCATTCAAGAACCTTTCCGTGATTTCGGTTATAATAGAACATTTGCTTTGAAAGCTTGTGAGGCATTTGATGTTAAGTATATTTTACTCCTGGATGCAGATATGATTTTTCAAGTAAATCCCAAGTTCACAAAAGAAAAATTGTGGGCAACCATGAAAGACGATGCGTATTATATTTTTCAGGGTTCGGATACATTTTATTATAAAAATGTTCGTATTGTTAAAAATAGACTCGGTATGTCATATTGGGGCGTTACACATGAATATGTGAGAACACCCGATGGAACAAAATATTCAAAATACGAAAAATCCGATGTTTTTATTAATGATATTGGTGATGGCGGTTGTAAATCCGATAAATTTATTCGTGATATTGCTCTTCTTAAAAAGGGTTTGGAAGATGAACCAAACAATGATAGATATACATTCTACTTAGCAAATAGTTATCGCGATGCTGGTCAATACGATAATGCTATTGCTGCATATAAAAAACGTATTGAAATTGGTGGATGGTTTGATGAAGTATGGCATTCACATTATAGTATTGGTAGATGTTATAAAAATATGGGTGATATGGCGAATGCTATTTATTGGTGGATGGAAGCATACAACTATTTCAATAATAGAATTGAGAACTTGTATGAAATCATTCATCACTATCGTTGTAATGGTAAAAATCATCTTGCTTATGGGTTTTATGCTATGGCGGATCATGAAAGAAAGAAGAATACACATTCCGATTATCTTTTCCTTCAAAAAGATGTTTATGACTATAAGATTGATTATGAGTTATCAATTATAGGTTACTATTGCAATTATAACAATTATGATCTTATGAAAACATGTATGAAGGTTATTAATTATCCATTTGTAGACGAAAATATTGCACGTAATGTATTGAGCAATTACAAATTCTATACAAAGGAAATCTATTCTAAAAATATGTTATCACAACAAAATATAGATGTATTAAAGTCCATCGGAAATACCATACCTGAATTACAATCACGTTTGGATGAATTTAATCGCAGTACTCCATCGATATGTGTAAATATGGATGGTGATTTGGTAGTTAATTTGAGATTGGTTAATTATAAAATAAATGAACAAGGTGGATATGAGAATCCTGGAAATATATCTACCATTAATGTAATTGCTATAATTGATATTGAAGATGAAGATTGGAAGATTACTAAGGAATTTATTCTTGGATACGATACTAGCTATGATAATTTATATATTGGATTGGAAGATATTCGTCTATTTACAATGGAGAACAATACAAATGTATATTTCAATGCAAATCGCGGATTGAGTTATCACAATATTACAATTGAACATGGAACGATTGACATGGATAAAAAAGAGACATTATCTGGTTTTATCTCTATGAAAGGTCAAAGAGAGGTAGAGAAAAATTGGGTATTATTCGAGGATGCATATGGGAAAATGAAAATTATTTATAATTGGTCTCCTCTTGTTATCGGAGATATTGTTTCTGATAATACTTCTACTGTAACTACACGAGCAATGCTTCCAATGAACTTCGAGAAGACTCATCAAATTAAGAATCCACCATTTTTCAAACATTTGCGCGGTTCTACAAATGGTATTCGTGTTGGTGATGAAATATGGTTTATATGTCATACTGTTAGTTATGAAGATCGCAGATATTATTATCATACTTTTGTTGCATTAGATGCTTCTACTTATGAGGTAAAGCGTTTTACACCATATTTTACATTTAAGAAAGAAAAAGTTGAATACACTCTTGGATTTGTTTATTTCGAATCTACAAATGAAATACTCATTGGATTCAGTCTTATGGACAAAGAAACTGATTATATGATGGTAGACAAATCTATTATTGAAGAAATGATGATAATTGAGAGTATGCTTTGATAGATAATAATAAATATATATAAAACATATTTTATAATATAATATAATATGTTTCGAAGTGTAAATGAAGAATGGCTTCAAAGAAGACGTGAAGAATATTCATCATATATGGGATATTTTGTAACAGAAGAAATTCAAAATAAATTTCAAAAAATAACAGGATTAGAAGATGATATAGTAAAATGTGATAAAGATATTGAAATGCAGTTATGGATTGATAATATTGTAGATAAGTTATGTAAAAAATATGAATCTATAGATGAAAAAAAAAATAATATATGTGATATTTTATTACAAATTGGTTTTGATAAACAAATATTACGAGAATATGGTATACTTGATAATGAAGCTCATTGGGTATATGGTCATATGCAATTGGATGAAAATATCGAATCACTTATTGATTATATTTTTCGAGATTTCATAGACTAATGGCTAATCTGTACAAAACAGATTCTCCATTATAATGGAGAATATTGTGCCGTTTTACATATACCATACGATTTACGATGTAATTGTGTAATACCATGTTGTTTTATCCCATCCAAATGTTGTTTTGTACCATATCCAACATTTTTTTCAAGATGATAACGTTCATTTAAAAGCGGATAATTTTTACATAATTCATAAATATATTCATCATGTGCAACTTTAGCAATAATACTAGCTGCTGCAATACCCATATATTTCGCATCCCCTTGTTCAATTGTTACATGTGGTATTTCTTCCATTGTTCCTTTTTCATCATTATATATACAATATGGTTTAAATCGATCTCCGTCGACAACTATTAATGTATTTTCTGGATTAGCATTTTCTAATTTAGCAATGACTTCTTTGACACATTCATGCATACATCTAAATACTGCTTGTAATATATTTATTTCATCAATTACATCGGATTCAATATAGTGTATATGATAAGCCAGACAATTTTTATGTATATAATCAGATACTTCTTTCATTTTTATTTTAGAACTGAATTTTTTACTATCTTTAATTTCGGTTCCATCAAAAGAATCATCACTAGGTAAAACGACGGCGGCTACATATACACGACCAAATAAACAACCTCTTGCAACTTCATCTATACATATTTCCCATTTTTTACTGGAATCATAAGAGAATTGTAATAATTCCTTTGGTTTTTTCACTCTAGATTTAGACATATAAGCTATATAATATCTGTTATATATAATATAAAATATACTATAATATTCAATTTTTCATATTATATTATATATTTTCGACATATAGAATATATTATCGAATGAAAATAACACCTTTTATATTATTTTTATTATTATTGGTTGTTTTAGTATTGTCTATATTATTTAGTAATTTTCTTCCTATTCAACACGATAAAGAGGGATTTATTGCTTTTAGTGAAAATAAACAACCAATAGATTATATATCTATTCCTCAATATTCGTCTTCATCGAATACTGTAGTGAAATTATATGATAATCTATTCTTTGATACCCTGAATGCTAATTTGATTGAAGTCGATGGTGCAGCTTATGTTATTGGAAATACTTCTACTGCGGGTAATACTTCTACTTCAGGTAATACGTCAGCATCCTCTACTTCTACTATAGATAGTACAGGTATTTCTATTACTGGTGTATATGTTGTGAAACGTGATGGTACATCAAATCAACAACCATATACAACTGTATTTACAGATGCTACCAAACAACAAGTACAACCAAACAATACAAATGAAAGTCAAATCAATAATGTAAATAGTCAATCTACTGCTTGGATATATAATACAAAATCACAAAATACTGATAAATATCAAGTGATTTATGTATCATGGAATACAAATACATATATTCATATTATACAAGTAAATTCCACACCCACACATATTTCCTCTTTCTTGTTTGGTTCCGGAAGTGTTATGGAAACATTTGTTTATCCTGCAACACAAAAAGTATCTGCTGGAATATCCAAGGATGATAATGATACAAATAATGGAAAATATGTTATTGATGCATTATATGATCCAAACAATAACGTGTATCAAATTAGTCACACTGTGAAATTTGATCAATCTAATGGAAATCTAATTGTACGTTCTCAAGAATCTCCTGAACAAATTATAGTATATAATCGTTATGGTAATGTTATCACTGATTATTTGACACATAAACAATCTGGTGTTCCAAATACTTATTTTATTCCTTGGATACAATCGGATTATGCGAATAATATGGTTCTCTATATGCCTATGGCTTCTAAGACTCTCATTATGATATTGAAATTGAATACAAATACTGGTTCTAGTATTTCATTCCAACTTGGACAAGTATTACGTTTTACGGCTACTGGTATGGATAGTGATTCTGGAAAAGCATCTCCACCTAGCATGCCCGAAGATAATACTATTAATAGTGATTACTACAAATGGTTAGCATATTGGAATACTGTTGTAAATACACCATATAATAATTATTCTCAAGATTATTTATTAAAGACACAAATTATTCCACCTGTATGCCCATCGTGTCCTAATTGTCCTAGTGTAGCTGGTGGTGGTACTTGTACAAATTGCGGCGGTCAAGGAGGTGGCGGTACTGTTGGTGTATCTAATAACGGTACTGTAGGTGTATCTGTTAGTAGTTCGCAACAACCCGGAAGTACTGGACAAGCATTTGCCCAAGGTCAAAACGCAACTGTAATGGGACAAGGTGGTCTTCTTGCTACTAACGCCGATGCTAATACTATTGGTGGCGCAACTACTATACAAACATTAGGTGTTGTTGCTGGTACAGAAAATATCGCAAAAACAGGTGGAGATGTCATTAGTGGAACTGTTGATACAGCTGGAAATGTAATAGGTAAAACAGTTGATACAGCTGGAAATGTAATAGGTAAAACAGTTGATACAGCTGGAAATGTAATAGGTAAAACAGTTGATACAGTAGGTAAAACAGTTGATACAGCCGGAAACTTAATTGGTGGAACAGTAAATACCGCCGGAAATTTATTACAATCAGCTGGTAGTGGTACAGTCGGTCTAATAAAGGATGTTAGTAGAGGAGGTGTCGTCACTGGTCCTGTTGGAGTAGTCTCAGATAGTAACACATATACTGGTGCGGGTACCCCTAGTGGTTCCGTAGGTGGTTCTCAATATACTGGTGCATCGATCGGTAGTACTCCTATAGATAATTATTCATATTATGGTGCACTCCAATCAAGAGGAAGCAGTAATTATATACCTGTTACAGCCAATTTCAGTGCATTTTCAAAATAAATATATAATATATTTTCTATATTATATATTTTCGTTCAAATCAAAATAAAAATACATCCGCAAAATATAGAAAACTATGAATATCAATAAAATATTAGATAGAGAAGAAACTGCAAAAAATATTAAAACTATTCTTCAATCCTTTGATGCAAATTGTAATAATATTCTATTTAAAAAAGGTATATATGTATATGGTTCTCCAGGCTGCGGTAAAACAGAATTTGTAATGAATATTCTGAAAGAAATGGATTATGATATTATCAAATACGATGCCGGTGATGTACGCAATAAATCGCTCATTGATACAATTACAAGTAACAATATATCTAATTGTAATGTTCTCCAATTAATGAAAGGAATAAACAAAAAAATAGCCATTGTCATGGATGAAATAGATGGAATGAACAATGGTGATAAAGGTGGTATTACATCTCTTATAAAATTAATACGTCAAAAGAAGACAAAAAAACAGAGATTGGAGAACAAAACAATGAATCCTATTATATGTATTGGTAATTACTATATTGATAAAAAAATAAAAGAATTGATGAAAGTATGTAATATATTCGAATTAAAAACTCCAACATCGGATCAAATATCGAATTTATTAGATTTGAATATATCTAATATTTCATCTTCATTCAAGAACATATTATTAAAATATATTCAAGGTGATATGAGGAAATTAGATTTCATTATTAATATTTATAAGAAAAAACCGGAATTATTAAACGAAAATATTATTGAACATATATTTCATTCAAAATCATATAGTGAAGATTCAAAAAAAATTACACAATCATTGATTAATCGTCCAATTAATATTAGAGAACATAATACATTTATGAACGAAACCGATAGAACTATTGTTGCATTATTATGGCATGAAAATATTGTTGATCCTATTTCAAAAGTAGATAAAAAAAAAGCAATTTCATTCTATCTTAAAATATTAAACAATATGTGTTTTGCGGATTATACAGATAGAATTACATTTCAAAATCAAATATGGCAATTCAACGAAATGAGTTCTCTTATGAAAACATTCCACAATAATAAAATTTATCATGATACATTTCCAGAGAACTTAAATATATTTAAACCTCCAGAAGTTCGTTTTACAAAGGTTCTCACGAAATATTCAACAGAATACAATAATATTCTATTTATTTTCAATTTATGTCAAGAATTGGATATGGATAAAAAGGATTTAATAGCATTTTTCCAAGAATTGAGATTATTTTATGGAAAGGAATTCTATAATGTTCCCGAAAGACTTTGTGAAGTTGAAAAAATATTTGAAAATTATAATATAAATAAATTGGATATTAAGCGAATGTATAGATATTTAGACAAAAATGTCAAAAAGGATGCTGTTGTTACTGAAGAAGATGAAGATTATGATGATATAGAAAATGACTAGACAAAGAAAATAGTTATTGTACTGCAAATGTAATAAATAATTTTTTTATTTATTACAAAATAAAAATATCAATCATTTACATTGATAAAAATCTCTGGTTCGGTTTTTTTGAACTCGATATGTTTCTTTGGATTATTTGGAGTAACCTCGATATTTGTAAAATCTGAACTAGACTTCAATATTGATTCTGGTTTTGATTCTTCTTTTGCTTTTGGTTCTCCCTTTTCTTTTTGTAAAGTCTTAATAATCTTATCTTTTTCATTTATTCGTTTATTTAAATCTGCAATAGTCTTATCCTTTTCCATTAATTGTTTTGAAAATGACTGCAAATTTTCCTGTTGTTGTTGAACTATATTAAGAATATCTTGAATACTCAATGCTACTGGTTGTTCTCCAGGTCTAGACATCATAATTTGTGGTGCATTTTGTGCATTCTGTGCATTCAATACCTCTCTTTCTTTTTCAATCTTCTTTATTTGTTCCAAAACATCGGGTTTATATTTAGGTTGTCCATAATCATATTTATTTAATATACTATCAATATCTTCCATGAAATATTTCTTTATATTTGATTCATAATCATTGCGAATAAATAAATCGACTGTTTTCGGTGATTCCTTGCAATACTGTGGATGCGGATTTTCTAACATTCTACGTTTATCAAATGTATTATGTATGTGTGAAAATACCAATATCGTTTTCAATGGATCTAATTGGACAAATGGAATCGTATAATTCTTTAGAAACGATTTCTCTTCTGCTAATGCTGCAGTATCATCATATTTTGATATTTTCAACAATTCTGATTTAAATGCAAATGTCCCTGCGGTAGCATGATTTGGACCATATGGACCAAATTGATACATCTTTTGTATATGTTTAAAATAAATATAGATTTCACTTGAACCCGCACATAATGCTTCCTTATCTTCCGTCAATCTTTCTACAGCATGAGAAATACGTTCAGGTGGATAATAATCATCATCGTCCATATAAACAATTATACTTCCTGTTGCGTGTTTATGCATATAATTTCTTTTTTCCCCCAACGCCATCTTTTTATTTACACTGAAATATTTTATTTGTGGTATATTTGACTTATCTACCAAATCCTTTATTTTATCTGTACCATCATCAACGATAATCCATTCTATTCTATTTTTTGGATATGTTTGATTTTTAAAACATTCAAACATAATTGGAATAAATGGGCGACGATTGAATGTTGGTGTACAAACACTTACTAATGGATAATATTTACCATTTATAATTGATTTATTCTTTTTTGTCATATATTTTTACATTATTGTTTCTATATATTGTTTGTTGATTATATTATATATTGTATATTTTTACATAGATGTATTAGTTTCAAGGTATTACACTAGGTGTTACCGGTGGTGTTACCGGTGGTGTTACCGGTGGTGTTACCGGTGGTGTTACATATACACCACCTTTGGGTATATTTTCAAATACTACTGATTTTGCTGTATTCGCTGCGTTTGCTACAGGTTGTTCATTTTTAGTAGAAAATAACATTAAAAAATAAGCTATCATATTACTTATTGATAATAATAATAATATAAATAAAATTGTGGTTATAATATTAATAAGCAGTTTCAATCTTAATTTTGATAAAGCATATGTCATATTTCCACCTACTAATAAGAAAAATACAATATAATTAAAATTTTTGTATATAAATTTAGATAGATCATATAAAAATGCCTGAACTACATCCCTCTTTTCTACATTTATATCACCTGGTTTCATTTTTTTAATATCTTCTAAAACAAATTCATCTATCTTTTCAATAATGGAAAATATATTTTTATCATTACCATAAATAAGCATACCAAATAATGAATGTACCCAGAAAAATATAATAATTAATATGCTACTAACATTAATAGAAAATACAGCTATTATAAGTCGTGCAATTAATATAAAAAATGTTATTATACAAGCAAGAACACTTGGTTTTCTAAGATCTATACCCTTTTCTATTTCCTTTGGTATCATAAAAATATAATATCCTATAATTATGATACCACATATCCATCCTAATATAGATGGTGTTCCATTAATTGCATTTTGTGTAGATCCAAAAAAATTCAAAGTATATACCAAAAATATAGAAATCCAAAATATGATAATTTTGGTAATAATTTCAAATGGAACACTTCTAGTTATAGTTTGAATAGTATCTTCATTAAATAACATCTGATCAAAAAACCACAAGGGTATTATTGTAAAATCTAAGAAAAATTTTGGAAACATTCTTACACTTTCACTGAAATTATCAAATGTAATTTTAAATCTATTATTATCGGTTATAGGTGCACACATATTTGTTCCATCTTCTTTTACAATTGGTTTTTTACAACCAGTATATTCAGAACCTACATAAGCTAATAAAAAAAACCAATTATATGATACAAATACTGCTATTGGAAATGATATTGTAATATAAATCATATTTTGAATTACATTTGTATCATTATCAACATCTTCTTTTTTATATTTTTCACCACTCATTTCATAAATTCTTTGTACAATTAATCGTGTAAGTCCCAATGATGCATTGAATATAGAATTAGGAATATAAAATAAACTATCAGAAAAATTATTAAGACCACTCATTATATCGTTATTTGAAAACCCCTCTTTTTCAGATTTATCCAAAGGTTCTTCACCTTTTGTATCTTCACATGAAGAACATTTGAATAAATCTGAAATAGTTTTTGGTTCTTTTTCCTTTTTATTTTCATTGCGTTCTACACTGCAACTTGCCGGTTCATCATAAATATTTTTTAATTTATTGGACTTTTGAAAATATTCCGTATATTTTTTGCGTCTATTTATATTTTTTATTTTTTTTTGCATATTTACAACATCATCATTTTGAATAAAATCATTATTTATTTCCTTACTAAATATTTCATTTCCATATATAATTGTATCATTATTCATAGTATTATGTATATTGTATAATACTATAAAAAATAAAGGACCTATACCATATTATCTTGCATATAACATACCACAATTACCACCAATAAATGATAATATATTATATCTCTCTTCAAATAAAGTAAGATTAAAATTATATTCATATAATCTCCAGTTCTGTTTTTGAATACCAATAGGATTACCATTAGAATCACAAACCACTTGAAAATTCGAATTTACTGGATCAATTGTAGGTGAATATGTTGTTATTTCCAATTGAATATCTTTAAATTTACTCATATTAATCGCACCTGATGGTTGATATTCGAATGGATTCGTATTTAAACAAAAATTATAACAATATAATCCTTCCTTTGCTGATCCCCGTGTACGTGTATATTTTTCAATATAATTATATACACCATAATCCAATACATTTTCACGATAATCTCCATTCAATAATATAGCCATTGTTTGTAATATATTTTTTTGATTATCCGCATTGAAATCGCCTGATATATATAATCCAGTCGTTTTTTTATCTGGATTAAAATATGGACCCAAAGGACTTATAGCAAAATCTCCTGAATCTTGTGGTGCAGGAATAATATCTGATGGAATAGAACGATAAGGCCAGTTCGTATAATTACTCCATTCATTTCGTAAATTCACATCATTTCTCTGTATAAACCACATCCAACTAGATACCATTCCATTCGACGTCAATTTCTGTTTACTTGTACCAGCAATATTTTGAAATCTATATTCAAATACATCTTTTACTAAATATACTTGATCCTCTAATGCAAATAATTGCGCCTCCTCTTTCGATAAAAAACAATAGGTAGATATTAAATGTATATCAGCGTTCCAATTTGATATCAAATTTTCATAATTCGGTGAATCTAAATTAACTGCTGGTGGTGTTTGTAAAAATCTATACATCTGAAATTGTGGTTGATTAAAATCCGGTTGAACATATGGATAATTATTCGCTGGATCAAAAACGTCCCTCACTTGAAATAATTCTTGTATTGGACGTAATGTAACAGAAATATACAATTCATTATATTGAAGAGATATGAGAGGAAATGCACAACGTGTATCTAATGTAAACCATGTGTTAATAGGTATGTATAATTTTCGACCACGTATAGATGGTTCCGCTCCATTTGAATTTTCCGTATAATATGCCGATGGATATGCATTCACATGAGAACCTGAATTCGCGGGATCATATAATTCATCTACATTTCCTGTCATTTTGTTAAATAAATCCTTTTTTTCCGATGTAAAATCACGATCAACCATCGCATTCAAATATTCTCCAGAATATTTCTGTAATGTTAGAGAACCACATGTTATTACGACTTCTTTTATCATAAGTGTTCCTAAATCGCGTATCCAATTGAATTCATACGGTGTCCATTTATTATTATTGTGTTCATTTGGATGATATATAGGACTCCATATATCAGGTAATGATACTACCAAATATGTATCCATGAGTAATTCTGCATATCTAGGTATTTTAAATGTAAATGTGGAAGGTTCTGTTAATCGTAAGTCTCTTAAACCATCATAATCAATCCTAAATTTCTGTAATCCAAAATTAGTATATTTAGAATAAACCACTTTAAAAAATGTTTTTGTTGGATTACCTGTTAATATTATATTATTATTTCCAATAGAAATTATATTCATTAAACCTCCAGGCATTATCTTGTTATATATTGAGGGGTTTTTTTATTCTCTTTAAGACATTATTTTATTCTCTTTAAAATTATATAATGTCTATTGGAAGAAAAATATTATTGTTAGTCATTTTGCTATTATTTACATTCATCATTATAAATTTAATTCAACAAAGAATGAATATTATTAAAAAAATACATTCCGAATCTATTAAAGAAGGATTATTAAATAGTGACCCCGATTATAATAGAATTAACAATGAAGTTAAAAATGTCGCTATTGATCCCAATCAATTTCCCAATGGAATTACTACAGTTAAAAATACTATCTATGATAAACCATTAATGCAATATTGCATAAAAGGATCATACAATTCTGCTTATTCTGGAAATTATATTAGTGATATCATGGTAAAATATGTATTATCAAGAGGATGTAGATTTTTAGATTTTGAAATATATTCCGATGAAGCTAATAATGCTATTGTTGGTTATTCTTCTGATCCCGCTGCTGTAAATCCTACTATATCCAATAAAAATAATGTATTATTTCAGGATATATTAAAAACAACCATTGCCTCTGCTTTTTCCAATCAATATGGACAAACATATACTACTACTAATACTAATGATCCATTATTTATTAATATTCGATTGAAGACAAATGCTGCAAATACTAAGAGTTTATACAATGCAGTACAAACAGCGATACAAGGTGCATATCATAGTGGATATTCCCAGTATTTTTATGATAAAGATATTTCTGACGGATATTGGACATGGGATTGGATTAATGGAAGAAAATATACGAAAAATACTCACAAAGATAATTATGTAAATGGATATACAACTTTGAAAGATATAATGGGTAAAGTTATTATTATATTTGAAAATAATTTGAATTTATCTTTACCACAAGCAAATACTAGTTCTATTAATAGTGGAAATTTTTACAATATGATTAGTAATACAGAGTCATTATATAAAACTTCTTATAATGATATAATTAAAAGCAAAACCAATCCACCACATATCAAGGATACAAATACTGTTGATTTAGGAGATAATCCAAAATTCATGATGGTTGTACCCGATAATAATACTAAACCTGATAATCCTAGCGTATTTGCTAGTATTCGAAATTACGGATATCAATTGACATTATTTCAATATTACAATGGTGATGCGTATTTAATGCAATATGAAGGTATGTTCAAGACATATGGTTCTGCTTTTGTACCTATGGCTTATTGTTTAAATTATATAGATAATTATGCTATACCTAGTGAAATTGATCCACATGTAAATACAGTATTTGGTAGTTTCCTTTCGTAATATTCTATATATATATTATATTTTTTTACTAATATAATATATACATTTTACAAATATTATGAGTAAGAATTTTTATAGGAATAAATATACAAAACGATATAAAAAATTTAATTCCGAATTTTGTGATAATGATATGACTTTTCAAGAATGTGAATTAGCGATATTAAGACATGCTGTTGATGAAAGTGAAAAAATAAAGGGTCAGAAAATAACTAATTCAGAAGAGATTAAAAAAATAATTAAAATTCTAGAAAATTTTATTTTGGAAAAAAAATGTATTTGTTATGGTGGAACTGCAATAAACAATATACTTCCAAAATATGCACAATTTTATAATAAAGATATCGAAATACCCGATTATGATTTTTTTACTCCGAATGCTCTTGAATATGCAAAAGAATTAGTGGATATATATTATGCAAATGGATATAATGAAGTAGAAGCAAAATCTGGTATGCATTATGGTACATTTAAAGTATACGTTAATTTTATACCTATAGCTGATATTACTTATTTATATGAACCTATTTTTGAATCTATTAAAAAAGATGCTATACAAGTTGCAGGTATATTATATGCGCCTCCTAATTTCCTAAGAATGAGTATGTATTTAGAACTTTCAAGACCCGCAGGCGATGTCTCTCGATGGGAAAAGGTTCTCAAACGTTTGAATTTATTAAACAAATATTATCCATTTGGAAATAATTTGAAATGTGAAACGGTTGATTTTCAACGTAAGTTATCTTTCAATCTGGATAAATCTGAATTACTATATATTACTGCACGCGATTCATTCATTGATCAAGGTGTTGTATTTTTTGGTGGATATGCTAGTACATTATATTCAAAATATATGCCGAAGGAACAAAAACGTAAATTTCAAAGAACACCAGATTTTGATGTATTATCTGAAGAACCTGAACAATGTTCTGCAATACTTAGAGAACATTTAATAAACAACGGTTTTAAAAATGTACAGGAAATAAGACATGAAGAAATTGGTGAATTGATACCCGAAAGAATAGAAATTCGCGTTGGAAAAGATACAATTGCATTTATATATTATCCAATTGCATGTCATAACTATAATACAATCAATATAGGTGAAAAAGAAATAAATGTAGCTACTATTGATACTATGTTGAGTTTTTATCTTGCATTTATATACACGGAAGAATATTCATTTTTCAAAGAACGTATTTTATGTATGGCGAAATATTTGTTTGAAGTAGAACAAAAAAATCGTTTGGAACAAAAAGGTCTTTTGAAACGTTTTAATATAAATTGTATCGGAAAACAACCTACATTGGAAGATATACGTGCTGCAAAAACCACCAAATTTAAAGAACTTTCTTCTAATAAAACGTCAAAAGAATATGAAATGTGGTTCTTGAAATATGTACCCGTAGAAAAATCAAAGATAAAGAAAGAAAATGTAATAGAAAAAGAACCTGTTCAAGATGTTATAGAAGAAAATAATCTAGTTGAAAATGTTCTCGAAAAAAAACAGAAAAAAAGCAAGCCGAAGAAAAGTATAAAATCTTTATTATTTAATATTAGTACTAATAAAACGCGTAAAAGTAAAAGAGAAAAAAAAGGTTATTTATTTTAGATCTATCAAAAAAATTGAAACGATTATAGAACTTGATATTATATATTGTATATATAAAATATCAATTATGCTAACAATATACGTAATTTATCACATAACATTTGAGAACACCAATATATTCACTACGGATAAGAATCGTATTGAAGAATTGACAAAAAAAATGGCTGAAAAATACGAAACAAAACTATCTGATTGGTACGTACGTACCATTGTTGAAGAAAATGATTTTGAAGCTGATATGGATATGGTAAAAAGAGAGAAAGTATTTTCTACATAGATAACTATAGTCCGAAAAAAGATAAAAAACCTTTTGATTTTCTCTTTCTACTTTTTTTACCACCTTCATAGATATTTGTGCCTCCATTTAAATAAAATTTCTCCATATCACTTGCTATGCGTTTACCACTATAGTATTCTAATTTACCATCTTCTATTCTAAATAGAGTAGGATAACCATCTTGAAGAGATACTTTATCATCAGAGTTCTCCAAATACATACGATTAATTTTATCTATTTTTTCATCTTGTCCTGTTTGTTCAATTTCTATAAAAGAAAAATGAATATTTGGTAATGATTTAATTTTTAATTTCATATTTTTCTTCATTTTTTTCCATTCTGGTTTTAGTAAATTGCAATATCCGCACCAATTTGCATATATTTTACCAACTATTATATTTTTAGGACGCATTTTGCGTGTTTTATTAATATGTATTTTTTTATTTTGCGTTGTATTCATATACATAATACAAAGAAACTATTATGTATATTGGATATTTTATATTGTAATATTATAATATAATGAAAAACCTAAAGATATTATTTTTGTTATTTTTAATAATTGTATTTTTTATAGGTTTATACTTGTATACTTTTAATAAATTAACAAAGGATGTCATTGTATCTAAAGAAAATATGGATAATGATGATAGTTGTCCAGATATATTAATTAATAAAGGTAATAGTTTATTATTATTTAATTCTAAGAAACCTGTGAAGGATGGTGAGAACCCTATTCCATTTTTTAGTTTAGATGATTATATAAATTATTTAGAAATACAACGTAAGAAGGGAATAAAGTGTCCCGTATTGTATTTACAACAGGAGAACGATACACAAGGAAATGATGTATATCGTGTACGTCCTGGACCGTTTGATCTTCAAGGTGGTATTCAAACACATAATATGACAATTGCTGGTATGAATCATCAGGATTTACCTGTAGGTCCACAACCTACACTCCTTATGAAAGATACTTCTAATTTGAATAAGAATAAACCCTCAAAATATATTGATGCTAGTAGGGAAAATGGTAATTATAATAAAGGAAATTACGCTGGATTTGATCCTTACGGATTGTATATTGGTAGTTATACCGAAATAGATAAAATACATGATTCTACATCATTGAAAAATATTAGTGATAATCCAATGGATACAAATTGGGGAGGCGTAACATATACAGAACAAGCTGTGAATTCAGGAAAATACGATGAATATAACATATACAAACCAAATTATGTAAATCCAAAGGGTATACAAATACCTAATTTGTTTCCAGGTATTCTTCCTCCTGATGATAAAGCTTATTAGTTGATTATTAGTTATTATATTGTATATATTATAACTAATGACATATATTACACCTTTGGACATTTCAAACGCCGATTTTCACGACAAAAAAATAACCAAAAATGTAAAATCAATAGTAGGAATTTCACCTACGATGGTCTAATAGAACAACGAATATGAAGTTACATTATTTGAATAATCACACTGATAAAGAAGAAAGAAGAAACGAATTCAAATACTATTGTGAAGAATGTGATTTTGGTCATTTTACAAAAGGATTATATGATTTACATATGAATGTAAAGAATAAGTAATAAATGATATAAATACATAGATATAATTATCCAATATGGAGTCAAAATTCAATCGTCTTTTTTGGTTAGCATGGTGTAGTAATTTTGATTTAGAAAAATTTAATGATAATTTCTTTGAATATTTATTGAAAGAATTCGGGTTATTTACTACAAAAACCTATAAACATAATATCAATAACGATACTATTCCTACTTATTCTCAATCATTTATCTTGGAAAATGGTCAATTTAGTTTTTCAATAAAACCTGAAAGTAAATGGTGTTCTATCTCTCTAATAATACCATATAATGAAGATTTTGATATTATAAAGTTCAAAAATGATATAAAAATAGGATTAAACGCAGAAAAAATAGAAGATACATTAGAACTTACTTATATAAGAAAGAATATTTAAGATTAGAAGCTGAATAAATTACAAAAAATAATTCATAGTAATTTGTTCATTAGATTTTAGTATTTGAATCGCAGTTTTTACTTGTGGTTTGGTAATTTTATACGAGACGGGCTTTCTATTTTTTCTTGTAAGATTTCTTGTATTTTCGTATCGTTTTATCCAATCCCTTAATGTGCTTTTCTTACACCCAAAAATCTTACAAGTTTTCTTATAACCATCACCATTTTGATTATTCAAGTAATATTGCACGGCAGAATTTTTATAATCAATAGTTTTATGTTTTGTCATATACTAATTAGATAAAAAATTAAAGGTGCGGTTTTAAATCTTCAAGGGTGTAAATGAGAAAAGGTGTATAATAAAACATAATATAAAATCATAGAAAACACACAAATTAAATATTCTTTTCTCTATAAATAAGGTCTAATGTATCATTTATTTTTTCTGTGTTCAACCCAATTTTAATTGTATTTTTGAACTTAATAATATCAAAATCTTCATTATATGGTATCATTAAAGAAATAGAACACCATTTATTTTCGGGTAATACTGTAAAACTAAATTGACCATTTTCCAACAAAAATGTTTGTGAAGTATTTTTTTTGCTTTTATAGATATTTGTAATAAATAACCCGAAATCTTTCAATAAATATTCAAAGAAATTATAATTAAATTTTTCCAAATCATAGTTATTAAACTCTGCATACCAATTAATACGATTGAATTTTGACTCCATATTATATAACTACTATAATTATATATTTCTATATTTTTTCTATTATTATAATTATAGTATATTATAGATAAATCTACTATTAGTATTTATTCTATATTAGAATTCTAATAGAAAAACCCCGAAATTTACAGGTAGAACGTCATTTTTGCGATTTTTTTCCACTCGAGGAAAACGATAGTTTCCACTTTCACTGCGTAACCAGTCACATAAAAAGTCATTATAAAGAGTTAGAAATTTATGGTAACAATTTTTGGAAAATAAATCGGTAAATTTTTTGAAAATGGACATTTATTTTTGTCCATAAAAATGTCCATTTTACAAAACCTGGCATAGACTTTTGCAAAAAAAGTGGTTGTGAGCATAATGCAGCAAAAACGAAAATTAAACTTTCAGTTCCACTGCATAATTTTTTTATAAAAAAAGCTTAAAAACAATATATTTTGGTACATTATATGAATTTTTTAGGAGAAAAAAGAGAAGAAAAAGGAGAGAAATATTCATGTATAATATGTGACTATAATACATCTGATAAGGCAAAATATACTAGACACCTCACTACTCGTAAACATGCCGATGCAGCCAAAAAAGGAGAAAAAAGAGAAAAAAGAGAAAAAAAAGAGAAACAAAAAGGAGAAGAGCATAAATACAGTTGTTTAATATGTGAATTCATTACAAATGACAAAACCAAGTATAATAATCATATGACTACGTTCAAACATAAGAATAATGAACTGCAAAATACACTGCTTAATAAGTCACAAATAGTAGATAATACAAGCTCAGATAAAGAAATGTATTATATGTTATTAAAAGATAATCAAAATTTCAAACAAATGATGGTAGATGAGTTCAAACAAATGGTAATTGAACAAAGTACACTTATAATGGAACAAAGTAATATGATGTTAGAACAAAATAAACAAATGCTTGAATTTTCCCGCTGTAATAATGCAGTTATTACAACAAATAATAATAATATAATTAATAACAATACGATTAATAACAACCATAAATTCAACTTAAATTTTTTCTTAAACGAACAATGCAAAGACGCAATGAATCTTTCCGATTTCGTAGATTCTATAGATGTATCATTACAAGATTTGGAATATGTAGGTGAATATGGCTACGTAAATGGTATTACTAAGATAATCATGGATAATCTTAACCAATTAGATCTATATAAACGTCCAATACATTGTACAGATTTAAAACGAGAAGTAATTCATATAAAAGATAATGATAAATGGGAAAAGGATACAGAAGATAATGAAAAAATGAAGAAATTCATTGCATCTGTTGGAAGGAAAAATAGTAATATGGTATATCCGTGGCAGTTAAAAAATCCCGAATATGAGATATTAGATTCACCAAAATATAACCAGTGGTTACGACTAGCTATGCGTTCTAATGAATACAGCAAGGAAGAAAAGAATCATGAAGCGATATTACGTAATATTACTAAGAAAATATATTTAGATAAAAAAGAATTACAAATATATACACCAACGAAAGCATAGTTAGTATAATACCAGGTAAAAATAAATCTATATTTAGAACTTCTTAGTTAATCATTATAAAATCTACTATTAGTATTCATTCTATATTAGAATTCTAATAGAAAAATCCCGAAAATTACAGGTAGAACGTCATTTTTGCGTTTTTTTTCCACTCGAGGAAAACGATAGTTACCACTCCCACTGCATCACCAGTCACATAAAAAGTCATCATAAACAATTAGAAATTTATGGTAACAATTTTTAGAAAATAAATCGGTAAATTTTTTGAAAATGGACATTTATTTTTGTCCATAAAAATGTCCATTTTACAAAACCTGGCATAGACTTTTGCAAAAAAAGTGGTTGTGAGCATAATGCAGCAAAAAGCGAAAAAAGACGTTTTAAAATGACTGCATAATTTTTTTTATTACAATAAATATAAAATGGACATTTTTAAATTCTTAGGGAGAAAAAAGAGAATAAAAAAGGAGAGAATTTAATAATATATTATGACACTATAATACATAAGATATAATATTTTTATGAAACGACTCGCTACCCGTAAAAACGTCCATGCAGTCAAAAAGGGAGAGAAAAGAGAAAAAAGAGAAAAAAAAGAGAAACAAAAAAGGAGAGTAGCATAAATGCAGTTATTTTACATTAAAGTCCAATAAAAAATTCAAACCATAAAAATGTAATAATATGACCACGTATTATGTTACCATATATGGTAATATAATATTATTATAGTAGAAAATGTTTGATGTTCTCAATACATGTTTTGTTTATTTTTCTTGTTTTTCCATTTGTTTCAACTGTAATACCGTCTAAGCATGATGGGTTCTCTTTAATATTATTTATAAAATCCGAAAAGGATTCAAATTTTTTCATTATAGTAACAGCAGTAATAGAACTTATACCGGGTATTTGACATAAAATAATTTCACCAATATTATCCTTTGTTACATTATCCTTTTTCACTTTCTTAACAACACTGCAATAATTATCTATAGGTTTATTACAAATGTTCTCATTCAATGGTTCATATAATAGCTGTTCATTACGAACCAAATGAGAGGGTATTTTTCCCTTGATAAAATCACGGTCTATTTTACAAGCCATCCAAATAATATATTCCGCAGTTTCCCGTATACTAGCGGTTCTCATTACACTAAATCCCTTAAAATAATTCAACGAAGTAATAGTAGAGTATATTAATTTTTTTTCATTATTTGATTTAAGTTGTGAGAACATACCCTCTAATAAATACATAATATTATGAGTAGGAAATCCACTAGAATGTATAAGACGATATGATTGTTCTTCGTACCTTCCATCTTTTATACTAGCAAATAAATCCTGAAATGTTTTCCTTTCTACTAATAAGACATCTTTATCTTCATCCGTTTTAATAAGGATATCTCCGAGTGGGAGAACTTCCTTCAATAATTGTATAGGAGTTACATTACCCTCCATATTCACAATAGAATAACATTTTTCATATAATTCAGTTTCACGTTCATCAATAATGACTTTCATGTTCTCGAAATAATATATAGAATAGTATAAACTATATATTATTTTTTATTATAATATATACAGGTGAATAAAGATCAAATGTTTACATACCTGTACCAGGAATATTCCAATATGAAATAGCATTGTTACGTCCAATAGGTCTTGAAATATGAGCAAGAGGGAATCTCATAGATCTCAAAAATCCTAGATTGCAGCAATGACCGTGAACAGGATCTACAGCACCAAACGCAATACTCGTTCTCCAGGAACGTCCAACTTGATAAGGAAATCCAGCTTTCTTATTTCCACCACCTTGATTAAAATTAGATATAGAACTAGAATATCTAGCCTTTTTAGAAGCATTCATTTGCACCATGTTGGTAATATATACTCTAAATATATTTTTTTTATAAAGAATAAAAAATTGATATAAAAAGAAGAATATATACTAAATATATATTGTACTGTTTTCATTTTATTTTCAAAATATAATGAACACATTTACTACGAATATTCACGGTGACGATGATATACGTGTTGAAAAAAATCAAAATGGAACAGAAACATATATATTTGATCCCTATAATCCCCTAAATAAGATTATTTCTGCAGATGAAATACAAAATATATTAAAAAGTTACGGTATTGATGTAAAAATTAATAATTTTACATTATATAAAAGAGCATTTATCCATCGTTCATATATTCGAAGACCAAATATAGAAAATCAACAAAATAATATAGTAATAGTACCACAACCAGAAGATTGTTTACCTCTTTTTACAAAATCAAACGAACGATTGGAATTCGTAGGAGATGGAGTATTGGAATGTATTACTAAATATTATTTATATCGCCGTTTCCCAAAGGAGAATGAAGGTTTCATGACAGAAAAAAAAATAGCATTAGTTAAAAATGAAAGTATAGGTAAATTAGCATTGGAAATGGGACTGCATAAATGGTTTGTATTGTCTAAACATGCAGAAATAAAACAAACACGTACAAATTTAAAAAAACTTGGTTGTTTATTTGAATCTTTTATTGGAGCAATGTTTTTGGATTTCAATAAAATAACAGTGAATGACGAGGACGGGTGGTTCAAAAACGTATTTGTAACAGGACCGGGATTTCAAATGGTACAGATTTTCGTAGAAAATGTATTTGAAAAGCACGTAGATTGGATAAATTTAATTCGAAATGATGATAATTATAAGAATATTTTACAAGTGAAAATACAGAAGGAATTCAAAGTAACACCGTATTATAAAGAAATAGAATTGGACGCAACAGATGGATATCGAATGGGAGTATTTTTATGTCTCGGACAATCATTTCATAGTGTTTCTATGGAAGATTGTATAAAATGTGATGTATTTAATTCATTTCATGATATACATGAGTATATGTCTATAAACAATAAAATATTCTTATTTTTAGGTGAAGGAAAACATAAGATTAAAAAGAAGGCAGAACAAATAGCATGTGAAGAAGCATTACGAAATCTAGAAGGTTTCTAATAATGTATGTATAAGGAAACAACATGATAACAAATATATATCCATATAATATATTATGGAATATCAATATGAAACATATGGAGGGGTAGGACCTTTAGATTTATTAAAAAGGAAACGAATGGTAAAACCTCAACCCGTGTTTAAAATAAAATTAAAACATGGTGAAATCAAGGAAAAAAAACGCGAAGAAGGAAAAGAAAAACACGAAGAAGATGAAGAAAAAGAAGAAAAAAAAGAAATAGTGAAACGTCCACATAAAATTATTTTTTCTGATAAAAGAGATGATGTAAATGTTAATAGAGATTTAATTTTAGCAAAATTAAATAAACATATCAATGTTCGCGTAGTTGAAAAAGATAAAAAACAAATGGAAACAAAAGAATATAAGATACCTATTATTCAAGGTGATGTATATGAAAGAAAAGATACTGGTGTTCCATTAAAAATGAAGAAAACAATTACAATAAGTGAAAAAATGGGTGAAGAAATAGAAAAAGGTGATTTGGAAGAAGAATTACCAGATATATTGGAAGAACCTCCAGAACCAGAAATCGAACTAGAACCCAAAAAACTAGAACCTGAACCAGAACCAGAAAAAGTGAAAATCAAACCTAAACGTGGTAGAAAGAAGAAGACAGAAGAACCAGAAGCAGAACTCAAAAAGCCAGAACCAGAAGCAGAACAAGAAGAAAAGCCCGAAAAGCCCGAACCGGAAGTAATAAAATTCAAACCAAAACGTGATACGAGGAAGATATATGAAGAATATAAATTCGGGGATATAGAAATAGATAAAAATATGAAAATAGGAAAAAAATTACTCATAAATCGATTACCAAAGAAAGAAAAAATGGTAGTAAGAACATCAAATTACTATATGAACAATCGAAAAATGTATATTCAAAAAATAGCCGAATTATTCAAACCATACAGAAAAGAATTATTAGATTCTAAATCGATAGTATCGTGTGAATATACAGGAAAAGTAGATTTCAAATTATTGATGCATCAAAAAGTAATTCGTGATTATTTGAATCTATATACACCGTATCGAGGATTACTTCTATATCATGGTTTAGGTTCAGGTAAAACATGTAGTAGTATAGCGATAGCAGAAGGAATGAAGACAGAACGACCCGTGGTTTTGATGACACCGGCATCTTTAAAAATGAATTTTTTTAGTGAATTGAAAAAATGTGGTGATGTAATGTATCGTAAAAATCAATATTGGGAATTTATTCAAGTAGAAGGAAAACCGGAATATGTAAGTATATTATCCAAAATATTGCAAATACCATCCGAAATGATAAAAAAAAAACGGGGTGCATGGTTAGTAGATATGACAAAAAAAGAATCAAATTTCGAGGATTTGTCAACAGAACAACAAAAAGAAATAGACGAACAATTAGATAAAATGATACGTGCAAAATACAATGATATTAATTATAATGGTTTGAATAGAAATAAGTTGAATGAGATGACAGACAATTTGACCAAGAATCCATTTGATAACACAACAGTAATAATAGATGAAGCCCACAATTTCGTAAGTCGCATAGTGAATAAAATTAAAACAAAGGATTCAATATCTTATATTTTGTATGATTATTTGATGAAAGCAACCAATTGTAAAATAGTATTATTAACTGGAACTCCAATAATTAATTATCCAAATGAATTAGGTATATTATTTAATATACTTCGTGGATATATCAAAAAATGGTCATTTCAATTACGTATAAAAAATACAGCACCGTCGAATTTCAAATTAACAAAAGAAACGTTAATGAAAATGTTTCAAAAGGAGCATTTCAATATTTATGATTATATGGAATATTCTGGAAATACATTGACGATTACACGTAATCCATATGGATTTATAAGCACATATAGTGCACAAAAGGGAGGTAAATCGAAAACGTCTAAGAATAAAATGAAAATAAAACATAGAAATACGAAAAAGACGAAAAATACATCTATGTTTTATGTAGAGAATGGTATGATAAAGAAAAATGAAATACAAAATGAAGAGGAATATGAACCAGAAGAGACAGCAGAATATGATCAACGAATATATCACGATATTCATGGTGGTGGAATAGAGGAAGATTACAATGGAATAACATTAGACGAAACGGGTAATATGACAGATGAAGAATTCAAGAAAGAAATTACACGTATATTAAATAAGAATCACATAGAAATATCAAAAGTGGGTTCTACATATGAAGAATTGAAGGCATTACCGGATGAATCAGATTCATTTATTTCTATGTTTATAAATGATGATATGAAAAACATTAAAAATGAAAATACATTCAAGAAACGTATATTGGGATTAACATCATATTTCAGAAGTGCGGAAGAGAAATTACTCCCAAGTTTTATTAAAACGGATAATGGAGAGAATTATCATATAGTTCCTGTGGAAATGAGTGAATATCAATTCAGTACATATGAAAAGATACGAAAGGAAGAAGCACAAGAAGAAAAACGTAATCGTCAAAATAAAGGTAAAAAGGCAAAGAAAGGAGATGCAGAAGATTTGTATAAGAATTTATCAACATATCGTATATTTTCAAGAGCGGCGTGTAATTTTGCATTTCCAACACCACCTGGAAGACCAATGCCTAATAAAGATTCAAAAGAGGAAATGGAAATGGATATGGATGAAAGTATGGTAGATGCTTTATCGCCAGATGAATTACCCAAAATAAATGAATTTGTTACAGATGAAGATGTGGAAAATATAAAATCCACACAAAAGGAACCATTGGATTATCAAAATAGAATAAAAACGGCTTTAAAAATGTTGAAGTATGATGAATCCAAGAGCGAAGATGAACAGTATTTAACTAAGAATAAATTGGAAATGTATAGTCCAAAATTCGCAAGAATATTGGAAAATATATTGGATAAAGAAAACAAAGGATTACATTTATTGTATAGTCAATTCCGTACAATAGAAGGTATAGGTATTTTGAAATTAGTATTAGAGGCAAACGGGTTCTCTGAATTTAAAATAAAAAAGAATGATTCGATGGATACATGGGATATTATAGAAAATCCAGGTGATGAAGGAAAACCTAAATTTGTTTTATATACAGGAACAGAGACACCAGAAGAAAAAGAAATAATACGTAATATATATAATAGCACATGGGAATTCGTTCCAGCATCAATTACTACAAAACTGCGCGAAATATCTTCGAATAATCATTATGGTGAAATTATAAAAATGATGATGATTACTTCATCCGGTGCAGAGGGTATTAATTTAAAAAACACACGATTTGTTCATATAGTAGAACCATATTGGCATATGGTACGTATAGAACAGGTAATAGGTCGAGCAAGACGTATTTGCAGTCATCAAGATTTACCGGAGGAATTGAGAACAGTAAAGGTATTTTTATATTTATCAATATTCAGTAATGAACAGAAAACAAATAAGAAAAATATCGATATGATGAATCGTGATACAAGTCGCATAGATGGTCGTCCAATAACAACGGATGAGTCATTGTTGGATATAGCAGTTAGTAAGGTAAAAATAAATAATGCTTTATTGGATGCAGTAAAAGAAACCGCCATTGATTGTAGTTTATATAATAGTAAAAATAAGGAGGAGAAATTGGTATGTTATGGATTCGGAAAAGTAACGTCGAATGCTTTTGCTTCATATCCAACATTAGAACAAGATATGGGAGAAATGGAAGAAATAAATGTAAGAAAAACGCGTATTAAATTGAAGGAAACAAAGCCGATTGATGGAGTAATATATGCAATTGATCCAAAGACATTGGAATTATATGATTTGGAGAGTTATAAACAAATGTTGGAAGGAAAGGGTGAATTAATTTATATTGGAAAAGCAGTGAAAACAAGTAGAGGACAATTTCGCATAGATAAAACATGATAGTGAAAACCTTTACATACATCTAATACACAAATGTGTGAAATAAGATGTAATTACAATAATTACAATTGTATATTTACAATGCGTAAATGCAGTAGTTTAGATATTAATTTGTATTATTTTATTATATATTATATGGAATACCCTTATTCCGCATATTCACGTTCACGTTGTTGTGGTCCTTATTATGGTTGTGGTCCTTGTTATGGACCATATGATGGATATTTTCCATATTGGAGATATGGTTTGAGATATCCTTATTTATTCTATTATGATAGATACTATGACTAATGAAATAATATGAAATGACATGTATTATATTATTTTTTATATAATATAATATAAAAAAAACGCGCAATATAGGTATATCTATAATGAACGAAGCAAATAATGTATTAACAATAAAAACAGTTCAAATACAACCAATACGTAATACAATTACAGCAATAAAAGATATATTAACAGACGCTACAATTACGTATACAAAAGATGGAATGAAAATAATTAATTTCGATAAAACACATACTATATTGGTGAATGTAATATTACATGCTAAGAAATTCGAACAATATATATGTCATCCCGAAAAAATAATCATATGTGCAAATACACTTCATTTATTTCGAGTAATATCCACAATGTCGAATGATGACACATTATCAATGTATATAGAGAACAGCGATTATCATGATGGTATTGTATCACATCTTGGATTACAATATGATAATGGAGATATAAAACAATGTTATTGTCAAAAATTAAAATTGATTGATCCAGATACAGAGGAATTAGTGGTCCCTGACGTAGAATATTCCACGATTATTACTCTTCCAACAACGGATTTTCAAAAAATAATCCGCGATTTGAATGGAATTTCGGATCGTATAGAGATAAAGTCAGTGGGAAATGATCTTATATTTTCTTGCGAAGGTAATTTCGCAAGTTCGAAGATTTATCGTTCGGAATCGGATGGAAATATGAATTTCATTCAAAAACCTGACGCATCGGTAGTATTTCAAGGGGAATTTTCATTGAAGTCGCTTAGTCATTTTATAAAATGTACACCATTATGTAGTCATTTGGAGATGTATTTGGGAAATGATTTACCACTTATAGTGAAATATGATATAGCAAGTTTGGGTGAAATACGTCTAGCATTGGCTTCTTTACCACCTTTATAAAATTGATTATATTGTATAATAACATAAAAAGATTACGTTATTATAGATTATAATGTCTGATTTTTCTAGATCCCCTTCTGTACCTATGGAAAGAACTAAGTATAGTTTTGCAATTTTGAAATTATTTGTTAATGAGGAAAATAAGGAATTGGTGGAATTATATAAACAACATGTAGAACAACATAATCATGCTGTTCAAAACGACATGTTCCCAAATTCAGGATTCGACGTATTTGTTCCAGAAAGTACAGTATTTGATACTCTTGTAAAAACAAAGATGATTAATATGCAGATTAAAACGGAGATGTTGTATTATAATACAGATACAAATACAACAGAAACATGTGCATATATGGTATTTCCAAGATCAAGTATTTCAAAGACACCTCTAATGTTAGCGAATCATACAGGTATTATTGATTCAGGATACAGAGGATGGCTAATTGGTGCGTTCCGTTGTTTAGAATTTCTAGATAACACAACAGGATATATTGTGGATAAAAATACACGTTTACTTCAAATATGTCATCCAACATTATGTCCAATTTATGTGAAACTTGTACCCGAAGAACAATTGTCAGTTACATCAAGAGGAAGTGGCGGATTTGGTTCAACAGGTATTATTGGAGTATAGATTACAAAAAGTTGATAGATCAATGGTAGGTATAGATTCGTGATATGAATTATATTCCAAAGAGTGTATAATATTTACACCATAGTAAATATTATATTATTATGCTCTATATATTACACAAACTGAAAATACGCTTTGCTATAAATGAGAAAATATGTAACAATGAAAATACATAAATATATTGTAATATATACAATACGAATGAATCTATTATATGTATTATTTTTTATAAATACAGTATATTGTTTTCATTCCAAGAAGTTCTCGATAATAAAAAATGAAGCACCCTATAGGGGTGCGTATTCGAATCTTCACCGATATAAAATAATATCATTACGAACAAATATTGCGCACTTATTGAAATCAACAAATACAACGAGTATAGAACGGGTTCAAAGTCAAAACTCAAAATTACAAGATGAAGTAAGTATACCTCCAAAACAAAATCCCGAACCGGAACCGGAACCATTCTTTGGAATACCGGGTATGTTTGTAGGAATTCCATTGAATATATTAACATATATTTACACGAGTCATCATTATCATGAAAATATAATGACACCAAAATTGATAATATTACAATTATTAATAGGATTATATACATACGGTAATGACAAATACAATGATGCAATAGAATATGAAAAATCTCAGAATAAGACACAAATATCGATAGATCCAGAAAAGGAAAAAATGTACAAATACATAATCAAAAACAATAATATATTTCCTTCAATATACAACAATGTGTATTATATCATACTATTACTATTATTTGAAAATAATGGTATATCATTTGATAGTATTTTCTTTTTCGTGTTGTATAATTTAACGGCATTTATAACAAACACAAAATATACATTTTTTTCCTATTATTTAGGAATAAAACCAAATGAAATATTAGCAGAGATATATTTTCTATTATTATTAATTTATTTTCAAAGGGGAGAATTTAGAATTCCATTTTTATTATTATTAGATGTAACCAATAAATACATTGATATAAAACGAAATAACAAAATAATAAAACCATTTTTTGTATCATTTATGTGGATGTGTGCTATATTAATATTACCATCAGTATTACATGATCAAAATTACAATATATTGGAAAGTCCAAAGGACTATTTATCGCCATTTTTTCTAATATTTGGTTTAACAAATTATGTAGATATAAAAGATATGGAAGAAGATAGAATAAATGGAATAAAAACAATACCTTTGAAGTATGGAAAAGAAAAAACATTATATTTATGTTATGCAAGTTTAATTACAAGTTTCATATTATACCAGTGAATATATACAAAAAAAATAGAAATATATTATCATTCGATATATAATAGATGCATTTGTATTTATTACCTCTATTACTTTTAGGATATTCATATTCATTTACTTTGTCTTATTCACGTAATCAAAGATGTAAAATGAATATGAATATTGATAATGAAATATATAAAAATACAATAAATGAAATATTATACGACTCTCATAAACAGTTTTTGAAGACATCGAATGTATTGGAAGAAAATGTTCATAATATAGGAAATGATATGCATAGACTAGGGTTCGATTTTTATATTACAGGTGAAAAAATAAATAATTTCGCGAATAAAATTCATACAATGAATAATGATTTGGGAAATATGATTCAGAATAAAGAGGAATTTATAAATCATATAAGTCATGAAATTGGATATTCCGTAGTAAAATTAATATCGACATTATTACCACACGTGGATTCAATAGCGCATGATATTTTGCATATGGATGATGTAATGATAAATAATATATTGAATTTTTCACTGATTTCACCAGAATTAAAAAAAAATATTATATTGACAATAATTCACATATCACAAGAAGGTGACAATATAGGAGGATATATGTTACAATTATATTATGATATAATAAATAAATTGATGTGAAATACAGATTTGGGATTTACACCTTTGTACATTTTTACGAATGTGTAAATTTATACACATACGTATGTGTATACGTAAATATATTTATAAATTAACGTAAAGACTAATCATCATGATTGGATATAATGAAAACACTATTGTTAAAAACGATATATAAAACATTATTGTCTACATTACCGTTATTAACATATAATTCTTTTACTAAGTTATTTTATGCTCCATTTACAATTAAACCATATAGTACATATATTAATTTCCGTCTAGAAGAAGATCAAATATTTTATTTACAGAATTATATCAAACAATATACAGATTCTATTGAATTATTTCCCATAAAAATGTTTCCAATGGACGTACCGTCTTATATTTTGAGTGTGAATATATATAATTGTACAAGTCCATTATTTTCAAATGAAGAAAAAGATATAACGAGATGTGAAATAAACACATATGTAAAAGATAAAAATAATAATTATGGTACACTTATTTTAGATTACTGTTCAAATTATTTGTCTTTGGATCCAGTGGATTTATTCAAAAAGGAACAAAAGGCGTTTTTTACGAAAAACTATTCATTTTTGAATTATAATATATTCAATGATAAATTGAATTTTTCCATTCAATTTGATTATACGAATACAAATAAAATAAAAAGAATAATATCGGATAGTTTGGTACAGTTCACAGATAATATATTTTATAAGAATGGAATATGTGATAAATTATTTTATGATTCAACATTGGTGAAATCGGTAATAGAAAGTCCTGTAGATTATAGAAATTTCACGTTTATGTATAAACATATGAAATTCGATAATATACATAGTATATTTTATTTCAAAAATAAATTACATTTTATATGTGGATTATGGCATAATTTGTATAATAATCTATATACTTTAGATCTGTAAATAGTGATATTATCTACTAGTATAGATAGTATAATTTCCATTTTTGGACAATAATGCATGCATTTGACGTATTTTTCTATTCATATTTATAATACTAATAGTATTAGATATAGATATACATAAAGTAGAAATACAAAGAATTTCAACGAACATAATAATATTTATTTGTGTAATATTATTATATTGTTTTGAGTGTAATATATTATAGATCTTGGACGAATTCATGAATAGTAGAAACAAGCCAATCAACAAGCCAATCAATATATGATTCTAATGACTCCGGTTTGCGATATATTATACGGCTTGGACAAATTCGTGAATAGTAGAAACAAGCCAATCAATATATGATTCTAATGATTCCGGTTTGCGATTGTCTGAACTATCACAAATGATTTTGAAATAAGAATGAACCATATTAGAAAATAGCGGATTTAATAAATCACAGTGACCATATTCTTCTGTATTGATAGTTTTAACTTTACAATCATTATTTATTTTTATTTTATCATTGTTTATTTCAAGAAAATCAGGAATAAATGGTATAACTTTGCCTTGATAAGATTTTTCTGCACGAAGAAATAAAATATTTTTCAAAAATTTCATGGTGATTTTATTTTCTGGTTTTATGTTCAAATTCACAGGATCTAAGAATACAGCTTTTTCAATGAAATCCTTATCAGAAACTTTTTCTACTAGAGTTGAGAACCCAGATGAATGTGAAATAGGAATAATTTCTTCGTGTTGTTTTTTCAAGATATCAAGTAATATATCAAAATGATTATATTGGAAAGGAATAACGTAGATATATAGACCACTATTAGATAGTTTATTTAAAAAATCGGAATACAATTCATGACTAACAAAAGAATTAGCACCAGAAAAGAATAATAGACTTTTCGCATTTTCATTAATAATTTTCGGTTTGAATACACGTATATTTTTAAATACTTCTTCATGTTTGACATTGCATTTACAAGAACATTCACATGATTTATCATCGGAGGTTTTCAAAAAATTTACAACTCTAGATACAAAAGGAGGTATATATCCGGAAAATAAAGGGAAAGATGAGAACATTATTAATAGAGGAATGAAATGTACAAACAATTTCATTATATAATAAAGTATTTTATTTTATTGTATTATAGAACATATAACATATAACAGATCTTCGTTCTCAAACGATTTAAAAATTATATGTATAGTTATATAATGCTAAATTGTATGTTTAGTTTGATTTTATTTAGTTTACCTAGGTTCAATTCATTCAATATTTATAGACCATTGATAAACAATATTAAAAATATAAAAATGGATGTAAATGGATTGAATGGAGTCAATCAATTCAATGAATTAAATTTTATAAAGAAATATAATGGTTTATTTGAAAGTGAAAATTACAATGATGCGATTCAGAATGTTATTAATGATAAGGTAACTAAGTTGTATATTGATAATGATTACAAAAAAATAATATCAGTAGAAGATGTAAATGGAGATAATGTATTTGATTTAGCAAATTATCATACAAGTACAATTAATCCAATAACGCTACCAAATTTAATAAATAAAGCATCAGAACATAATGTCCATGTAGATTTCGCAGATTTATCAAGTACGGCATTAACAAATATATTACATTTATTTGGAGATTTATTTTCATTTGCAACCGTATTCATACCATTTTATATTATGCTTTCATTATTTTATACATTCTCTGGATTTTCCGGAATTTCCAATAGACCATCGCCGCCATCAAATAATAATTCAAACAAACCATTAGGTGGAGGTGGTAATCAAAATAGACCATTCAATTTCTTTCAACAAAAAGAAGAGAAGACAGATTTTATAAAACCAAATGTATCTCTTAATTCATGGACAGGTTCTCCGGAAGTGATAGACGAATGTAAGGAGATTATTAGTTATATTGAAAGTAAGGAAAATTATAAGAAAATCGGAGCGGAAATGCCGAAAGGTATATTACTAGAAGGTCCTCCAGGTACGGGTAAAACATTGTTAGCAAAGGCAATAGCAACAGAAACAAATTCTACATTTATTTCAATATCAGGTTCTGAGTTTGTTGAATTATATGTTGGTATGGGTGCATCTCGTGTTAGAGAACTATTTGATAATGCAAGAAATAATAAACCAAGTATTATTTTCATTGATGAAATAGATGCAGTAGGTAGACAACGTGGTGCGGGAATAAATATGGCGAACGATGAACGAGAACAGACATTGAATCAGTTATTATATGAGATGGATGGATTCAACAATAATGATGATATAGTAGTAATGGCTGCGACAAACAGAAAAGATGTTCTCGATCAAGCATTATTAAGACCAGGTAGATTCGATAGAATAATTCGTGTACCAGTTCCAGATAAGGAATCGAGGGAGAAGATATTGAATTTATATTTGATAAATAAGAAAACAGATAAGGAATTCGATATTTCTGCTATTTCGGAATTGACAGAAGGATTTTCAGGAGCTGAATTGAAAAATTTAATTAATGAAGCAGCTATATTATCAGTGAGAAATAATGAAACAGTTATTAAGGAGCAATATGTTTTCGAGGCATTTGAAAAATCCATTGTGGGATTGATAAAGAAGAATGCGAATGTATCTGAAGAAACGAGAACTCGTGTATCTATTCATGAGACAGGACATGCATTACTAGCATTGAAATTCGGTGAATATTTCGATTTTCAAAAGGTTTCTATTCAACCGACATATAATGGAGCTGGTGGATATACTATATTTTCAGAGAAAGCAGATATTAAACAAGGTGGATTATATACAAAGGATTTATTGAAAAAGCGTTTGGTCATTATATTGGGTGGTAAGGCAGCGGAAAGTATATATTATGGAAATGATAAAGTATCATTGGGTGCTATTGAAGATTTGAGACAGGCGAATAAGTTGGCGCAAAGAATGGTAGGTAATTTTGGTATGGGTGATAATTTGGAAGTATTTTTCAATGAACATATAAGTGATGAATCTAATCCATTTTTAGGTCGTAGTTTGGCTATAGGAGATAAGTATTCTGAATATACAAAGATTAAAATGGACAAGGAATCATTGAATTTGGTGAGAGAAGCTTATGAAGAAGCGAAGAATATTTTAATGGAAAATAAAAATAAAATGTTAGAATTTTCCGAATTATTATTTAATTCAACAATATTATATAAGAAGGATCTAGATGACAAATTTGTTCTATAAAGTATTTGTTTTGCATTTTTTGTAATATAATATGTATATTACAAAATATTATGATTCGTATGATGGATCGAAGGATAGAGGGTCATATGACGGATCATAGGATAGATGATCATAGGATAGAGGATCATAGGATAGAGGATCATAGGATAGAGGATCATAGGATAGAGGATCATAGGATGTAGGATCATAGGATGTAGGATCATAGGATGTAGGATCATAATCTTCGTTAATAATTTCATTGTTTTCAAATTCATTACTATATGTATTCTTTTTTTCATAATATTTCTCTCTTTCTAATGTTCTATATTGATTTTGTAAATTTTCAAAAGTTTTAGTATTCTTATCTAGATATTCTTCTTTATCTACATGTTCTCCTTTTTCTTCTATTTTTTCAATATGATCATAAGCCAATAAAATCAATTGTTCCTCAAAAGATAATTTCTGAAAAGTCAAGAAATAATCAAATGTATATTTAAAAAATTTCGTTGGATTTAATAAAATACAATGAACATGTGTATTTCTATCATTAAATTTCACATCAGTAACTAATCCAAAATTTTTCAATATTATTTCGGGTTTTTTATCAGGATTTGCATAATCAAATATACGTATAGTTTTAATCCATTTTCTTTTATGTAATTCATATACTTCATTTACAAGACGATAATTAGTCAAATATTTACAATATTTTTCCAATTGTTCTCCAGTACAACCGATTGATTTAAGAGCTTCAAAATTCTCTTGATTAATAATTTTAAAAGTTTTGTTATCTAAATATTCAAGATTCTTTCCATTAGCTGCATCTAATAATTCATCAATATTAATATTGGAAATACAATCAGTATCATTTTTTACACTTTCGAAAATTTCTTTCATATAATCATTTTTTTTTATAGCCTTTTTCATAATATATATTTCTACATTTTATTTTTATTATCATTTTCATTTGTATTTTGATTGGTATTTTGATTGGTATTTTCTGAATTTTTCTTTATTATTGTAGAAAAAAATGGAATATTCATATTATTTTCAACATAAGATCTTATATATTCTGTCACACCTAAATTTGTCAATAAAAATATAGCCGAACTGAATATAATAGCACTATCAGTTTCCATGAAATTATGTTTTCTATATGGATTGAAACGTATAATTAAGAATAGACATATGAAAACTTGAATGGAAATACTCAGAAATTTAATATAATTTGGATTAACAATAACAAATCCGAAAAAAAACAGTATATATACAACATGAATGAAATAAATGCTATACAATAATGGACTTTTGAATTTATCAAAGAATCCGTCAATTGAGTTAATTTTGACCATTTTTATATACTATATAAATATATGATTTGTAAAGATGATATAATATTAAATAAATATAAAATAGAAAATGAATTAGGCAAAGGAAAATTCGGAGTAGTTTTTAAAGGAATGAAAATAAGAACAAAAGAGGAGGTCGCAATTAAAACGGAACCTATACAATCAGAATTCAAAATTTTGAAACATGAAACAATGATAATAAATCATTTATTTCAACAGGGATGTAGATGTATACCCTTTATATATTGGTATGGAACATTCAAACAAACAACATGTTTAGTTATGACTTATTACAATCAATCATTATTTGATATAAAAGACAAAACCAAAATCATGGTAAAATTAATTGATATAATGGAGAACATACATTCACAATATGTTATACATAGAGATATAAAACCACAAAATTTTATGATTGATGAAGAAGATAATATATTTATAATTGATTTCGGATTAGCAGGAATATATGTAGATGACGATAAAAAACACGTGAAGCCAAAGGGAATGCGAGAATATATTATGGGAACACCAAAATATATTAGTTATAATATTCATCATGGTTACGAAGCATCTAGACGAGATGATTTAATATCTCTAGGATATGTTTATATATATTTATTGAGGGGGACATTGGAATGGGAAAATATACATACGAATGTAATTGCGAATTCGAGTCATCATCACTATAAGAGCGAATTATATATAATGCATCCAAATAATCAATATAGAATGTCTCTTAAAAAATGGGAATCGATTTCTAATATATGTTCTTCTATTAATGAGAATATATATAGATATATGGAATATTGTTATAGATTAGGATTTGAAACAACACCAAATTATCAAGGATTACGTAATTTATTTCGCCAATAAAAATCAATCGTATTGACGTAAAGGTGAATTCTTAGAAGCTTCGTCGGATTTATTTTTTAAATCATCAGATTTGTTTTTCTGTTCTTCATTTTTAGCTTTTTGTTCATCATTTCTCTTTTGTGTTTCAATTCTATCTTTAATATTTTGTATAGTATTTTTAACACCGGAAATTTTCTGTGATGTATCTAAATTATTATTATTGAGAACATTATTGAAACTACTTTGATCATTTTCATCATCCATCATAAAAACAATACCGGATATAGCCTTTATTTTTATAAATTCATTATGTGTTGTATCATCTAATATAGTATTTATTTGTTGTATAACAATATCGGTAGTTAATCCTTCTATTATTTTTGTATTGTACATACAACAAAACAAAATAATAAATAATAGTATTATTGGAAAGATAATAATACGATCAATTTTGAAACCTAAGAATTTCATATATGTAATCTTATAATATTCATCTATACAATTATTTTTTGATAGGGTTGTCATTGATAGAAGTATTAATTAGATTTTGAATATCACTTAATTGTGTATCTTGTGATTTTGAAGTATCCAATAATATACTTGTATATGGATTTTGATCAGTAATATTGTCCATGAATGGTACAATTGATTTTAAAGCAGCTATTTTATCAGAAGTAGTATGAGAAGTATCATTCAAAATATCATTCATTTTTGAAACAACATTTTTTGTAGTCATACCTTCTATAGTAGATAATCTATTCATTAAAAATAGGGAAGTAAATATACAAGCCAATAATAAAAAAATAGATAAAATTTTTCTTTTAGCTACAAATGCTAAATTCATTATATACTTATTTGCGATATATTTTATGTAAAACAATATAAAAAAAATATGATATATAGACATATACTTTGGTTATACATGAGTACAACACAAGTTACATCTGAATCTTGCCCTGCAACTGATCATATTACTGGTCAAGTGAAGTGGTTTAATACAAAGGCTGGTTATGGTTTTATTACTGTATGTGAGGGAGAGCATTCGGGAAAGGATATCTTCGTTCATTATTCATCTATTAAGGTAGTTAATTCTCAATATCGTTATCTAGTTCAAGGTGAATATGTAGATTTCTGTATTGTAAAGCCCGAGAATGACAAGTATGAATATCATGCAGTGGATGTTAGTGGCGTAAAGGGTGGTCTAATTATGTGTGAAACTCGTCGTGCTTCATATGATACTCAACCTCGTGGTAGACCAAATGCTCGTAAGTATCGTGGTCAAAGGGAAAATGGTGCAGAGGAGGTTGAATCTAGTCGTAAGAGACCTGTTCAAGGAGATGATGCCGGTTTTGAGAAGGTTATCAAGAAGAGAACAGTGAAAGGACGTGCTCCACCACCTAAGTAAAAATGTACGATTTCCAATACAATATAATATAATATATAAATGAAGCGAAATGGCGCAGAGGAAGCGCATGAGGCTCATAACCTCAGGGTCGATGGATCGAAACCATCTTTCGCTATATAATATAATACAATACAATATATAAATATTGTATTATATATCTTATAATAAATGGAAGGTGGACAACATAAATGTAAATATATTTCTTCGTTTGGTTTAATGTATTCTTGTGATATAATAATTGCAAAAGAAATGAATAGTAAAATATGTATTGAAGAACATAATTTTACTGGATTAGGAGATGGTATGAAATTATATGTAAATAGTAATCTTATTTTAGATTTTTTATTACAAATGCATAAAATACCATATAAATTTATACTTGTATCTGGAAATTCAGATACATCTATAACATATGAATTATTTGTAAATAATGATATATTTAATACATTTATTAATAATAAAAAAATTATTCATTGGTTCACACAGAATTGTTTGATAACAGATCATCCAAAAATATCGCAAATTCCAATAGGTTTAGATTATCATACAATTACACATACTAAGTGTATAATAGGTGATATAACTTCTTCTAAGGAACAAGAATCACAATTAAATAGCATAAAATGTAATGCAAAACCATTTTGGGAACGTGAAAAAATAGCATTTTCTAATTTTCATTTTTCTTTAACAGTAAATTACACATATCTTGATATCAATAATAATTCTTATATAGAGAAAAAAGAAATAATAGAAAGATATCAAGCAATACAAAATATTCCAAGAGAATTAATATATTATCAAACAAGTCCAATGAATAGAAAAGATTCATGGAATGAATGTATTAAATATGCATTTATTGTTTCACCACCAGGTAATGGATTAGATTGTCATAGAACGTGGGAATGTTTATGTTTAGGAAATATTGTTATAGTGAAATCGAGTCCATTGGATTCACTATTTGAAGATTTACCGGTTTTAGTTGTAAAAGAATGGACAGATATTACGAGAGAATTATTGGAAATAACTATTATAGAATATAGATATAGGAAATTTAATTATGAAAAATTGACCTTACAATATTGGGTAGATAAATGGAAAGAATATGTATAACAATAAAATTGAAATAAATATTATATCATATGATATATTAGTAATATCATGGACTTAACAAAATTATCAAAGACGGAAATTTTAGCTAAGTGCGAAGAATTGGGATTTACAAAATGTAAGTCGAAAAATAAAACGGAATTGATTGAATTATTACAACATAATACACCAATACAAAAACAACAAAATAAAACCTCACAAGAAAAATCACCAACCAATGAGGTAATTATAAACAAGAACGTTTCCTATTTCAATACAGATATATTACAATTTACAACAAAAATAAAATTCGATTTAATATATTTGGATCCCCCCTATGAAACAAACCGAACATTTACAGTCAATAGTCTAGACGACGAAACAGGTTTTGAAGATGTATGGGAAGATAATAAATATAGTGAATGGTTAGATCAACTAATAAAACATTTGTTTCAAATGCTTACACAAAATGGAACATTAGTATTTCACATATCATCGGAAAATAGTTTTATTGCAGAAAATATCCTAAGAAAATATTTCAAAAAAATACAAAAAATTTATTGGAAAAGATGTCATGGAAAAAACACTGTTAAAAATAAATTAGGCGAAGTAGTCGATATTATATTTGCATGTAGTAATATAAGTAATATATTTAATCTTATTTGTATTCCTATAGATGAAAATAGTGTATGGGCATTCAAAAACAAGGATGAACGTGGAGAGTATAGTCTAGGTGCTCTTAAACATGATAGGACAAGAACAGGTTATATGTATTCTATAGAAAAAGACGGTGTTGTATATGAAAATAAATACGGTTGGAAACAGAAAAAGGAGATGGTGGAAAATTTAATAAAGGAAAATAGGATTCACTTTTCTCCGAAACAAAAAAATATGTATGTAAAGATTTACAAAGATGAACATAAAGGTGTTCCACTTTCCAATTTATGGAGTGATATACATTCAATAACGAGAACATCGAAAGATCCGAGACTTTATCCTACACAAAAACCACAGAAATTGTTAGAACGAATTATAAAATTATATACGAATGAAAATAGTTATATTTTAGATCCAGTATGTGGTTCTGGAACTACAGGATTTGTGGGAGATAAATTGAATAGAAAATGTGTTCTATGTGATATAAATGGAGAAACAATGGAAATAATAAAAAAAAGGTTTGATGACAAAATTTACAATATATAAAATGGTGTAAATCAATTATTTTGTTACCCGTAATCTCAATTTGCAATATTCTCTGAATTTTTTGACAGCTCGATTTATATCTCTTCGTAAATTATTTTTTTCACAATACGATTTATATACATTATACAAATCATTATCATCTAGATTACTTCTTGACAAAATGTCATTATATACACATTGATTTAATCGTATTTTTAAATCATTCAAATCACTAGATTCGGACAAAATATGTCTATATCTAGAACTTAATAATAGAGGATTTATATTGTTTAGATTATCAAAACAATATATATCATTCGATTTTTTCAAATTTTCTTCGGAACTTATTAGTTGATGATTGATTTCTTCATTGGAACCACCCAATGATAATGGAAATATATGATCATCATGTTCATCACTAGAATGTTTATTATATTTATAATTTCCATCGGGCATATATATAATCCATCTATCACCAACAGAAGAACCATATTCATATGAACAAATTTTACACATATTATGTAATCCACATTCCATTCCTATGGATAGATTGAATTCACATAGTGGTTTGAGAACATCACAACGAGAACATTTCTTAACTTCAGTATTGTATTTATTTTTATATAATTCATATATTTCTTCTGGTGTTTTATCTTTTTTTTCTGATTTTTCTTTTTCTATTCTTGCTTTTCTTCTGAGTTGAGAACAATTTCTACAAAATCCCTGTAATCCATCACCATTTTCAATAACAACATTGTTGTTTTCATCTAGAAATGCCTTTTTCAATTCGAATTCTCTAATTGGAATATCTTGACAACCTTCATGTTTTACACCAGTTTTACTACCTCTGGTATGTCCAAAAGTACATTTTTTTGTTTTACCTAATTTTTTTTCAATTTCATCGTATATGATTGAATGATCCTTTGTTATATTTTTACCTAAATTTTTATTTACAATTCTCTGTGAAGTAATTTTCATATTGGATTCGTTTTGAGTTGACATTTAACAAATGTGAGTATAATATTTTATATTATGTTATGTGAGTATTTCAATTTTTTACATATTAGAAGGAAGAATACCGCGATTCTTTTTTGTCATGCGTTTTCCAATAGTTTTCAAATAGCCTGTAATATCAATATTAGGTATAACTAAACTTTGTTTACGCTCTTTTTTCTCTGAAGGTTTCATCTTTACTTCACGTTCAGGTACAGGTTTATCATCTTCACCAATAATAGGTTCATGTAAATACTCATGAACTGGTTTGTTTTTAATCATAGGCATCATTTTACGAGTTTTTTTGAATGGTTCTTTAACATATTTAATAGTATATTGTTCTACATCGGACAAAATAGGTTCAGATGTTTCAAGTTTCAAAGATTTTTTTGGTGAAGGCGATTTTGGTGAAGATTTCGGTGATGGTTCAGTTGTATCAAATATAACTGGTTTATTTTCTTTTATAATTTTTATTTGTTTTTCTAAAACTTTAATTCCTCTACTTAATGTTAATATTTCATAATCTTTTTTTTTCATTTCTTCTTCATCATCTAATGAATATTTTTCTTCAGTCTTTGCATCAATTTCATTTTCCATTTCTTTTATTTTTTTTTCTATTCTTTTAATGTGTTCTATGTCTTTTTTTTTAAGAGAACCACCTTTACATCTTTGTATATTTGAAATACGCACTTTTCTAGTTTTTTTCGAAAGTTTTACCTTTCGTTTCATCCCCAGCTTGTTAGTTTTACCCATTATATTATATTATTATATATTATGTTGTCCAATAAAATGAATCTAGAAGATTTTTTATCCATATTTACACCCCAAAATAATAAACCAAATTCATTTACAGATTTTGTAAAAATGTCTAAAGTTAAAATAAAAACCAATACAATTCCATTGGATGATTATATAACAAAAAAAAATATAAATATGAATGATATCAAAATATTATTTGAGAACATTCAAAAAAGGAATGAATATCTGACACGATTTTATAACACTTCTCTTAGATATCCACAAGATATTTCTATAAAAAAACCACCAATGACAAATAAAATGAATAATAATTCTCTTGTAAATTACAAAAATATAATTCGAAATATGTTTTTTTGGGATATTTTAAAGAATACAAAATCAGGTATAGAGAACATTCCTACTTATATGGATGTTCTCGAAGATTTATATTTAAAAAACATAATAGATTACAAAATACTTACACCAAGTTCTCTATATTATATGAAAGAAGGACGTTTAGGAAGTGTGTTCTCATCTTATTATTTTCGTGCATCTATTTTGAATCCATATTTAATATATTCTTTGAATAAATCAGTGTTACACGGAAAACGAATATTTACACCAACATTAGGATGGTGTTCATATTATTATGGATTTGCTGAATCTGGAATAGAAACATATGTGGGTATAGATGTTATACCTTCTGTATGTGATAAGGTAAAAGAATTTGCAAATAAATATTATTCCAATATTAATACGGAGATAATATGTTCTCCTTCTGAAAAAATGTTGACTAATAAATTATTTATTAATAAATGGAAAGGAAAATTCGATACAGTATTTTTTAGTCCACCTTATTTCAAATTAGAATTATATCATGGTGGAGAACAAAGTACGGAAAATTATCCAAATTACGAGGAATGGTTAAAAGAATATTGGGAAAAAACAATACAATTATCTAATAAAATGCTTGAAAAGGGTGGTACATTATGTTATATTTTATCAGGATATGGTTCTCAAAATATAAAAGAAGAATATGATTTAATAAATGATATGAATAAAATAACAGAAAAATATTTTAAATTAAAGGAAATACAACCAATGTATAATAAAAATGTCCATGTAACTATGCATAAAGAACCTTCAGAAAAAATAATGATATACAAAAAAACGTGAAATAAAATAACATAAAAATAATATGTTATTTTATAGATATATGAGTAATAACTTAGTTATAAATATGGTTATTAGGAAAACGTATATAGTAAATAATAAGCCAAAAGTACTAACAAGTAAAGAAATAAAAGGATATGGAGGTTCTGGATTCCAAGAACCTTATTACAAATTAGTTTTTGATGAAGAAGAAGATAAAGCATATATAAAAAATTGGGACGATTCTTACAAAGAGGGCTAATCGCCCACCCTCCCTATTATTCATCCGTATATTTTTCGATATAATCCAAAATATCATTGGGGTATTCCATCTCTTTCAATATTTCTACAGCACCTTGTATAACACATATTCCCGGTTTTATTTTATAAGTAAATTTCAATTTACCATCATCGGTTCTCTGAATATCCATTTGATAATTCGATATTTTTTCTTCTTTTGTGATTTTATTACAAATAGATGTATAATGTGTAGTCAATATAAAATCTACGTTGGTATACTTGGATAAATAAAGTAAGAATGCATAAGCCGACTTGGTAGCTTCCACAGGATTAGTACCAGAATATAATTCATCAAAGATACAGAAATGTCTAGATTCATCATCAGCATCACGAACAATGTCAATGATTTCTTTACATCGTCTCGCCTCTGCTTGGAATAAACTATCGCGTCCTGAAGTATCTGGTATGTTCAAATAAGAATGAATATGCGTATAAGGATTGAGAACACAAGTTTTATAGAAACCAAATCCAAATTGTTGTGTAAAAATAATATTAATCAAAGTAGTTTTCAAAAACGTGGTTTTACCAGATGCATTTACACCAGTTACAATCATATTTTTATTGAATTTACAGCTATTTTTCACATGTTTTTTATTCATATAAGGAGGATAATATTGTTCTCTAATTTCCGTTGTTTTCTTAGTATTAAAAGTAGATTTACATACAAATGATGATTCAATGTTCTCATAAATACCCAAAATATTGTTTATATATCCTTCGAATCCGAAGGAATAACGTAATGCAGTTTCGTATTCATTGGATATATGAATATCATGATAACATTTCAACATATATCCCAAATGATTAAATTTGGACATATTGTGTTGAAAAGGTTCTATGTTCTCTAATACTTTATATAATTCTTCCAAAACAATCGAGTGTTTTTTTATTTCATTACAAAATTCCACGTAACTTGGTTTATCATCGTGTAAAAAGACAAATGTATTCATACTTGAAGTAGAATATTCTATATATTTTTTCATATCCAAAAGATGTTCATTTATCATTTTAATATTTTTGTAAAAACGGAAAAAAGATACAATATTTTGATATATTTGTAAAAAATAGAAGGCAATTGTAATAAAAATATAGGCGAAATTAGTAGCGGAAAAATTATCAAAAGAACGTAATGTTTTACCAATGAAATGATGTTTTGCAATATCTTTGAGAACATTTATATAATTTGTAAATTGTATAGGAATTCCTTGTATTTTCAATAATAAGAAGGGTAAAATTAAAAAGATAATAGGTATTAAAATACTTGTTAATGGAGAGAGTAAATTTATTATTGATAATGATTGAAGAAATGCAGGTGAATAATTAAGATATTTCAACATTTCCCATTCCATGAAATTATATTTTTCTAAAAATAGAGGATCTTCTTTTGTAGATTTCCATATATCCATAATAGTATTACAATTTAAATTGTATTCTAATTGTTTCATTCTTTCCACATATAGTTTTGTATCTTGGAGAACAAGTTGTGTATCTTTTAAAAATGCAATATCTGTAGTATATTGTTTCGACCACTCAAAAATCATTTGTTTTGCAAAATCATGTTTTGGTTTTAATAAAAACTCATACATAGATGTATATGAAGAGGTAGTAAGTTCGAGATCAGAAGAAACCGTATCACTCAAATGATGTATTTTATTTCTATCTAAATAATTAATAGGTAGTTGAAATGGATAATGTATAGGTATTTGCATGTGCAAAGGTGTAGTATCATCCTTTGTATCTGTATTTTTTATAGATGTAATATCTGTAACACATTTTGATATATCTACATTTTGCATTAAAAATGAAATCATATTTATAATATTTTCATATTTAAACTAAATATTATAAACGAATTATAAGGATGAGAAACTTAATAAGGAAGAACCTGAGGATTCAATTGTTTTATATTCATCATTGGATTTGTTTGTATCTATAAAAAATGATTTCAATTCTTGTTCTATTGTTATCAATATATCTTTCATAGAATCGGTATCACTTCTCATGTTTTTTATATTTGTATAATGTTCATTCCAATTAAAAAATTTTCCAGTATTAACACCATAACGATAACGATATACGGCATATTTAGGATATAAAGAAGAATTGAATATTTTTTTATCAAATAAATTTTCAAATTTTTCTGTAATTTTTATTCTTTTTACAAAAGGAATAGTAAGATTATTTACTATATTTTTATATTCTCTCTCACATAATGTGTTGAAAAAACATTTTTTATAATATTTATCACATGTTTTCGATATTATATTTGAGTATAAATCCTCATCTGTCATTTTTTCGATAATATCCTTTTCGGTTTTATTTACGAGTAAATCTACTACTTTTTGATCATGTTCATTTTTTCTTTTTTCACTTTTTATATATACTTTGTCATTAAAAAATAGATTATATATTTCGTTATCCGTAGTTTCTGTGGATTCAATATCTTTGTTAACATTTTCAATTATGTCATCATTATTATCATCATCACTTTCATTATCATCACTTTCATTATCATCACTTTCATTATCACTTTCATTATTATCATTTTGTTCTAAGTCATCATTATGTTCTAAGACATCCTCATGTTTTATTTGATTATATTTTTTTGTATGTTTCGCAATTTCTATATTTTCAGACAATACTTTTAAATGAGATATAGTCTGTTTATAATTTGAAAAGTTCTCAAACATTATCTTTGATAATTCAGCAGGGGTAACAATTTCAGGTATTAATTCATTTATTTTCATACGTTCTTCTTCTGTCAATATGATATCATAAAAAAATTCCACCATTTTAATAATAGTAGTATTTTCACAATTACGAAATTTCGCAATTATATCAATTCTTCCAGGTCGTATTAAAGCACTATCTAAATGCTCTGGAAAATTAGAAGTCATAATAATAATACGTCCAGGATTTTCCAATACACCATCCAATAAATTCAATAAAAAAGATAAATCTATTTTATATTTTTCTTCAATCTCCTGTTGATTAATATTTATATCTTCTGTTTTGTTATTATTTTCAGATTCAATTGTATTATTTTTTTTATAACCACGTTCTTTAATAATTTCAGATTGACAGTCAATATCTTCGAATACATAAATACGTTGATCCAATGGAATACAAAAAGTTTCCGTCTGCATTGTATTTTGATTCATAATTGTAATATCTTCATTAAAAAATAAGTTTTCCAATTGACGTTTGGTAATATCATTATTAAAATTTATATTACATATGTGACGTCCAGTTTCATTCGCCAAACATTTAATCGTAGAGGTTTTTCCAGTACCTGGTGAACCAGATAAAAGTAATCCTAATGTATATGGTATACCCTTTTCATCATACCATTTTCTATTTTTACAAAAAAAATTTACACGTGAACGAATAGTATCGATATCTTCTCCAAACAAATTAGTAAATTTACGATTCGTTTGAAAATGTTTCATTGTAAATACGAGATTGGGAGGAAGACGTGAATAATCTTTTGTTTTATTAATATCAATAGGTGCAGAAATAGGAAATAAATTGAAAAAATAGCGTTTATTACCCAATTTATTTTTGATATTAATCATATAACGTTGTTTGATATTATCCAAATAATCACGTAATTCATTATTGGATTTAATAAAACTATAAATTTCGATAATTTGGACAATTCCGTTTCCGTTTTGTGTGGAATTATTATTCATTCCACTTGTAGAAACCGTATTATTTTCCATATTCATGTCAGTGGATTGCGTCATTTTTGCAAATATATCTTCGTCTAATGTAATGATATCTTTTTGATTCAACATAAAATGTTCTCGAATATAACTAACATGAGTTGTATTTTTATGATTAGTAATATAATCTAATATAGCTTTACCAAAAATATTATCTTGACTCGATAGAGATACAGTTATAGTAATAGATGCCGTCTTTTTCTTTACCTTGTTGTCGGTAATATCCGTTGTCGTATTTGCAAGTTCTCGTTTAATATTATCTAATCTTACCAAAAATCTTTTTTGAATCATACTAACAATGATGGGTATATATTTGAATATATAGTCAACAATGTTTGTGATAAGAAAAAAATAAATCATAGAGAACATATTTTGTTGTTGTCCTTTACCGTTACCGTTACTGTTACCGTTACTCATATTTTGAAACATCATCATTGTCATGATATTACTTTTCATAGTTTCCATTAAATTATTTGGATTAGACATCATATTATTATTCATAGCATAATTATTCATTGTAATAATGAATATTGAAAAGTCTTTATTTTATTATTATTTTATTATAATTTTGAAGTTATATAAATATTATTATGTATATTGTAATATGCAAACAAATCATGATAAAGATGTATTAAATATTATAATTATAAGTATTACATGTATTACTATTACATCAATTTACTATATCTCAAAACTAGAATAAAAAATGATTCATTATATAATCATTATATAATTATTATATAATTATAAGAAAATACTATTCGCAATTTTTATTACAGATATTGGTAATCGAACTATTTTATATTAGGTTTATGTGCAATAGGGTATTGTTTTGGTAGAAGATAGAATCACTTGTACAAAATGTAAAGAATAAATAACAATCCATTGATAAACATACTAACAATGCCTGCAACAATAAGAGATAAATCCATGATAAAATAACCATGTAATAACCATAATATATTCGTAAATAGAATCAAAAATAAGGAAAAAAATGATAGATCATTTACCTTTTTTGTTCGATAGGTTTTCCACAGTTGCGGAAATAATTGAATGGAATTTACTATAGGTACAGTTATAGCAACAATATATGGTATCATGTATAATATACATGTAGAAAATTGATTATATGTATAAAATTGATTTATTTTTTTCTTGATTTTTATGTACTATATATTACATTATATTTGTATAAAATGGATACAACTACATCACAATCTTCATCAACTCCTGTAATTACGCTTGGTATGGCTCGCTATATGAATGAATCAATATTTGATTTCAATAATCCCGAAACAAATAAAAAATATTATTTGTCATCATATCCAATCAATGATAAAATAATTTTGAATATAAAAAAGGCTACAGAAAATATAGCATATGTTTATTTTACAAGTTACGATTTGGAGAATATATTAGGTATTCCAGATGAAGTAAAGATTCATTCAATAAAAAACGACGAACGTTTGTTACAATATCCATATCCAGATGTTGTTAGTTTTTACTTATTGCATAGTACTGATAACTATGAAGTAGAATATGATGGTAAAATTGTATTATATTTGAAGAGTTCAAATAAAAAATGGGATATTTATGGTGTTGCACCAGTAAAAATAGGAAATCTTATTTAGAGTAGTGTTGATTGTGTAAATATGTAAAGGTGTAAAAAATATTATATATTGTAATGTATTTTTTTCTTCATGTAAGTTGAACAAGAAACATTTATAAATAGATATACATTTATGATCTAAAAATATATTTACATACACTTGTACAAAATCCATTAAATCCACTACTAGCAGCGATAGTATATGCTCCGAAATTTTCGACATAAATCCACTCACCAATAGCTAGTTCAGGTAACATTATATTTTCAGCAATTAAATCAATACTATCACACGTTGGACCAAATAGAAGACTTTTATGTAATTTTCCATTTCTTTCATTGAAAGGTAATATCAAAGGTTTTCTATGGTCAAAATAAATACAATTGAAAGAACCATAAACACCATCATTCAAATAATAAACAATGGTTTCTTCTCCCGTTTTTTCATCAATAATTCTTTTTTTTCCAATGACATTTAATACGAGAGTATGTGTTTTTTCAGAAAAAAATCTTCCAGGTTCTGCAATAAAGCTTATTTTATCGTTCTCCAATTCTTCATTGAAAAAATCAGTAATAGCATTATTAACATATTTTGCAATATCTTCGAAACGAACACATGCGGTTCTAACAGACATATTTTTTTGTTCAGATTCCAAATCGAGATTACATGAACTATTACATACAAAATTAGTACTTAATCCAGATTCACTACCCGGAAAGCCTCCTCCGATATCAATAATGGATATTTGAATACCCATTTTTTCCGCAATATTCGTCGCTTTTCTACAATCATGAATTGCTTCATAATAGTTAGAAGGTGAAAAACAACTAGAACCAATATGGAAACTGAAACCCACAACATTTAATTTCAATGTTTTACATATAGTTAATAATTCTTCCACTTGATTCAATTTACAACCGAATTTTTTATTGAATTTACATAGACTCTTTGAATCGTCAACCGCCAGTCTCAAAATGAGTTTCGCATAAGGATGATATAGTTTTATTTTATATAATTCTTCTTCACAATCAAATGTCATCAAATCCACATCATTGGATCTAGCAAAACGTATTTGCGATGACATTTTACATGGATTAGCGAATATAATACGAGATGGATCTTTGGTAATTTCAATAATAGTTTTCATTTCTGTTTCACTAGCACAATCGAAATTGACATCTAATGCTGCGAGAGATTGTAATAAAACAGGATTAGGATTACTCTTGACAGCATAATAAGGCTTTACAATAGGTAAATGTTGTATCCATTTAGAATAAGAATTTATAACTTCTCCGAGATCAATAATGTAGAATGCACGTTCGCTCTGATTATCTTCTAAAAAATCATTGATAATGTCGTATATATCTCGATCACTACCGTAGAATTTTACGTCGTACTTTTGTAATAAAGCATTGTCAAATGTTTTAATGGGTGCAATATTTGATGTATGTTTCGATTTATCGGATATTGTATTCATTTCATTTGTTTTATCATTATTTTCTTCATTGATTGATATATCATCGTAATAAATATATTGTTGTTTCGAATCTGTATTATTCGATGATACCAAATCTTCAACACGTAATGATGTAAAAATATCCGAAAAATCAGAGGAAGTTATATTCATGATATATAATATGAATATAACATTTACATAGTATTTTTATCAAGTAATTTTACAAAATCTATTCGATATATATATATCTCGTATTGAATCGCATTTATTATTGATATTTTTTTGAGAATTAGATTTGTATTTATTGTATTCCAAATTGTATTTTTCTAAACTTTTCTCCATACCATCCATAAGAATTTCATAAGATTCTAGTCGCATAGAATCACCAGTATAATTTTTATCACAATTAGAGTTCTCTACCTTTATTAAAGTTTCATCTTCAATAATCATTTTCGCAATATCAGACAATTTATATTTTTCTTTATAAGAAATATTAACAGTATCATATAGATTATTAGTGTCTATGTTTTCTATATAAAAATCGACTATTTTGATAAAATCGTCTTCATAGACAAAATCAAAATATTTATCATCAAAAATAGTCAAGGGTGTTTTATTATATTTACTATGAAAACACATAGCAATAAAACGGTCAGGTTCTTCGCGAATATGGAATATGTTAAAAATGCGTAAATGAAATACATTTGTGTTTTTGGATATTTTATGTATTAAATATTTTGAAAACCCATAATAATCCGAAGGTACTGTATTTAATCGAAATTCTAATCTATTTAAAATATCTGTAGAACGATCATATATTGCTCCAGAATCGAGATTAATTATCATTCTAAATACATGTGAAAATTTCATTAAATTTTCAAACATTAACAAATTTACATATACTGTATTATCACCTTCTGCAATTGTTCTTCTCCCCCCTTTAATAGCCGTATGAATACATACATCAAATGATTTGTTACTTAGAAAGCTTTTAACTTCATCGAATTTCATCAAATCGAGTTCTTTTCTAGATAATGCAGTAATATCATATTTATGAGATAAATTACGTTTAATCATACCAGCAATGTTACCATTTCCACCAGTAATTAAAATTTTCAACATTATAATTCATGTGATAAACTATTTAAATGATTTTTGTAGAAATATATATACATTTGGTTATACAATGTCTATACAATCAGTAATATATGGAAAGGACCAAAGAAATGGGATAAATTTAACAGATGAAATAACATTAAAATTTATACATAATAACATATTATGTATACCAAATTGTGTGGATTTTAATAGAATAAAAGGGGATCCATATCCTCATGAAACAAAAAAGATTTTTATTGAATGTATGATATCTGGAAAAAATAAATTATATGAGTTTGAAGAATACCGTTTTTATGATATTACGATTGATTTGGATGAAGAAAGGAGAACCAGATTCACTAATAATAACATTATAATTTATCCTCATGAAAAATATTTGGAAGATGATGGTGGACTCAATGTTATGTATACTTTGGCGAAATATTTGAAAGAAAATGGGAAAAATGTGAAAGTGTATCCAACATATGGATATATTAAAACACCTATTTACAATGAATATTTCGTGGATGATTTTGATGCGGAAAATGCAATAGTAGTATATTGTGAAGGAACGCGTGGAAATCCTTTAAATGCGCAATATGTTGTACGTTGGATGTTAAGTGAATTAGGAAAAAATGTAAATATTGATAGAAAAGAGACGTTTGGTAAAAATGAATTAGTTTATTATTTTAACAAAGAATTACGTATGGAGAATAAACCGGAATATATGGGAATTATAATCAAACAATTAACTATATTATATTTGAATCCTATATTCCGGGATTTACAAAAACCAAGAAATGGAAAGTGGTGTTATACAAATAGAAAGATTGATTTTTATCATAACGAATTTACAAAATATCATCCGGAAGATTCTTTCGAAATAATGCGATATAGAACACATGAAGAAAATATGCTTACATTTAATGAATATACATATTTTATATCATATGATCCTCTGACATTTATGTCTTTTATAGCTGCAATGTGTGGTTGTATATCTATTATTCATCCATTGGAAGGAGTTTCAAAAAAAGAATGGTTAAAAATGACGGCATTGAAGGAATATATGGAATATAAGAATATAGATGATGTGTATGGAGTAGCATATGGTATAGAAGAAAAAGAATGGGCTGAATCTACACGTCATTTAGTATTAAATCAATGGAAAGATATTGCTGAGTATTATAAAAATCTTCATTTGACGGATTTTTTGCGAGATTTGGAAGTGATTGATAAAAATTTTTTGAAAAATACAGTGGAGAATAATTATTATATGTAGAAAATAGTATAATATTATGTAAAAAATAATATAATATGGAAGAATATATATTTTTATTTGATTTAGATGGTACTTTAGTAAATACAGATGAAATATATATAGTAATATGGAATAATATATTAAATAAATATAATATTAGTGTTACAAATGATTTTTATAAAGAATATATTCAAGGTAATAATGATAGAACAGTATTAATAAAATTATTACCAGATATTTATAATGAATTGTTGAATAATATATCATTTATTAAAGATAAATATTTTTTTGAAAATATAGATAAAATAGAAATTATAGAAAATTCTATAGAATTTTTAAATGAAATAAAAAATAATAATTATAAAATAGGTATAGTAACAAATTGTAATAGAAATATAGCTGAAGAGATAATAAAATATATAAAAATAGATAAATTAATAGATATATTGATTATTGGAAATGAATGTTCTAGACCAAAACCTTATCCAGAACCATATATAACTGCTATTAAAAAATTAAATTCAACAAATGACAAGACATTTATATTTGAAGATTCAAAAGTGGGAATTCAAAGTGGTAAAAATACATTTCCAAAATGTTTAATAGGTATAGAAACAATATATAATAAAGATGAATTAAAATTATTGAATGTTGATATGTCTATAGATAATTATAAAAATATAAATTTACAAACAATTTTAAATTATAATAATATGAATATTGATAATATAAAAAATTTAATAAAAAATTCATTAAAATTTGATATTCGTGATATTGATGTATTAAATTATAAATTAAAAGGAGGATTTATATCAGATGTATTAGGAGTAAAAATAATAAAAAATGATAATTCTATTTTAGATTGTGTGTTAAAATTGGAAAATAAAAATGATTCATTTTTATCAAAAATGGCGAATGATATACATTTATATGATAGAGAATATTATTTTTATGAAACATTATATAATTATATTCCTATAAAAACACCAGAATTTTATGGAATAATTAAAGATAATGATTTAAATAGTATAGGTATTTTAATGAATAATTTAACAAATAAAGGGTTGGTATTAAATCTAGATTTAAATAAAGAAAAAATAGATGTATCTTTACGTATTATAGAATGCATTGCACAATTACATTCAAAATTTTGGAATAAGAATTTATCTAATAATTTTAAAGAAATTAAAAAAAATTCTGATTCAATTTTTAATCCAAGATATGGTAATTTTATTAAAGATAGATGGTCGTTATTTAAATCACGTTGGGGTAATATTATACAAAAAAATAAAATAGAAAAGATAGAAAATAGTATAAATAATTTTGAAGAGATACAAAATAAATTAAGTGATAATAATTTAACATTAATACACGGTGATGTGAAATCTGCTAATATATTTTATGAAAAAATAGGTGAAATGTATGAACCATATTTCATTGACTGGCAATATATATGTGAAGGTAAAGGAGTACAAGATTTAGTTTTTTTTATGATAGAAAGTTTTGATATAAATGTAATTAATAAATATAGAAATATATTCAAAGACTATTATTATATAAAATTATTAGAATTTGGAGTTAAAAACTATACAATAGATGATTACGAAAACGATTTTAATTTATCTATTTTTTATTTTCCATTGTTTGTATCAGTATGGTTTGGAACATTAAATGAAGATGAATTAATTGATAAAAATTTTCCGTTTTTTTTTATACAACGTTTTTTAAATTTTGTGTAAATATCTATACTAATAAAATAATATAGATATTTTTTATTTATACATTATAGATATCGAATGTTACAAGTAGTTATACCTATGGCTGGATTAGGTAGTAGATTTACAGATTATGGATTTAAAACTAATAAATATCTTCTTCCAATAAATATTGATTTACAACCTATGATAGAGTTATCTATCATAACATTGAATATATCTGTTCCATGTAAATTTTTCTTTATAATAAATGAAGAACAGGGTGTAAATGAAAATATAAGAAAATTATTATCTCAAATTTGTAAAAAATATGGTTATGATTATCATATATCTAGTGTATCAAGATTAACAGAAGGACCTGCATCTACAGTAAATATTGTTCGTGACGTTATTGATAAAAATGAACCATTAATCGTATCAAATTCCGACCAAGTGTTGGAACAATGGGATTTCATTCGTTTTATCACTATTTCGGATAAATACGATGGTTGTGTTCTAACATATAAACCCAATTATGATTTACAAGTCGGAGCAACAGATAAACATAGTTTTATTCATATTAATGAAAATGGACAAATAGATGAATGTAGAGAAAAAATAGTTTTAAGTGAGAAAGCATTGGTAGGGGTGCATTATTTCAAAAAGGCATTATATTTTTTTGAAGCATATGATTATATGGTTGATAAAAATATTCGTGCACCAAATGGGGAATTTTATTTATCATTATGTTATCAATCGATGATAGAACTAGGACATAATATTGGATATTGTGATATGGATGATTCCAAAGAAAAATATTATCCAGTTGGAGAACCAACTGATTATTTTAATTATTTACAAACAAATGGTGGATATAAACATTTTCCAATTGAATTAGTAAATTATGAAATTTCTCACTTTACAATGGTATAAAAAAACTAATATCATCAACTGATGGATCATTCTTTTCATCTAATTCTGTAGGGAATTGTTTTTGTATCTTATATATTACATTTTCATCTAATAAATCTTTGCGAATATATGTAACTTCAAAAACAATAGGGAAAATACCTGGTATAATTATATCTTTTATCATTCCACCGCAATTATTTCCATGAATATGTACAGGATAATGTGTTATTGATAATTTTCTTAATATATTATTTTTATATACACCAAATGGACAATGAATTTCTATAACAATTTGTGAAAATTTTTGTAATTCTTCTATCGACAAGGAATCTATCCAATTGAATTCATATCCTTCAATATCCATTTTCAAAAATATGTTATTATAATCACGTATATATTCCTTCAAATTTGTATTTTTTGAATTATTCACATATCCTATATTTTTTGGAATCCATTCAATCGATTTATCATTTTCAGGGAAGCTTTGTATTGTACCATCAAATGCGATACATTTTACATTATATTTATTCAAAAAATCTATTTCAAAAGTAATATCTGTTGAAATTCCACAAGATACAAAATAGTCATATTCAAAACCTTCAGCAATTATATAACCACCGTCATTTTTACTACCTATTCTTACAAGTGTATTTGGTATTTGATAAACTTGTAGAGGTGTATAATCAAAATTCTTTACTTCTTCATATGTTAAATTTTCAATATTATAATTATCTATTCTTAAGTATGGAATTAATAAATTATATGATGTATTATATATTTTCTTAATCATACAATAATCTTTTAATTCATATAAACAATAATTCATTATATCAAAATTATTTTCATAATCGGAATAATGCTTTTGTATGTTATTCTTTATATAATTTTGCTCTTCTTGTAAATCCTTGTATAAAATAAAGGGTCGATTCTTTTTAATAAATTCTTTTCCACCTGAAAATATGTAACTTTCAGAACCTTGTGTATCACAATGTATAAATGAAATATTATCTAAATTCAACGAATCTAATGTAATACATTCTACTTTTTCACCATTTTTACCTACACAAACTCCTGCATAATTAATATTTTTATTTTCATTTTCAAGGGAATTAATATTTCCTCTTTCAGGTCCATCCAAATCATTTTCTTCCATTTCAATTTCACCATCATAACAAAAAATTGCTTTATTTTGTATAATACATTTATCAGTTAAAGAATTAATTTCAATATTTTTATTCAATAATTTAAACATTATAGATTGTGGCTCAAAAGAATATATTTTATAATCATCAGGAGATAAACGAGAATAAATTAAAGAAGATGAACCTATATGTGCACCTATATTCACTATATTTCCATATGGTAATATATTTTCTAATAGATACACTAATAAACTTTCATCGTAATATTGGTTTTTAAAAGATTTCATAAAAAAATAATCATTAGATTTAATTAATAATTTTCCATATGATGTTTCAAATAATGTAGAATCATCTTTTTTTTCTAATAAACTCATATATTGATATATATTATCAGAGCAAATACCGAGACATTTATTTAAATTTTCTATTTTATAATTAGTATAATCTATATTTTCAGGAACAATATGTATTATTTTTTCATTTAATTCATTTATATTATTTGTTAATACCAAACCTTTTGATGTTAAATGATAATCATTATTATAAATAGAATAATGAATTTTATTTCTGAATTGTATCATTAATTTCAATGCTTCAATGTTTCTTGCAAAGCAAAATATTTTTTTATTGAATAAGAAAGAAATTTTTATATCATATTTTGGCTCATTATTTCCTAAAAATATTTTATTATCAATAACCCATACATCTATTGTAACATAAAAACCTTCTTCAATTGCTTTTAAAACATATTCTGGATTATTTTCTTGTTCTGGATTGTTTCCATAAACATTTCCTCTAAGAGAAATAAAATATTTCATTATTATACGATTATATAATAATAAAATATGATTAATAATACGAATATTATACAATTTTGACAATCATTTCTTTTTCGAATTCCTCTCTAGATATAAAAGGTTCCATATCTTCAAATGGTCGATTAGAAAACGTTCCATCCTCATTTTTTACTGCATTCAATCTAGGGTATCTACTTTGTATACAACAAAATATTTCACATAATACATATGATTCTGTATTTAAAAATTCGCGCATTTTTTCTTCTATTTCTTCTATTTTTTTAATAGCAATATATTTAATTCCATATGCATAACATATTTTTTCTGTATCTGGAAAAGAAATACCACTATCTTTATCTACTCCATAAAAATTATTGAAATAAATGGATTGTGTTAATTTTGTTGCACCGTGTGTATTATTATTGAATATCATTATTTTAATAGGAATATTAAGATGCACAATAGTTTGTAATTCTTGTATATTTAACTGTAATGACCCTTCACCCATAATTGGAATTATCATTTTCGTTTTATCTACTAAAGCACTACCAATACTTGCTGGTAATTCAAAACCCATATCTCCTTGACTACTTACAATATATTTATCTCCCTTTTTAATATTTACCATATGCCATACATTAGTGACAATAGATCCTGAAGAAACAATTATATTTTTATTTGGTGGTGCAATATCAAAGAAAATTTTCAATGCATGATATGGATTAATTATATCATTCGATTGTTCAGGCATTTCATACATCCATTTTCTTTTCCATCGAGAACATGTATTTACCCATTCTGTATAATCTGGTAATTCTGTTAACTCTATTTTTGCATATTTAAAAAATGTTTTTAAATCCATCTGTATTTTTAAATCATAGTTTAAATCGTAATTCATTTTTTTTTTTTCAAGTTCTGTGTAATCATTATCTATGTAAATAATTGAAGCTTCTCTTGCAAACCAATCTTCACGATAACCAACAATACATTGAGCCATTCTACATCCCATTGATATTAATAAATCACAATTTTGTATAGTAAAATTACCTAATCTATCTCCAATAATTCCTACTTTTCCACAGAATAGTGGATCATCGGATTCTAATATGTCTGTTCCGTGTATAGAAACAACAACAGGTATATTACATCTTTTGATAAATTTTTGAAATTTATTTTGACAATCAGCCAATTTTATTCCATTTCCAGCTAAAATAACAGGTCTTTTTGCATTTTTTAATTTTTCATTTAATTGAGTATAATTGAATATATGAATAATATCATTAGATAGAGATAAATTAATTTTTAAATTTAAATTTTCTTGATAATGTATGTATGTTCCTTGTAAATCTAGAGGTATAGAAAGCCATACTGGTCCTGGTCTTCCTTTCATCATTTCCGTAAACATTTTATTTAATACTGAATTAATAATATTTGCATTATCTAATTGATAAGCATATTTTGTAATTGGTGTAACCATAGATATTATATCACTATCTGCTCCTGAATAATGACGTACTTTTAATGATGTATTTTTATTTATATTACAAATAGTATCTTTGGATTTCACTTGACCAGATATAAAAAAAATAGGAAGACTATCTTGATGTGCTACTAGACAAGGTGTAATAGCATTTGTTGCAGCACATCCAGCGGTAGTACAAACAACAACCGGTTTTGCATTCGTTTTTGCATATCCTACTGCTGCATATCCACAACTTTGTTCATGATGCATAAAATAATTATTGAGATTTTTATTGTTTCCAAAAGAATCTGTAAGCATCATACTGTATCCTCCGGTAATAGAAAATATACTGTCGATTCCATTTTTTTCTAGAAAGAGAGAAATAAAATCACTTAATTTTATTTTTGTCATATGTATAAATATATTTATACATATATCGAGTTACTTTTATTACCTTTTCTATTATGCTTTATTTTCATTTATTCTTTCTTCAATCATCTCGATTCTTTTTATATCTTTGGATGCTTGACGATTATAGTATTGATTTACCATTTTCATCCACAATAATTCAAACTCATTTGCATAAAAAATTAATTTTTCGAAATTATTCATATCAATATTCGATACTTTGAAAATAATATAACGTGTTTCAAAATAATCTATCAAACCATCTTCTATTAAACGTTTTATAAAATCCTTTGATTTCATACTAATAGCACCACCCAAATTACATAATATTTTATGTTCTTTTGCTTTTGAAAATACTTCATGTACTATTTTATATATTTCTTCTGAATCTACGTGATCTCTTTCTCTATCCAAAGATTTTACAAAATCTACTCTTCCAAATGTAATAGAATTTACATTCTTCAATAACGGTATAATTTCATTATAATTTATATATCCTTGTATAGTTTCCAAATTAAAACTCCTTTTTTGAGAACAATTGCATGATTTCAAAGCTTCAATGTATTTTTTAAATGCAAATGAACTTTCAATCATTGGTGATACAACAGTATCACAACATAAATTATTACAATCTATTAAATCGCGTTTTGACTCACATCCACCTATTTTTATAGATAATTCTATATTTGCCTTTTGAGTAATACATCTCATCATTATCATTTCATTGAATAACGCCCCTTCATCTTCAAATGATATTTTTACTCCTGTACAACCATTTTTATTTAATGATACTAATGAGTTATATAAAGATTCGAATTCTTCAATATTCATTATATTGAGAACATTAATAATTTTTATATTGTTTTTTCGAATAAATTTCTTACTATATTTTTCAATCGTTTTTCCAATTTTTCATTACATATAATTTCATCTAATTTATGATATACTATCTTTGTATTTCCAAATTCTTCTAATAGAATAAAACATATTTTATCTCCATCATTTTTTTTATCATTGAGAACATGTTCTATAAATGAATCAAAATGTATTTCTTTTTTCAAAAATTTTTTGGGTATTAATTCTAAAATAAATTTGTTTACATTTTCATATTTGTCTTCATAAAACAAGACATTAATTATATACATTCCAATTAAAACTGCTATACCATGTGGAATAAAATAATTAGTAATACTCTCTAATGCATGACCAAAAGTATGTCCATAATTTAATACTTTTCTTTCATATTTTTCTAATTCATCGTATTCTATTATTATTTTTTTAACACACATAGATATTTTTATCATTTGTAAATAATTATTTTTTTTGTAATTTTCTATAAAATCATTGTAAAAATGTTCTCCACCAATTAAAGATAATTTTAATGCTTCCCCTAATCCAGATATAATATCATCATCATTCAATGTTTGTAAAAAGCAGTCAGAAATATATACATTAGATGGTGCATTAAACAATGATAAAATATTTTTTGAATTTCTATTTATACATACTTTCCCACCAATAGCACTATCTGTCATAGATAAAAGGGTTGTTGGAATAAATATCCAATCTATACCACGTTTAAATATAGTTGCTGCAAATCCACCTACATCTTGTGTAATTCCACCACCTATTACGATTAGTTTATTTTTCTTTGTAAATTTTATATCAATTAATTTATCTACTATTTGGAGAACATAATCCATTGTTTTATGTTCTTCAATTGCTTCGAAAACATAGTATTGTTTATTATGAAATGCATTTGTATGAAAATTATATATATTTTTATCTACAAATATGAAATCATTGTTTTTTATAATTGATGACAACAGTTTTTCTAGTGTATCATTTGTATCATTTGTGTAATGAACATTATATATTTTATTATACGATTTAATTTTTATTATATCCAGGTTCTCAATTTCGCATTCAAGATGTGTATTACCAATATACATTTCTTATAATAAATAAATATAAGAAATGTTTATATTATCATTTTCAGGAATATTTTCTTATATTAGAGAATCCCAAATCGACAACAATAGATTGTCCTGTGATTCCAGTGTTCTCAAACACTAAAAAATAAATTGTATTATAAACATCATCTAATGAAATCATACGACAAAAATTTGTATAATTTGTTATATATTCAATTTCTTCGGGTTTCAAAGTTTTCCTCGTCATTTCATTATCTATTACACCAGGCAGAACATTATTAATCAAAATATTTTTTTTACCAAGATCGTAAGATAAATTTTTGACAAGACCACTTAATGCGGACTTGGATATACTATAAGATAGTTTATTTTCTCTTGTTAAGTTCTCCCATATAGAACTAATAATTACCATTTTTGCACCATCGTTTATTTTTTCATGAATTAATAAGAATTGTAACGATTCTAAAATAAAATTTATATTTGCATCCATCATATTTTTATATTTCATTAAATCAAATGTTTGTATATTATCATTAAAATTATCTCCTTGTGCCCATACAATAATATCTATATTTGGAATTTCTAGTAAACCATCAAAACAATTGTTATCTATTTTTATTATATTTTCTTCTTCCCTGTATTGTCTGGATGTTCCATATACATGAAAAAAAGTATTTTCAGACATTTTTTTAAATATATGATTTCCTATTGAACCACATGCACCAAATATCAATATATTTTTCATATTATATTACAAATATCGTTTCTATATCATTCATCATAATCAATATCATAATCAAATTTGAAATAACTATTCAAATCATCTTTTACAATATTTATTTCATTATAATTATTTTTATGTTTTTCACGTAATTCATTCAAATTATCTTTTATAATATTTATTTCATTTTTTAAATTATAGATTTCTTCATGTATGCGATTTAAATCGCATATCAATGTTTCATTTATAAATTTTTGTTTTGTTTTTTGTTTATTCACATAATACATGATTACAATTTCGTAAAATTGTAATATTATAATTGCTATTATTAATGTATATATATCTTCCATGTTGAATAATATGTGTAATATGATACATATATTATTCGTCACCATAATTTGATCAATTTTATATATAAACTCTTTATCATTACTGGTTAAGATTTTATCAAAATGTAACAATAGAAGATATATTTTTATCCATTGGTAATTCTATAATATTCGATTTATAATGATTCTCTATATTTTTCATATATTGAATATCGTGTCTAGTAATAAAATTAATTGCTACACCCTTTCTACCCCATCTTCCACTTCTACCAATTCTATGTAAATATGTATGAACACATTTTGGAATATCGAAATTAATGACAACACTTACTTGTTGAATATCTATACCTCTTGCTGTAATGTTAGATGAAATTAATACACGGGATTCACCCTTTTTAAAATTCATAAAAGCATTATCTCTTTCTGTCTTTGTCATAGAACTATGTATACAACAAACAGAAAATCCTTCCTCTATCATTGCATTATACAAATCTATTACGCGTTTTACACTATTTACATAAATAATACATTGTGACATGCTTAAAAATTCAAATATTTTCTTTAGTGTATCATATTTTGCATGATCAGATGCTAATGCAACATAATATTGTTGAATACATTCCAAATTGAGTTGTTCATTTTTCATCGTAATTTTAAATGGATTTCTCATGAATTTTTTACTTAATTCTAATATATCATCGGGCATTGTTGCACTAAAAAGTGCAACTTGAACGTTTGAAGGTAAAAATTGGAATATATTATATATTTGATCTTTAAATCCCGTCGATAACATATCATCTGCTTCATCTAATACAAGTATTTTAATTTGATCTGTATGTAAAATATTTCGTTTAATCATATCAAATATTCTACCCGGTGTTCCAATAATTATATGTGGTGTATTTTTTTTGATATTATCAGAATCATCATGAATAGATGTACCACCAATTAATGTTTGCGTTACTAATCCTTTCATCATACTACCAATACTCGTGATTACATTTGCTGTTTGTTTTGCTAATTCATGTGTTGGAGATAATAACAATGCCTGTATTTTTTTCTGTGATACATCTATATTTTGTAATGTTCCTATAGAAAATGTAGCTGTTTTTCCTGTACCAGATTGTGCCTGTCCTATAATATCATTACCTAAAATAATGGGTTTGATAGCTTTTTTTTGAATTGGACTAGGTTTTTCAAAACCCATACTGTATATTCCTCTCAATAGATCCGTTTTAATATCAAAATCATCCCAATTTTCTATTGTCAATTCGGATGATTGTACTATACATTCTTCATCGTTTTCTGATAATATTTTACTCATGTATTACTATATTATCATGTTTTTATATTTATATTATTTTTTATAATGTAAAAAGAATTTCGCGGAACTTTTTTTGCATTTTTTGTCAATATAGTATTTGTAAATAAAATACCGTCAGATTCTCATATACATTTCGGATTTTTTCTTGAAATATAGGTAAATGATAGTATGTTTGAAAATAAACTAATTTGTCGTCTTTTTCTACAAGTAAATTACCATGATGAAAAAAAATCCATTCTTTGTATGTAAAAGATTTTTTATTTTTTTGATTTGTTCTATAAATTTTTCGATTATTTCTTTTTTATTTTTTTGATTTATTGATAATAGTAATTTACACATATTATACAATAATATAATATATTACACCAAAAAATATAAATATATTTTATTATATATATCCAATGGCTACAGAACTATATTATGATTTGAATGATTTTAAACAATTTTTATTTGAAGGATTTCAATATAGTTTGCCTGAGGATGTTTTAAATAATATAAAGTATCTCGAAAGTGAATTACAAATAGTGGATAACAATGAAAATGTTAAAAAAACTATAGATAAACAAGATGGTGAACATTATAAAAAAAAGGGTGAAAATAAGAATCGAAATTATCATTCTAAAGAGATTACTAATAAGGATTGGGAATTAATTCGTAATTTCAAATCCACCAAAATTGAAACAAAGGAAGGCATTGATAAAAAAATTAACGACATTCGTGTTTTATTTAATAAAATTTCTAATAAAAATTTTCAGCAACAAAAGGCTCTTATTATTTCATTTATAGAAACATTCTTATCTAATAAAACAGATGAACAACCTGATGAAATTGACAAATTATCAAAATCGATTTTCGATATTGTGAGTACAAATAAATTTTTTTCTGAATTATATGCGGAATTATATGTAGAATTAATTCAGCATTTTCCAATATTCCAAAAAATATTGGATGATTTTATTGTAACATTTGAACATTCTATAGATAATATTCATTATATTGATCCAAATGTAGATTATAATGGATATTGCAATTATACGAAGATTAATGATCATCGTAAATCCATTACTTTATTTATTGTAAATATGTTCAAAAAGAAAATTGTAAAAGAGGAAGTTATTTTGGACATTTTGGATTATTTTGTTAAGAAGAGTGTAGAATATATTGATATTGAAAATAAAATTAATGAAATTGAAGAAATAACGGAAAATATTTTTATTATTATTTCAAATAGTGGATTACAATTTGCATTTTCAGATTCTGAAAAATGGAAGGAAAATATATTACCATCTATTATTAAAATTTCTCAGATGAAATTGAAAGAACATGTGAGTCTATCGAATAGAATTATATTTAAATATATGGATATAATCGATTCAATGGATTGTTAATTACACCGACCGAAAAGAAAAATGGGACAAACTTCTTATAAAAAATAAAAAATAACCCATTACTCTCTATTCAGTGGCGTAAAAGCACCCTGAAGGGCATTAGGATATTTGACGATACCAACTTTTTTACGGTTGGTATGGTTACCCTATTTTATTGGAATTTGTATTCACGACTATACTTATCTGGTCTTTTTCCAGTTTCTATAAAGCATTTGAATACCTTTTGGATATTTTTACATCCATTCTTATCACGATTGATACATCCTATCCGTTTATTTTCCATTTGATATGTTAGGATGGAATGCATCTTTCGTTCTTTTTGCTTCGGGTCTTTTTTAAATTTCAAATACAGATTTTCACATGGTTCTTCTGTTTTGTAGGATAAACAAGATGTTCTATATTCATCAATGTTATAAACTTTGAATTTTTCTTGTAGTTTCCGCTTCATAGTAAGATTTGGTGTAGAGATAAAATTCCTCATTTGCTTTCCAATACTCCAATCTCCAATAATTATTATATGGTCTTTGCTGTATTTCTTAACAATTTTATTCACCATATTATCTTCGGTTCGTTTTTTATTGATATACGCATACCATTTATATTGACGAAATTTGATGTCTCGGTATAGTGGAACAATTTCATTATTGATTTGTAGTTTCTTGGTTACATATTGTTTAAATTTCTCTAATTGACAGGTTTTAGAATTATATTGATTCAATTCTTCTTCTACTGCAGTAATACTAAATTTGTCTTTGTAATTTTTCAATAATGCATGGTATTTCAATCGTTTCGTTTCTTTCAAATATTGTTTGTTGGTATAAGATAAAAAGTTCCCTTCATCATCCATCATAGAAAATAAGGTCCTTTTTCCCGGATCAATATAAATGTGTTTTCCTTCCAATTGTTCTTTTGGAACTTCATCAATATAAGGAAATTCTGGATTTTCTTTTTTTATTTCTAATTTAGATTTTTTAGGTTTTTCTTTATTTTCTAATCGTTTCTGTTTTGCTTGTTCTTTCAGTTTTTGTAGTTTTTCTTGTTTTATTTTATTTTTTTCTTCATTAGTAAATCCTTTCAATGCTTTCTTTCCATCTTTCATTTTCTGTTTTTTGGAGTTTTCTTCTTCTACGCAATTGGTATGTAAAAACCGTAAAGATGTTACATATCCATCGGTTATGATGGTATAATCAAATACATATTTTTTTCGAGTTTGTTTTATATTCCAAAAAGTATCCCAAATAAATTCTTTATTTTCTGACAAACATTCATATAAATCATGCTTAGTTTTATTCTTTGTCATTGTATTACCATTTTTCTTGATGGTAGTTTTTGTATTTGTAATCCATCGTTCCAATAATGGTTTATGTTTTTCTGCATCTACAAATAATTCTACTAATGCTTTCGTATCTACTTGAATATGTCTTGGAATTGCATTGGATTGTATAGGAAAAAATTGGAAGGATTTTCTTTCTATTTTTTCTAATTCCAAACACATAAAAATCATATATTTCAAATACTTATAAGGTGTAACTTTGATGTCATAATAATAACTTTCTTCGTATTCTGGTGGAACTATTTTATGACGAAATTCGCGTAACCAAGGATGGTATTTATCCTCACAAGTTAGTGTATTATTCAGTATGTCATTTTTAACCAAATTTATTTCTTTATAGAATTGCTTTTTGATTTCTTTGTTTTCTATTTGGTCTTGGTATTTGTGTTTGAAATAGGAATTCACAAAGCGTTTGATATAATCAAAGAAATGTAGTTTGATATTATTTTCTATAGATGTAATCATAGTAACTTTATAATAATCTAAAATAGAAGACAAATTACTACCGTTTTCTAAATCAAAGGAATGTAAATTTTGAAACTCTTTTAGTAACACAATATTCTTCCCTTTTGGTTTTCCACCTGAAGATGGTAATAAAATAGATTTCATACACATAGAAATGGTATCTTCAGTAATTTCAGGAATTTCTTGGTCACTGTGATACTTATGTAAAATCCAGATTCGTAATAAAAAATATGTTTTGGTAGTAATTGCATTGGTTCGATATACAGCATTTTGTAGAGTTTTCATAATTTCTTCTGTATCCTGATCATTTTTAAGGATGGAAGTAATAGGAACTTTCAAACAACGGTATTTATCAGGAGGTTGTTTTTTAGTAACCATCTATATATAGTTACTAAATATTTATTCTTTATATCCTTTTATATAAAAGTATATATTCCTAAATACTATTTTCTTTTTCCTTTTTAAGTTTTTCTTTTCTTTTTAAATATGCTCTATGTGCATATTCCTTAATTTTCTCAGGATTCGTTTCTTTAATTTTTTTTTTATTTTCATTTGCTTTTTGTATTACAGTATCTTTGTTTTTTTCGTAATATCGTTTATGTCCATCACCATTAGTATATTTATGTAATTTTTCTTCTAATTCAGAATTTTTAATTTTAAGAATTCGAATTTCTTCTAAGAGTGATTCCATTTTACTATATATTATGGTAATAATTCTTTATATTTTTTAATAAAAAATATAACTGATTACCTTATATTATCCCATTTTTCTTTTCGGTCGGTGTAATTGATTTTGATTTTGATTTTGATTTATTATTTGAGTTTGATAAAGAAATGAAAAGTAACATAGAAACAAATAATACAGTAGACATACCTGTAATTGCGGAAGGATACAAATTTCACGACATGAATGTATCATCTAATTATATTTATTGTTATTGTTGTTATGATATATAAGTCATTACCTATAAAAATATTATATAAAGATAATGAAAATTATTATACTAATTTTTATGAATCGAATGATATATTAAATGAAAAATGTTTTGTAGAGATAACACATCATACAAAATAATTTGTTTTCAAAATAGTACATTTAGTATGTAAAATATTACACTATTTTTTCATGATTTATTATCAATAAATGATGAAAAAAATATAATAAATATATGAAATATATATAGAATGGTATCGTCCAAGATTCATCCAAAAGTTAATTATATTGAAAAGAAAACATTAGATGAAGAAGATTTGGGTCATACATCTACATTATATGTTATTGATATATATGATATACCTACTGTTATAGTTTTAGGTAAACAAAAATATACTTATTCAAATAAGGAAATTATTTTTTATCCAATATATATTGTTTCTGATGATAAAATAAAATCACAAATAGGAGTTTTTGAAGCAAAATTATCTAAAACTTTGAATTTAGTAGATGAAGATGGTGATATTGATATTGAAAAAATGGGTGAACCTTTATTATATAGTTTTGTTACTAAGAAATATATAGAAAAATCGAATTCAAATCCTAACAAATACTTAGAAGAGGAAGAGAAAAGAGAATATGTAGAAATGGAAAAGGAATTTGATATATTATCAGATTCGTCAGATTCAGATGAAGTGGATGTAATGAAACTAAAAGTAACAAAAAAGAAAGTATCTGAACAAAAGGAAGCTGTAGATAAAGTAGTAGAACACGGTATTTTTATCATTGATAAAAACTTCAAACAACCACCTCTTTTGAAAGAAGAAAGTGAATCAGATGCGGATAAATTAAAATTAGAATATAAGGAATCTTCTGCAAATGAATGGATTGAAAAATTTATGCGAAATAATAATTATAGTATAATGGACGTAGAGTCACAAGGTGATTGTTTTTTTGCTGTTATTCGCGAAGCTTTTTTGCAAATTGGTCAGAAAACGACTGTACAAAAATTGCGTTCATTATTAGCATCTCATTTAACAGATGAAATATATCAAGAACATCGTAAATTATATGATTCTTTTGAATCAGAAAAGGGAGAATTAAAAGAAACGTTGAAAGAATTCAAACGAACAAATGATTTATATGCAAAAAGAATAAAGAGTGTAACAGATAAAACAACCCGTGAAAATATTATAAATGAGGTTAAAAAAATTAAAGATTCCTATAAAGAAAATATGACGAAATTAAAAGAAACCGAGAAATTACAAAATGAATATTGTGGATATATGAAAGATATTCACAGTTTAGAAAATTTCAGATCATTTATTTTGACTTCTAATTTCTGGGCAGATGCATGGGCAATAAGTACATTGGAGGTATTATTAAAAGTTAAAATCATAATATTATCCGAAGAAGCATTCACACATAAAGCATTTGATAATGTATTGAATTGTGGCGAAATTAACAAGTCACTTATAAAGGGAAATTATACATCATCTAAAGATTTTGAACCAGATTTTTACATAATGACAAGTTATTCAGGTAATCATTATCGTTTAATTACCTATAAAAAGAAGGGTATATTAACATTCAATGAAATACCATATGATATTAAAATCCTTGTCATGAATAAATGTTTGGAAAAAAATTCAGGAATATATTATTTAATACAGGATTTTAGAAATTTTAAATCGAGATTAGGTTTAGATCCTGATGAAGGTAAACCCGATGATAGTGACGATGAAGAAGATGAATTCAATATGGATTTATATAACAATTCAACTATATTTTCATTTCATCAGAAATCACTGGATAGTGCAAAACCAGGAAAAGGTATAGGAGAAAAAATTGATAAAAATCGTGTAAATGAATTTTCCGTATTGACGAAAATACCAAATTGGAGAAAGAAATTAAGCGATTCATGGTCAGAATCACCATTTACAATAGAACGTAAACGGTGGGCATCAGTAGAACATTATGTACAGGCATCCAAATTTAAGAAAGGATTTCCTGATTTCTTTGAAAAGTTTTCATTGGATATTCCTAGTGAAATGTCAAAGGATCCTGAAATTGCAATAGCTGTTGGAGATATTAAAAAATCCAAGTATAAAGATTTAAGACCAAAAGGTGTTAAAATAGACGTAGATTATTCTCTTGGTAGAGAAGAACAAGAAAGAGAAATTGCTGTACGTGCAAAGTTCTCCCAAAATGAAGATTTGAAACAGTTGCTATTATTAACAAAGAATGCATTATTACAAAAATATTTACGTAGAAAACCCGCAGAAACAGATATCATATTGATGAAAATAAGAAAAGAATTGAAATAATGTATATTATAACTAATGATATTTTTTATACAATAACGCAAGTGCAAAACTGCGAATAGGATCTTCTATTTTTTCAAAATAACGTTTTTTTTCTACTATTATTTGTTTATATAATAATTTGAATTCTATATCGTCCGAATCATTCAATAAATAATTCAATAAAACCCTACCTTTATTTTCAGTTATTAGGATGAATCCAATTATATCATACAAGTCTTGTGATACAATTAATTTATTGGACTCTTCGGAAGTAACAATATCACAATAAATTTTATATAGTTCTTTTATAGATACTTCTTTAAGTGCATCTAATAATTCACTACAAAAATTACGACAAATATGACAACGATATGTTAATGTTTCTAATGATAATTGTTTTATACATTTTTTACAAAATTTATGATTACAAGATGTGGTATAAACATTATCATCAATTTCTTGAAAGCAAATAGGACATTCCATTGTTGTTATTTTACACCTTTTCTCATTTAAAACGCCCATTTTCATAGACAAAAAAAAATAAGAAAATTTGTAAAATCAATAGTAGGAATCTCACCTACGATGGTCTTACTTTTTCCACTTCTTTTTTACCAGAAGTGGTGAAAGACGAAATTTGAAATGCAGTTGGTCTGCTTTGTTTCTCCAACCAACATTTCGTAATGTTTCTTATATTCACTGCAGAATTCACATCTCGGGTTCTAAATACGGTATATTTGTTTTCGCAACTCACGCAGTTAGAACAGACCAAAAGACGGAATATTTCTTTATTTTCTTTATCTTTGTAATAGGTTAGGTTGTTATGACAACCACAGCATTTCTTGCTTGTATTACATTCATTTATTGTTACAGTATCATATTTCTTATGGATAAGTTTTCGTAATCCTTTATTCATCGTGGGCATAAAATGTTTCATTTGGGTGCTTCTGCTCCAATTCCCATAACCAATAAGGATATTCTCTCCAAAAGTGGTTTGTATTTTATGTAAAAAGGTATCTATACTTTTCTTACCATAACTATAAGAACGAAATTTCATTTTCCTCCACACTTCTCTTTGGTAGAATTCTGTGGTCTCTTGGTTACATTTTTGTTTTTCTACCAAGTAAGTTTGGAATTTTTCCAGATTGACAGATTTACTATTTTGAAACGATAAATGAGTTTCTTTTTCTACGATACCGTTCTTTTCCTTTTCCTCTAATAAAATTCGTTGGTTTCGTTTTCCATAACTTTCCCGTTTTCTTTGATGCGCAGTATATTGTAGTTTTTTACCATTTTCATCTATCATATATACTAACCGTAATTTTCCAGGATCACAACCAATGATATTTCTTGTTTTCAAACCATCTAATTGTTCCTTTGGTAAATCTTCTATATTATAAAAATCTTGTTCTTGGATTGTAGGAACTCTACTACCCCATTTTTTATCTTTGAGGTCTTTACGAATAAATAACAAGCAACAAGAAATACCATCAGTTTGGATTTGATAATAGAATTGATAATATTTATTCTTAAATATTTTATGTTTCAAATTTAGAAAGGCATTCCAAATATCGTATTGGTTGTCTTTGATGTGTTTCAATAATTCACCTTTTTTGATTTTGTTTCCTTCCTTATCTTTTTCAGGACAAAATAAAGATACAATGGAAGAAGTATCCAATAAAATATGTTTTGGTATGATATTGTTTCTTAATGATAATGGTTGGAATAACTTTTGTTCGTTTGTTTCTAAAATAAAATTCATATACATCATTCCTTTCAAATACTCAAAAGGACGAACTTTCACATCATAAGAAATGGACTTTTTGATATTCGTAGGTAATATGTGATGTAAATGAGTAGTTTTCCATTCTTGAAACATAGGATTCGTATCTTCCAAGAAACACACTTGATGTTTGAATTTATGTAATACGGATTTATCTTCTACATTCGTTGTTTTATTGATAAAGCGTAAGAAATGCTGTAAAAAATGTTCTTGAATGTTATTAGATAAACAGGTAGTTACTTGGGTAGCAACATAAGGCAATAAAAAAGTGGTATTTTTCAAATTTGTTTTCTCGTGTTGCAAAAGAGGTTGGTAAGTAGTAGTATAGAATGTTTCTAATTGTTCCAATAAGACGGTATTTGTGCTTTGCTTTCCACGATTATCACGATTTCCTAATGTTTTGATACAATACAAAATAAATGTTTCATCCATTGTAGGAAACGGTAGTTTCTTATGATATAAATCTAATAAATACAATCGTATGAATTGGTAGGAATGAATGACTAAATCGTTAATGTCAAACACAAGATGATTCAAAATAGGATGCACCTCTTTATTACAGAGAATAGATTTGAGTGGTATTTTGAATGTTTTATAGGGTGATTTGTCAGTAGAACGAAATTCTTTGAACTCGTCCTTTTTCTTCTTTTTCACCATTGTATATTATATCTAAAGATATTGTCTTTATATAGTTTAACGCATAATTATATAATTCCTAAATATTCTCATTTTGTTGTTTCTGTTTTTCTTTTTTATTTAAGTATGCCGTTCTTGCATATTCTTTTCGTTTTTCTGGAGTAACCTTTTCCTTATAGTAATCTTTATTTTTTTGTAAAATTTCCTCTTTATGATTATTATAAAAAGATTTATGACGAGATGGTGCAGTATATTTTTTAAGTTTATCTTTCGTTTGTTCTAATTCATTTTCTAATATACCAATCTTTTGTAACAATTGCTGATTAGTAATTTGTAATTCTTCACAATTCATAATGTAATATATTATATAAATAAATCTTTATATAATTACCGTAAATTATATAAAGAATGGGCGTTTTAAATGAGAAAAGGTGTATAGCTTTATCAAATTTTTATTTTATTTTTTCAATTTTTTGTACTTTTTCACATTTCAAACACCGCGACCTATATAATATTTATTACTATAACGAAACAAAATTCAGCATGCACGTTCCTATAATAATATATTATATCACATTATATTATAATATGAAAGATGTATCAATATATTTAAAAAAATTTTTAGATAGAGAATTTCTTTCCCAAAAAAAATGGAAATCAGATAAAATAAAGTTCTCGGAACATGCAAAAGAATTTATATCAAATATGATAAAAAAAATAAAAATATCAGATGAATCATGGAAGAATGAGAACATTCTAATGACAGATATAGATAAATATCCACCAATTGCTGATTATATAACACCAGAGGTTAAAAAGGTTTTAAAGAAAAATAGAAAAATCGGTAAAAAATGTACATTTACTATTAAAAATCAAACAGTATTATTATACACAATATATGTATTTCCTGAAAAAGGTTCTCCAAAATCTAAGAAATATTTGGATGATTTCTTCAGGGAATGTTTATATAAAGTATATTTATGGCTTACAATTGCAAATATAGAACGTACTAACGAATGTTCTCGTAATTTAAATATATATTTATATTTTACAGACATGTATAAATTATTACCAACTAAAGGCACTATTATAGATCAGGAGAATGTAAACGGTGCATTTACTACATCATGTTCTCCATCTACTGATATATATTTATTTCGAGAAGAAGAATGGTTCAAAGTATTTATACATGAAACTATGCATTGCTTTGGTTTTGATTTTTCGCATATACCGATTTTATGTGATATATCAAAAAAAAATGTTCTCGATATATTTCATGTAAAATCCGATGTAAATTTTTTTGAAACATATTGTGAATTATGGGGTGAAATAATGAATATTATATTTTATTGTTATATAAATGAGAACAAGGGAAATATAATAGGAAAAATAGAGAACTATTTATCATATGAAATAATATTTTCCAATTTTCAATCAACAAAAGTTCTCCAACATATGAATATAACATATGAAGATTTAATTTCCAGTAAATCATATAATAAATATAAAGAGAAAACAAATGTGTTGTCTTATTATATATTGAAATCTATTTTCATTACAAATATCAATGAATTTTTTGATTGGTTATATAAAAATAATAGGTTCTCGATAGATTTTCATAAAACAGAAGAGAACCTGAATAATTATTTCAACATAATAAAAAGGAATTATAATTCTGAAAAATATATACAGAATATGAAATATATGGAAAATTGGTATGAAGAAAATTCTAGTAAACAGGATTTTGAATTATCTACACTGAAAATGGTTGTATTGGAATGGTGAAAAAACAAAAAATTGATATTATATGTATCTTTGATAAATATAATAAATATGGGTAACAATTATTCTTATATCGATAATTGTTTGAAATTCGAGAGGATATTAGACAGTGAATATCAAGTATATATTGGTATAGCTTCACTAGACAAAGGGCTAACATCTCAAGTTCTTCGTATAGGTGATTATCATAGTAAATATTTTAGATTACAAGAGTTTCGTCAAGACGAAAACATATTGTATTATTATTTTGAAAATAATGTATCTATGACTTTGGAAAAACATGGTGAGTATATTCTTATGGATATAGTTGGATGTAAAAATGAAATATCAAAACCATTACACCCCGTAATCGTAAAAACTTACAAACCGATTGGACTTTCTAATATGAGTAATGAAATAGATAAAATATATGAACTTTTTACAGGACATGCCGTCAAATAACTGGTCTACAAGTCATCCATATTCTCATATATAAACTTGCATTTGTTTTTCTTTGAGGGTCTTCATCACCAAGAAAAAATAGTAAATAAAAATAAAAATCGTAAAAAAATACAATATGTACAATATTTTTTTATTTTTTTATTTTTATTTTTTTATTTTTTAGAATAAAACCTTTTTAACTGTATCAAGTTCTTCTTCTTCGAAAAATGCAAATGAAGAACCTCTTTCCAAATCAGGAATTTTTTTATACATATCAATGTAAGGAGTTTTGTATTGATTATCATTATTTTTCATTTTCCTAATCTGATCATTGAGAGTATCAATAAGAGATTTCGCATCTTCCAAATCTCGCAAGAGATCATTAATGATATTGTCCTGATCTTGAATTTTTGCCTCAGCCATTTCAATGCTTGCTGCAAGTTGATGCGCATTCATTGAAGTCTCCTTAATTGGTGTCTTGTTCACCATAAAACGCATATATATTTCTTTGGATGTTTTGGGAACATTGATTCCATACACATCATTATATCCATAACTTTCGATAATATTTCTGAAATTATGAACATTCTCCGTATCCATCCAATAATCGAAATGAACAAAAGCCATATATTTATTTTTGTGATTTTGTTTAAGAGAGAGATCCACACGTTTCACTTTACCCAATTGCAAGGTGTCTTCGACAACTTTCTTGATGAAATCTTCATCAACTGCATCTGATGGAAGAGCAGGGATAAAGATACTGTTCCAGTTGGTAGGAATCCACATTGCGATATCGTTTGACTTGTATTCCATTGTTGATTGTTGATTGTTATTATATTTGAAATAATACTATACTATTATTATAAAAAAGGTATTTCAATTTTTTACATATAAAATAGAGAACAAAATACTATAAAATTGATTATTATTTGATTTGTAACAAGATATTATACATAAATGGGAATAAAATATTTAAATAAATATTTAATAAATAACTGTTCAAATAATGCAATTCATAAATGTAGTATTTCTGAATTTGAAGGTAAAATTATTGCTATTGATATTAGTATATATTTATATAAATATATAGGTAAAAATGCACTCTTAGAAAATATATTCTTAATGATATCAACAATGAAGTATTATAATATTATACCAGTATTTATATTTGATGGTAAACCCCCCGCAGAAAAACGAGAACTATTGTATCAAAGAAAAATAAAAAAAAAGGAGGCCGAGAAAGAATATAATGAATTACAATTGAAAATGACATCAAGTGATGATACAGGAAATTTATCACAAGAAGAATTATTGGATATTCAAGAAAAAATGGATTATTTAAAAACACAGTTTATTCGCATATCTGATTCAGATATAAAAGATGTAAAACTTTTGATAAAAGCATGTGGTGTCGAATATTATGAAGCAGAAGGAGAAGCAGATATTCTATGTTGTCAAATGGTTTTATATGGTGATGCATGGGCATGTATGAGTGATGATATGGATATGTTTGTATATGGTTGTCCGCGTGTTATAAGACAAATTAGTCTTATGAATCATACTTGTATGTTTTATGATATGGATATTATTTTAAAGGATCTCAATATTTCGATGGAATTGTTTAGACAAATTATGGTATTATCTGGTACTGATTATAATGTTAATGAACATATAAATTTACATGAGACAATGAATTGGTATAAAGAATATCAAAATTATTTAAAAAATAACAATAAAAACATGTCATTTTATAATTGGTTATTAAAATATACAAAATATATAAAAAATATTGTTGATGTTATGAAAACATATCAAATGTTTATTATTAATAATAATAATAATTTTAATAATAAAAAATTTGAAATCAAGAAAGAAAAAAGAGAAGATTTAATGAAAATACTATTAAAAGAGGGATTTATATAATTGTGTAAATACTATGATTCATTATGATAAGCATATAATATCATTTGTTTCAATAATTTTTTATTAGTTATACGTGTATATAATTTATCGGTAATAATGTTATCAAAATGTTCCAATAGTTCCCATAAACTCAAATTTATATAAACACCTTTTGGTAAATTCTCATTTTCTATATCTTCTAATGTTGTACCCGAATATTCCATAATATAATCCAAATTATCAGATATAGATAAAATGGTCCATGTATATGAACAATAAACGATATGATATTTTTTATGAGTATCAAGAGATAAACTCATATTACGTAATAAACGTAAATTTAATTTCATTTTATACTGTAACTATATTGTAATAAAATTTTATATATTTATTATAATATATATTATACCACAGAAGCAATAAAAGATCCATTGAAATCTTCAATACCAGTATGTTTCAAATTAATACTTACATCCAAATACACATTACCACCCATCTTTGTCCAACGATGACAGAATAACCAATCTTCCGAGAAATAATGTCCCTCTTCAACACCACAATCAAATAGAGCATAAGCCCATTCATTTTCATCGCCATGTAAATAACCTACATCATCTGTATATTTTGTTGAGGGAAATGCTTTCGCCATTTGTTCAATGGTATTACGTTTTATCATCATAAATCCAGTAGCAATATGTCTAACCTTTGTTAGATTATTATCAATAGTTAATATATTATCCCAAAAATTAATATTATATTTCAATAAATTATGTTGTATCATATCTTCGTCAGTTACATTATTTTTTAATTGGGATTTTTCCTTTCTTTCTAACATAGATTTGACAGCATTTTCCTTTTCCAATAAAACATTCCAATTGTATTTTTTTAATGGATATACACCACCTACCAATGATTTATTAGAAATAAGAAGTTTTAAAATATCAGTAGGATCCCATGTTATATCACTATCAATAAACATCATATGTGTTACTTTATTTGGGTTATGCATTGCCTTTGCAATTAAATTATTTCTAGCTCTAGATACTAAACTATCATTTTTACAAAATTCGATTGTGAGTGATATTCCGAATTGACGAAATACATTGTATGTTTCCAATAAACAGTGAACATAATTTATAAAACATTGACCTCCATAACATGGTGTGAGAATACAGACATGAGGATTATATTGTTTAACAAAATCCTCTACCTTTTTAATAAAATTATTTGTATTATTTTGATTTAATGATGTCTGAAGAGTAGGAATATTTGTATTTTGTTGTGGTGCTTGAGGTGGTATTGGCGTTGATGTCGAATCTTTATATTTTGGATTCTCTTCCAATTCAAAAGTAATTACGTTATCTCTTGACATATGTCTCTATTTCATAAATAGTTTTTAAATTATTATTCTTTCATAATATAAATATTATACATGATATAGTTTATATTATGTCTCAAATAACAATAGATCAAAAGAAACATATAATTACAAATTCTTCAAATGATCGTCCAAAAATAAAATTAAGAGATTATATTCCACCCGAATATGATATTACAGGAATTCATATTGATTTTCCAGAAAATTTGAAAAATATACAAATAGAAATGGGTGGTTGTTGTCAAAATATTATTTTTTATTCTGATATGACTGAATATATGAAAACATTTCCATTTTATTTGACTTTATGTAAATATATAGAAATTTATATTGTTTTTGTTTATGATGAAAAATTTGTAGATTCACAGATAAAATATGAAATGGTAGATGAATATATTGAAAAAGAGAAACATGGAGAAGAAGTAACAATATATGATGGTTATGATTATCATACTGGAAATATAGTTACAATTCAAAAAATATTGACTGGTAATAAAGTACCTATTGTTGTACAAGGTCTTGAAATAAATACACCTATAGTAAAAATAGATATTGCAATTAATGAAATTACACCCTTGAAGAATCAAATCCGCACAGCGGATGATTCTTCAAGTAAGTTACCGGTTACAGATTTCCATGACGCACCCCGTAGGGGTGCGGATATAAATCTTCACCGGTATAAATCTACTTGTTATGAACAAAAAGTGCGACAAAGAATTTATTTTTTACATGACAATTCGGAAGAATATTATAATAATTTAACTAAAAAATTTAATCTCGTCAAAGTAAATGATAAATATGGTTATATTGATAATAAAATACGTTATATTCAAAATTTTGCAAATCATATATATATGTTTTGATCAGAGTAAAATATAATATTATATATAGTTCTGCACTACATATAATATTATGAATTTTTAGTTTTTTATTTTTTTATGTATTATTTTTATTTTTTGTTCATTTTTTAAGCAGTAGCAGAAGCAACTGACTTAATGAAGTGATGCTTCATGTATCTCTGGAGGTTGAAATAAGTAAGTTCATCCTCCTTCTTGAGCTTAAGAAGAGTGCTGAGCTTGGAATCAGCATTGATCTTGCGACCATTGGCCTTATCTTGAAGACCATTGGTGCGGATATATTGGTTGATCTCCTTGCTGACATCAGTGCGAGCCATCTCGGTTCCTACAGCCTTACCAAGAAATTGGGCAAGCTCGTCACTAATGCGAGTGGGCTTGACAAAACCGGAAGGTTGGCGGTTACCAGAAGCCTTCTTCTTGCGGGAGGAAGACTTCTGAGCATTCTTGAGCTCACGAGCAACAGTCTTCTCAAGGAGCTTGAAATCAGCCTTGACAGATGAAAAGAGGCAAGCTAGTTGTTGGAGCTTAGCACCAAAAACATTAAGCTTGACAGACATAGAGGAATCACCATCGACGGCAACATCGACAGGTGCGGGGGCAGGAGTAGGAGGTGCAGCAACAACAGAAGCAGTAGACTCAACAGCCTTTGCAGCCTTCTTGGTCACCTTCTTTGATGCAGATTGATCAACAACAACATTCTCAACAGGAGCGGGAGTAGTTTGCTTATCGGACTTAGATGCTCTTACCATTCTGTGGTATATACATTATAATAAGTTTCTTTTTTAAGTTGTTTTAACGCATAATATATTTAATAATTATAATATGTGATGATAATTACATGTATATTTATCAAAAAGGGATATAAAATAAACATTTTTATAAAAAAATAAACACATTTATAAAATTATTATTATTTCCTAAATAATTCAATACATGTATCTTCATCTTCTTCATATACTAAAATATACCCATTTTCATAAAATTTATTTAATAATTTATTATATTTTTCGGATTTTTTGCAAATTCCATCCATGTGTTTGTTCTCGAAAATGATTTTATTGGGTTTCAGTATATTTAAATCCAAATCCATTAAAATATCAAAATCATGTCCCTCTGTATCTACTACTAAATAATTGATTTCATTAATATTATGTTCTCGTATAATAGTATTCAATTTATAACAAGATACTTTTAATTCATCTATTATAAGATGTGGTAAATTAATACCATCCATGTGATTATTAATATGTTCTCTATTAGAAGAAGCTAGTTGTGTTACCCAGTAAGGATATTTTGATAAATCATTTTTTTCTGATGGAACATATAATGTTATTTCTCCATCTAAATTTGATATTGCTATATTGAGAAATATATAATTATTATTGATGGATTCATTATTATAGTTATGTTTCAATCTTTCAAAAAGATATGGAACAGGTTCTATGAATATACAATTTAATTCTTCTTGTTTCTGTATTTCCTTAAATATATGATCATTTTTCGTGTTACCTTCATGTGCTCCTACCTGAAAATAATCTATTTTCATCTAATGTATACAATAATAAATAAAAATTTTATTATGGTATTACGAGAACCAATAAGAATCATAGAAGAGATTCATATAACCATATCAAACTATTCCTACAAGGAATGGAAATACAAGTTAAAGCAGTTAATACATGAAGTGCACCAATTTTTCTATATTCTAAATTTATTCCTGTATAAACCATATTTTCCATAACTGTCAAACAACTATCTCTAAGAGTATCAATAGGCATATCTATACTTGGATATCGAACATTTAAAAAAGGATCATGTAATTGACATATTTGTCTTTTCGTCTCATGCATTATCGCTGCACGATAATTCCATATTTCAAATAAACATCTATAAAATCTGACATATTCTATTCTCTCTAAATTGGAGAACCACGAACTTTGAGTATAATTTCCCAAAATATCAATTTCAATAAATAAATTTTGTATTCTTTCATTTATTGTCATATTTCGCATTTCTTGCATTTTTATAAAAAGTTCTCTTTGTTCATTCGTAAAATTTCTGTTATTTATAATTGGTTGTCTATTTGTTGTTTGACTATTTTGCTTTATTATGTCATTTATAGGTAATAAATCTTTAAAAAAATCAGGATAAATAATTCTAGAAATGTTCTCTAATGATAATATATTATTAAGTGTATTAATATCAAATCTTTCACGAGTATATGGATTTATTATCTTTCCTTTATTTCTGAATACTGTAATCAAAGAAACAAGATCAAATCCATATATAAAATTTTTACTATCCATATAAGTAAATAAACGTTCATAAGGTATTTCATTCAAAGGTTCTAATGTATATCCATCCGTTTCATTTACACATTTTGTTATATCTTTGTATGCGGGTCCGCGTATTTTAAATGATAAACGTACTAGAAATCCTCTAAATATTTTTTGAATTTTAATCGCATTATAAAAATTATTAAAATGACTATTAATTCTTTCAATTAATACACCTTTTGTACCTGTTATATGTAGTTTATTTTTTTTTGCAATTGATTTTAATTCAGGTATTTTAAATTTATATAGGTTTATTTTTTTTTGTAAATAATCTTCATATGAATAATATGTCGTTTCACATGTTTCTTTTATTTTATTTTTTTCTTTTAAAGACATTGTATATTTTATAAACAGAATTATTTTATATTATTTATATAATATAACTATTATATTGGTTTCGTCTGTTTATTCTCGGAGAACAAAAAATATGTCATATAATAAGTTATATCATATTATATAATATATAGTAACATATATTATTATATTTTTGTTCTCAAACGATATTCCATGTGATTTTTTTAATATTTTTCAAAAAATTGATTTAAAGATAAGACTATTTAATACTGTATATTACTCAGTTATATATATCAGTAAAATGTCTTCAAAGCCTATTGTTCTTACCGTCAATGATTGGAATACTTCTTCCAATAAGTATATGGCTCCTAAATTAAATAAGTCTGGAGGAAAAGCGATTAATCTAATTAGTAAGCAAACTAATCGTTCTCTTACTATTGCAACTCCTCTAATGATGACTTGGGGTGTTGCAGATTATGTAGATGAAAAGGGTGAGTCAGATGGTAGATTCAGTATTTCTCTCAATTTCCCTATGAACAAAGAATATGAAACACCTGCAACGAATCAATTTCTTCAGAAGTTGAAGGAATTTGAGAATCAGATTTTGGATGATGCAGTCACCAATTCTGAACTATGGTGGGGTGAACCTATGTCTAGGGAATTGGTAAAGCATACATTCTTTCCTTTCCTAAAATATAGTAGAAATAAGGATACAAAGAAAATCGATACTAGTAAGCCTCCATCTATTCGTGCAAAAGTTCCATTTTACGAAGGAAAATGGGGTGTAGAAATTTATGATACTAAATCTACGATGATCTTCCCTTGTGAAAATATGGATCTTTCTCCTGTTGATTTAATTCCTAAGTTGAGTAGTGTAGCATGTGTTATTCAATGTGGTGGTATTTGGATTGGTGGAAAAGGCTGGGGATTAACTTGGAAGCTTGTTCAATGTGTTGTAAAGCCTAGAGTTACAGCTAGTATTGCCGGTAAATGTCAGATTAATTTGACTGAAGAAGATAGAGATGTATTGGAAAATCAAGAGATCAGAGAAGCCGATGACGATAATGATATTGTAGATGAAGTAGATAATAATGTACCTAATGTATCTACAGAGGTAGCAGATAGTGATGATGAAAAAGAGGCGGAACCTGTTCCTGAGGTAAAACCTGCTGTAGTTAAAAAGGTAGTTAAAAAGGCTGAACCAGTTGCAGCTGTTCCAGATGTTGTTCCTGAAACAGTTTCAGAACCAGCTGTAGAAGCACCTAAGAAAAAGATTATTAAGAAGAAGGTTTAAGTTTACAAATATGTAAAATATAAAAATCTGTAAAAAATGTAAAATATTTTTTTATGTAAAAATATTTTATTTTTCATCCTCAATATCATGTAATTTCATTATTATATAAAAAAAAATACTTTCCAAATGATAAATAGGACGATAATTATTATTATAATATTTTAAAAATAAATATGTTTTTTTTAATATTTTAGAAATGTTCTCATTAGATAATTTATTTTTCTTAATGAAATGTGATAATATATATAATAAACATTCACTTACATCTAAATTATAAATCAAAATATCATATATAATATCCCTAAAATTTGTAAATACAATGTTCTCGTAATTTTCAATTTCATTGATTATATTATCACATATTATATTGAAAATATCATTTGGTATTTCATTTTTATTATTTATTAATGAAAATGAGAACAATTCCTTTCCATTTAAAACATCTTTTGGTTCTACATAATTCAATATATCCTTAATTTTACTATTTTTCTTTTCTTTATTATTCGAAGATAACTGCGATATTCTTTGTATAAAATTTCGTGCAGTATTTTGAGAACCTATTTCTTCATTATCTTTTTTATTGTTGTGAATATTATATTCTATACCTTTATTTGTTCCCTCTTTAAAAGATGTAAATCCCATGTTTATATAATGTCCTTTCTCGGGACGTTTTATAGATATTATTTTACAACAATTTAATATATTATTTGGTAAAAAACTTACATGTTCTGATATAATTATAAATCGAATTTGAATAGCTGACTGTGGATGATTATATTGTTGTATATAACTATAAAATATTTCTAATAATTCTGTATGAATATAGTGAAAATTCTTACATAATATAATACCTTTTTTATCGGATTTCACAGAAATTATATCTACTATCTGTAAAAATAATTCATGCCATAGAATCTTTGAATTACAACCCAATAAAGACATATCTACCTCATAATGTATATCACTTATTTTATAAATATATGATTGTTTATCAGTTTGTATCTGTATTTTTTTTTCGTATTTTAATCCACTATTACTATATTTTTTTATAATATTCAATGTCTGAGTATATTTTCCTACACCACATGGTCCATATATTATAAGATTTGTAAAATCAGATATATTTTTAGGTATATTATTATATACGGTTTCCAATTCAGGATGTATATTATAGGTATTCAAAGTATTAATATATTCTTCATAATGTGTTTCGTAGAATTTCATATGTAATCTTGAGAACTATTATTATATTATTTTACCGCATTATACATATATATATTTTTATACATATGTATTTTATAATATATTTTTTTGATATTAACTATTCACTTTGACGCATTATTTCTACCCATTCTTCGTAACCTGGTGCATGTTTTGTTTTATAACTTGATGTAATATATTCACCTTGACGCATTATTTCTACCCATTCTTCGTAACCTGGTGCATGTTCTCTTCCATTTTTAAATATTATATTTTTATTATTATCTACTGTTTTGTTATATATAAAATTATTATTAAATAAGCATAATGATGTATGTTTATTTATTATATGTTTACTATAAGTAAATATAATATTGTAAAAAATACTTTTCATTATATTATACATATGTATTTTATAAATTCAACATCATACGTGAATTTAATATATAATTCAAATTTAAATTCTGGAAAATATTAAATGCTCCATTCATAAATTGTTTCTTTGGTACTGTCTTGGGAATTTCTTCTTCTTCGTGATCAGGAATATACACTCTATTCGCACTTATTTTTGATAATTCTGATGATAAATATATCATATATCCTGATATACCCAATATACTGCATGTTAATATTATTTTAAATATTAAAAATAATTGTTCTATATTGCTTGTAAATTTTGTATTATAAAATGGAACATATATCTCATCTTTATTTAAATACATCTTTTTGAAATAATTTTGTAATTTAAATTCCCAACTATTACTTTCATAAGTTTTACTCATAATTATTTTGTATAATGAAAAAAATAAAAATGATATTAACCATATGAGAACATTATTAGTTATAAATAATGTTTTAAATGCTTCTACATTAGTTCTCGTATCCTTTGTGAATATTATAGGACTTCCTTGTAAAGAAAATTTATGATGTAATTTTACAATTAATATTAAAAACATTACTGTAGATATAAATAAAGAAATTATACCTATAATGATAACTGCTACTACCGGATCATCACTTTTTGGAGAACCATTTACATCAAGTATTAAAAATAAATTTGTTATAATACTTATAGTTACCGATAATCCTATTCCCAATAATTCTAAATTTTTATTATACATTAGAGAACATGCTATTACAAATATAATAAAAAAATTTAAATATTTGAAAAAACTGTCATATGTAGCCATCTTATATTATATCGTGATTTTTTATCTTATATATCTATTCTATATTGTGTGTATTTTTAATCCATTCTTTTAATTCATTTATATCACATACTGCAAATCCCCCTTTAAAACCCGTCATTTTAAAAAATTGAGGTACTTTCATTTTATCCGTTTTATAATATATATATACTCCAAATTTACCCTTACGAATACTAATATTACTACTAACAACTCTTAATATATTTTTATTTGGTGGAGGTGGTGGAAGTCTTGTCCCATTTTCATTGTTCTCTTCTTTCTCAATAAAGGGTATTACATCTTCTAAAGTTATTTCATTTAATGGTTTATTTAATGTTTTAATACTCTCCTTTTGTTCACCCCATTCAATATATGGTCCATATTTTCCATTCTTTAAATATACGTCATTTTCAAGATATTTTCCTAGATTATTATTTTCTATTTCTATTAATTCAGATATGGTGTAATTTCCATTTTTTAATTTTTCTAAATCTATTTTAATATCCTTTTTAACATTTTTATATTCTGTTACACCATCAGCATTTGTTTTCTTGAGAACTGGTCCATATTGCTGAAATACTAAAGAATAAATCTCATCAATTTTATATGTTTGTTTCTCTACCTTTGAAATAACCTTTGATAAATTCTTTATTTCGTTATAACATGTTCTGCATATTTCGTACCACTGTACATCACGAGAACTTATTATATCCAATTCATCCTCCATATTTTTCGTATAATCATACGAGAATAATATATTGAAATTATTAATTAAGAATTCTATCGACAATATTCCTATAGGTTGTATTACTAATTTGTTCTTTTCATTACCAAATACCCTTTCTTTTTCAATAGTTTCGAGAACATTATTATTTAATTTATATTCTCTACATTTTATAAGTTCTCCTTCAATATTAGTTTTACTTACATAACCTCTATCTTGTATCGTCTCTACTAACATAGAAAATGTAGATGGTCTACCTATTCCCAATTCTTCCAATTTTTGAATCAAACTAGCCTCTGTATAATGAGAATGTCTTGATTGTATTGTAACTACTGAATCGATTTGATTATATGAAATAGGAGAACCTTTTTTAATTATGGATTCAAAAAAGAATAGTTCTCCAGAACCTTTATTCTGTAACTCTGTTTTATTTATTTTTTCTTCTACGATTTTATAACCTAGAAAAATAGGGGTTTCTATTGTATATTCATATTGTAAATTATCTGGTGCTGATATTATTGCTTTAGTATTATTATATTTCGCATCCGCCATACACGATTCAATCGTTGTTCTCCAAATAAAATGATATAAACTGTTTACTTTTGGATCTTTATCAGATATATGTGTATTTTCTATATGTGTTACACGTATTGCCTCATGAGGATCCGAGGCATTTTTATTTTCCAATTTTGTTGTATCTCCTTTATATTCTGGTTTCCATGTTCTCAAAATATAATCATTTGCTTTATCTATGAATTCTTTGGAATATTTTATACTATCTGTTCTCATATATGTAATATGACCTTCTTGATATAATTGTTGACAGATATTCATAGTATGTTTTGGAGATAGATTGAATAAATTACTTGCTAATTGTAATAAACGTGACGTATTTAATGGTTTTGGTGCATGTTTTATAGATTCTTTTGGAGAACATAATGAAAGAATATTTGGAAATTTTTTTGATTTATTTAAAAAATCGACTACCTGTTCTTCTGTTTCAAAATCACGATTCAATGAAAATATTATATTTTTTGTGAAAAAATTACCCGATGTTTTATACTTTATATCTTTTTTTATATGTTCTCTTTCTTTTTCATTATCATATATTAAACGTAATGCGGGTGTTTGACATCTTCCCGCGGATAATGAATTATCCTTACTACTATATATATATTTCCAAAGAAACGGTGATACCTTAAATCCCACAATCATATCGAGAACTTGTCGTGCCTGTTGTGCTTCTACTAATTTCATATTTATTTTTTGGGGATTTTGTATTGCATTTATTATTGCTGTTTTTGTAATTTCATGAAAAATAAGACGATGTGTTCTATCAATAGGAAGATTGAATATTTCACATATATGCCATGCAATTGCTTCTCCTTCTCTATCATCATCCGATGCAAGATATATATTTTTTTTATCAAACTTTGATATTACACTTTTCATATTTTTTATATGGTTCTCCTTTTCTTTTATAATGGAAAAGGATATATCAAAATTCCCCTTTGTATCTATTGAACGTAATCCTTCTATTTCACGAAGATGTCCCTTTGATGCAATACAACAATATTGAGAACCTAGAAAACCCTCTATTTTTTTACATTTTGAAGGGGATTCTACGATTATTAAATAGATTGCATTTGTATTGATTGTTTCCAATGAATTTTGTGTTTTTTTATTTACAAAATTTTTCTTATAATATTTCGGAGGCATCTTGAGAACTTGTATAATATAATATTGAAATCATTTTATATTATATTATATGAATTCTAAATAATCCATATCTATATTTTTATTTAATATTGATACTAAAAATTTAACATTACTATATCTCATATAAACTTTATCACAAAGACTTAGACAATAAACATCATTTAATATATCAGAACCTAATTTATAACCTATGAATTCATCTTCAATTAATTCACAAAAATCATTTTCTGTATTTATTCTATTTATAAAACTCAAATAAACAAAATGATTAAATACACTACTAGAAATATTTAGATACACATTTGTATCTGTTGCAATAAATAAATTATATTCTTTATAAGTATCATCTAATTTTTTTTTTAATTTAAATAATGTTTCTTGTAAATTAAAATATGGAACATTACGACAATCTGGGTGTATTATCAATTGTGCACGACTACGTAAATGAATACCTATTAGTGGTTTTTTATCATTATTTTTAAGATTTAATATATATGAAAGAGCATCACTATTACTATAATTAAAATAATTATTATATGTAAAATATTCATTAAAAATATTAAATCGTGATTTATTAAAAGAATCTTTCATAGGTGGTATTATATTAGTATAATTTTCAAATGAAGATGTATTCGCAAAAAATATTTTTTTATTTGTAATATCTATTTCTTCATTATATTTGAAATATAAAAAAAAAGAATTATTATATTCTTTTTGATGATATTTGAATTCCTTTCCATTCTTTGAGAAATGTGGTAAACATATTATATTACTATTGATAAGTTTCATATATGAAAAATTTGATATAAATGATAACAATACTGATCCAAATCCTGCATCTCTATTTATAAGATATATGAGAACATTATCATCTGTTTTAATATTTGGGTTTTCTTCTAATAAATGAAATATATCCGAATATACAAAATATTTATTTGTATCTAAAGCAAAGTTCTCATAATCTTTTAATTCTATTTTGGAAAGTATTTCATTCATTATATGTATAATATATATTTTGTATATTATACATTTACGCATTTGTATATCTAAAATAACATATGACATTTTATATTGCATCCATTGAACCACCATACTAATTCCGAAAATGTACTTATTCTGTTTCCAATAAAATGATCACATTTGGATAATGTTAACATTTTAATAAATGCATGCTGTAATTCATTGATGTTCTCTGATTTTCTTAAAACTTTTATTGTTTTATATTTGAATTCCTTTAAAAAGTCCATATATTCTTCTTCATAATCATGATTATCAAATGAAATAAATATTTTTTCTATATCTGGATAGTTCTCAATAACTTCCCTTATTTTATTTTTATAAGTTTCTGAATCATATTTTCTATTTATATCCCTTTCATGAAAACATTTCCATGTTCTTACTGATATACCAAGTGTTTTTCCATATGTAAGTACTGGTTCATCTAAATTCTTGTATACTTCATCCATTATTTCTGGGAGAAATTTTATTTTTCTAATTGTACCTATAATTCTATCCTTCACACGTTTTGCAATCTTATCTATATCATAGTTATAATCTATTAAACGTGTAAAAGAATATAAATAATTATAATCCAAATTTCCACATCCATTTACTTCATAGTTCTCTTCACTGAATATATGTTGTTGTACATCATCTTCTTCTGGTAATACTAATAATCGAGATGTATACATATATTCTACCCGACAATCTGTATTAGTATCAAATATATGCTGTTTATCGAGTACGGTATCATATACCCCTAGTGCATATTCAGGATTACAATCGATTTTACTATTTGGATTTACACTGAATGCGGTTATATAACTTTTCATAACATTACCTATTCCATCACATAGTGGTTTTTTAATAACAAATTGAATATTTGGATCTTCTATCATAATATTATATTTTTATTATCCTATATTTTTTATGTGATTTTTATGAAAAATTGAATAATCATACAATAATATATGTTATATATCTCTATTCATACAAAGAATGAAACGTTATCAGATATTAATTGATGATCGGAGTTATTCAAAGTGGGAAATATTAGATGATACAATATCAAAACCAATTGATATTGCATTGCCTGAAAACAGTTTTTTGTTAGAAATAAATCCTATAAAAGAAAAGATGTTTTCAAGAGATGTATTTACAATTAAAGAAGATAATAGTATTCATATTATTCATTCATCAATTAATAGTACTTTTGAAATTCCTGGTGTGTTATTACTTGAAGATGGAAAAACATTTGGTAGAACAGAAAATAAAAAACGTCTCTTATATAAATGTATTCCTGATGATAGACGTCTACCAGTATTTTTGATACCATATGAAATACAAATGGGGTTCTCAAAAGTAAATAAAAATAAATACGTTATATTTAAATTTGATCGTTGGAAAGATAAACATCCACAAGGTTTATTAGTTCAAACATTGGGAAATACAGATAATTTGGAAATTTTCTATGAATATCAATTATATTGTCGAAGTATTCATATTTCTATTAGTAAATTTATTCAGAAAACGAGAGAGGCGATTGAAAAAAGACCTAATGAAGAACATATATCTCAAATATTTAAAAATCCATCATTCAAAATTGAAGATCGTCGAAATACACACAATATATTTACTATTGATCCTCATGGAAGTACGGACTTTGATGATGGTTTTAGTATATATAGAACAAAAGATGATAAAAAATGGTGTGTCTCTGTTTATATTGCAAATGTATATTTTTGGTTAGAAACTTTTAATTTATGGAAATCTTTTAGTAAACGTGTTGCTACTATTTATTTGCCCGATAGAAGAAGACCTATGTTACCTACTATTTTATCCGAGTCACTTTGTAGTCTTCAAAAAAATCAAGATCGTTTTGCATTTGTTATGGATCTTATTGTATCCGATGATGGTATTATTGAAGAAGATAATATAAAATTTTCAAATGTTCTCATTAATGTAGAGAACAATTATATTTATGAAGATTCGTATATGATAAAACATGATATCCATTATAAAAATATATTGGAATTGACAAAAAAAATGGATAAAAACACGGAAGATAGTCATGATATAGTAGCCTATTGGATGATTATGATGAATACTATATGTGGTAATTTCATGACAAAAAATAAATTTGGTATTTTTCGTTCTTCTATGTATGTAAATAAAAATAAAAATGAAGATGTTAGACCGGATTTAAAAGAAGAAACAAAAAGAATTATTCGTATGTGGAATAATGCATCGGGACAATATATTTTATTTGATGAAGAATATAATTATGAACATGAAGTGATGAATATTAAATCATATATTCATATTACTAGTCCTATTCGTAGATTGATTGATTTATTAAATCAAATAATGATGTTTTATAATTTAGGATTGGTTAATGAAATTAGCATAGAAGCTGATGAATTTGTTATTCAATGGCTCGATAAATTGGATTATATTAATGCATCAATGCGTTCTATTCGAAAAGTACAAACGGATTGTGAATTAGTTCATAGATGTTTCACAGATCCAGATATAATGAAAGTAGAACATGAAGGTGTTATATTTGATAAAATACAAAAATCTGATGATGCATTCTCTTATATGGTTTATTTAGAAGATATACGATTATTATCAAGAATAACATGTAGAGTAGATTTACCCGTTTATTCAACAAATAAATTTAAATTATATTTATTTGATGATGAAGATAAAATTAAAAATAAAATACGATTACAATTATTGGTATAGTGTGTATTATTTATAATATATTATCTACCTGAAAAATCTTCGTCTTCATTTCTTTCTAAGAAATAATTGTATATTTCATTTAATAATTCTTGAGAACATTTTTCTGTTGGAATTAATAGTCCATTTTTGTCTTTTGTAATAAAAGTATCTGGTTCATAGCCGTGTTTCAATAATATATGCCATCTTTCTGTGTATTTTCTATTTTTCTTGGATCCATGGTAATAATGTCTTATAACTCCCGGAATGTATCCAAAACGTAATGTGGATATATTTTTTTGAAACTCTAAAATACTATTTTTGTAATTTTCACTGGTATTTTCATTTACTGCTTTTAATCCATTACGAATTAACGATAAAGCCATTATATTGTCCCCAGAACCTAATATACCTAATTCATATAATCCTCCTATTTTTTCATATGCTTTACGTGTACATGCCCATGCAAAACCGGGATGCCAGTAATCCGGTCCATTGGAAATGTATTTATGTTTTTTTGAATATTGAAAACCACCACTACTGAAAACCCTCATTGTATATCCATCTTTATTCATATCTAAAGCATGACTAAATATTTGAACTATATCATTATAACCATTCAATATTTTTAATGTATCTATTGCCCATGTTGGACTTTCAAATTCAATATCCGCATCTATCCATGCTACTGCTTTCCAGTCGGATGGTAATAATTTTTTAATACCTATATTGATCATATTTTCTTTATGCCAAAGAGGGGTTTTTGATTTTAATTGTAAATGACGTTTGTTATTTTTATCTGTAATTATGAATTTTTGATTATCATATACAAGCTCAACAATATATAGATTGATATTAGGTTCATCCATTTCCATTCTTCTTATGAATTCTCTTGCTAATACATAACGAATTGCATATAAACATGGGTTTGATATAACCATTATCACGTTTAATTTCTCTTCAATAGGTTCATTATTTAAAATAGCATATTTTATGTAATTTGTTTCATAATAAATATTATCAATTTCTATATTATTGATCACTGTCATATATTGTCACTTAATATATTTATATAAATAATGTAATTTAAAAAAATAACAATATTATATATTACTAAATGTTTTATAGATATTTCATTATTTATTTTAATTATTTGCAATTATTATGTAAAAATAAATTAATAGTTAATAATAATAAAAATTATAACAATATTACATTAGATAAATCAAGATATTATTCACTACAGCAACATTTTATTCCGTTTTTACTTTTAGAATAAAATTTATATGAAAAAATATTATTTACAAACTTTTTATTCGGGTTATTAGAGAGTAGTAAAATAAGTAAGATGATGTAAAATAAGTAAGATGATGTAAGATGATGTAAAATAAGTAAGATGATGTAAGATGAAGTAAGATGAAGTAAGATGATGTAAGATGAAGTAAG